AGCTGAATGAAGCCATTTTTGGTAAGGTTGAGCTGGATGACAATGCAGAGTTCTAAGCGGGAGGCGCCTATAAGGGCGCCTTTCTCTTTGTCGCGCCGCTCTATTTGTCAATGGGCATCTTGCATGATTTTCTTGGTTGATTTTTGTGTAATATGCCCATTGTTTTTATCCTGAAATTATGATATACTTGCTTTAGCAAAGGAGAGATAAAGATGACTCAATACATTTACATGATGGTCGGCGCGGCAGGCGCAGGTAAATCCACTTTTATCAAGAACTTTTTCCCCAACGCTTGTGTGGTATCTCGTGATGCCGCACGTTTTGAAGTAATGGATAAACATGGCACTGAAGATTATTTCAAATATGAAAAGGAAGCCTTTGCACTATTTATTTCTCGCATTGAAAAGGCTATTCAAGATAATAATAAAAATATTGTGATTGATGCTACTCATCTTACCCCTAAAGTGCGCAAGAGAGTGCTAGATCACATCAAGTCAAAAGATAACAAGTTAATAATTGACGCTATTGTTATTCATCCCACGCTTGAGCAGCATATTAAGCAAAATGCGAATCGTACTGGCAGAGCATTCGTTCCTGTTGATGCTATTGTAAAACAATACAATTCTTACATTAAACCTACTTGTGAAGAAGGCTTTAACCATATCTGGTGAGGTGGTAAAAATGTTGAAGAAAAATAAGGAAAAGAAGATCCGAAAAGAAAGGCGGTTGTTCATTGGCAGACCCGCACGGTTTGAAAAAAAGACCGCCTACAACCGAAAAAAGTTACCTAAACCCATTGACACCGACCGCTGAAAGTGGTATAATGAATACAATGAAAGAGAGGTTATGACAAATGTACACTTGGGAAGATTTTCTGAACGAATATTGTGGCTGTTCCTGTGATGAGATGGGCAACAGACCTTGTGATAATGGGGCTTGTTGCGACCGTTGCATGACCGATGAAGCTAAGGCGGCATTTATCCTGCTCGCCGCAGAAAAGAATTAAAAAGGAGATTGATTAAAAATGGAAACTGTTATCATGCACGCATACGACATCATGTACTATAACGAGCGGGCTGACCTGCTGATGGAAACTTTCTATGGTAAGGATGCCATTGATGCCATGGCAAAGTTCAAGCAGAATCATCCAACATTTGAAATTTGGGACTGCCATTCCGCAGAGTGAGAAAGGGGCTGTTGGTTATGAAGGAACGCTTTAGTGCAGTAAAAGCTATGAACCTGTTGGTTCTGGCTTTGAATAATGAGAATGCACAGATTCGCTGGTCTACGGTTGTACCTGATGAAGCAACAGATGAAGACCTGTTGATAATCTCGCAGGATGATGACCTGATGAATGAAGTCACGGAAGATTTCATTCGTATCATGTCCGTCTATGGCTGGGAAGGATTTTGCCTTGGTAATGGGCTGTTCCCTGCTGAGTTTAATGAACCGCCTGTCCATTATTAATCAAAAGAAGAGTGAATAAAAGGGTCGCCCAGCCAGCCAGAGTTGAGCGGCCCGCCTTCTATCAATCCGGGCCGCTATTCGCATAGCACCTTCTATTATATCATTTTTGTTACCGCCTGTCAATAGGTAAAATGAACAAATTTACTCCTGAAACCTTGTGCAGTTTGCTAATAGACAATAGCTGAATAATCTGCTATAATATAGACACTGAGAGGGCGATAAGCCAAAAGGAGAGATAACATGAAGAAGTATGATAACCGTGAGGAGATGAAGCGGATTCTGCTCGCTGGCAACCTCAACTCTAATAATGACGATTCTTGGAAAGTCAGGCTCATTCTGGATGGCGCCACGCCTGACTTTGCTTTCCATGGCTACAAAATCCACTCTGGCGCTTCTAAGCTGTGCCTGTGCAATGAGGGCGGTGAATATGTCTGCAAGTGGGTGACCGATGACCGCTACAATGAAGCAGTTCAGGAAGCAAAGGTCTATGCAAAGGCGGTTGAAGCTGGTCTTGAGAAATTCTTTCCTCATACTGAAATCGCCTTTGAAACAAATGGTATCACGTTTGTTTTTCAGGAAAAAGTTCAGTATTCTGTAAGCCGTCTGCCTTTCCAGCTTGAACACAAATACAGCCAGCAATGCAAGACTTCTCTTGATTCTGGAAAACGTATCTGGAAAAAGATGGAAAGAGAGTTCAAGCGGGCTGGTGATAAAGATTATTGCCGTGACCTTGACCAGCTGTGGGCCTGTATGGCTTTGACTCTCTACGGTAAAAAGCTCTGCCGGAAATTGTGTGCTTTTATTGTTGAAAATGCAATCAATGATTTGCATACTAGCAATATTGGATACAACCATAATAAGCCTATTATTCTGGACTTCTCTGGTTATGACCGAAAATATTAAAAAAATGCTTGACAAACACCGTCAAGTATGATATAATACATAGTGTCAGGGGGCGATAAAGATTAAGACACGTTCACCGCCGAAGTACCTCTAAAAATTTTGAAATGAGATTATAGAGGTACAAAAATGATTCCAATTAGACTTCATTTCTATTGACACGCAAGTTAATTCTTGTATTTAATAACCTTTAGACCAGTTCTGTTTAATTAGTATTTCGCTCTGGGGTTATTATCTTATAAAAGTAGGAAAAGTAATAAGTTTCTTTGGCGATTTCTTCTCTCGGCCCTAGAAAGAAATCTGTCCCGTCTGTCGTGACTTCTTTGCGTATGATTTCTTCCCACGCCTTAATAGGTTATAAGTTTACGGAAAAAAGGAAGTAAAGAATACACACTTTATAAATTCTTTGGCATTTTCTTTCTACGAAGTGTTAAAAGAAAGGCAAAAAGCAAAAGCTAGAGGTTGAAGAAAGGAACCACTTCAATTACTCTACACGCTACAAACCATACTAGCAAAATGAGGGATATTATGCACTGGACTTAACATTTTTTAGCTTCTCACTGGCGAATCAATAGAGAAAGGATGGCATAAATATGCACTGGAAGTAGCTATTATACATTATTTTTGAATATAGTTTAATTCATCTGCGGGGAACAAAAGCCCCGCAGATTTTTTGTGCAATTTTTCACTTGACTTTTTGGCGCGCCGTGCTTGATTGCGCGGCCACGCTTTGCCTGTCAATATACATCCTGCACAAATTTTCAATGATTTTGTTGTGCAAATCGCCTATTGATATTTTCCTAAAAATATAGTATAATAATAATATCAAAAGGAGCTGATAAAATGGATAGAATGAAGCGTGAGACCATCAAAGGTTATACGGCTCAAGACCTTAATGCAAAATGTGTTCACATCCGAAACCGCCAAAAGCTGGAAGCAAAAATTAAGCGGTCAGCTCGAAGAAAAATGAAAAAAGAACTTGACAAAGAGGTAGAGCCTATGGTATAATTAAAGTACATTAAGAATGTATTTACATTAAAAAAAGGAGAATTTTTATTATGTTTACTATTGGAAATTACATATTTCTCGGTTTGCTTATTGCCACTCTGCTTGCTATTTCAATTATGATTGGCATTTGCACTGATTCTGTTGCGCTTGGCGTTAGTTCAAGCATTATTAGCATTGCTATCTTTATCGGTGCTATTTTCGGTATCAACTGGTATAATACATCTACTGCATCTGGTATCCGCGCCTATAAAGATTATCAATCTAATATAGATAATGGTATCGAGCGAGAAATTACTATTACCGCAGAAGATGGGCGAGAAATTTTCCACTATAAGGGAAAAGTTGATGTTGAGTCCGACCATACCGATAATTACATTAAATTTGAATCTGAAGAAGGCAAGCGGTATATGATTTATTATGGTATCACCGATACCATTATCATCAAAGAAAGCTAAATTTTCTCTTGACAATGCTTGCAAAGTATGATATAATAAGTACATCGAAAGGGGATATGAGCTATGATGTTTAATTATATTGCAAATTTTTACGTTAGCGAGCATGAGATTGAGGAGATGCTTAGCTATTGCAAGCAGGGCTATTCTTATGAGCAATCTATCCGTATGGTCGCTAACAGCTGGGAAGATGATTGTTACGATAATTTGGACAGCATCTTGTCTCAGTTGGTGCTAGAGTTGGCTGACCGTCTGGAAGCTGAAAGGAGTTGATGTAAATGATTAAGTTTTTGTTATTGGGCGGTATTGCAGGTTGGATGATGGGATGGTATGAGAATCATGGCATTGATTGTCTTTTGCTCATACTGGCTATGATTGAAATTGGTTTGTTCTTTAACTGTGTTGGTTTGATTTGAAAGGAGAAAAATTATGTCTGCTATGGTTATTCTGCCCTCTTCTATTCATCATCCAAAGATTTCTACTCTGGGGATTGGTTCTCATTTCATGTGTGAATGTTGCCCTGGTGAAGGTCGTGGTTATATGGCAGTTTATCAGATTATCGATTATGACTCAGACACTTCTGCGCGTACTAATAAAGTACCTGCTGTAAACTGTTCTACTGGCTTTGTTCATCTGTTTTCCCCTGATGCTAAAGTTATTCCTGCAAAGATGGTGCTTGCTCCGCAGGACATGGTAAAGATTGATAATAAAGACGTTCTTTTTGCTCAGTAATATTTAACTTATCTAAGTTATAGATTTGAAAGGAGAAAAAATTTATGATTGCTCGTATTATTATGCCCGACAATGGTATTCGCCCCGCAATTAACTCTCTTGAGACTGGCACTCATTTTATGTGCCATCGAACCTCTAATGATGCACGAGATAAAATTGGCATCTATCAGGTGGTAAGCAATGACCCTGGAATTTTTGGTTATCGTAATGGTAAGATTCCCGCAATCAATTGCGCTACTGGTTTCATTCGTATGTTTAGCCCTAATACTGAAGTTGAGCCTGTTGACATGGTGCTTGCACCTGCAAAATATTTCCCTACTAAGTAACATTTAACCTACCTATGTAATTAAAACCTACATAGGTAGGTTATTTTCGCGGCGCGTTCACTATCAGGTGGCGCCGCTTTAGGTGATTTGCACAATTTTAATAGATTTTTCAGCGAAACGTTGTGAACTTTGTTGGAGAGAAAATTCCCATTTTCCTTGACAATCCTGCTTGAATTTGATATACTATAATCACAGAGAGAAAGAGAGGAAAATAAAATGAAAAACGCTTCCTGGATGTTTAAGTTCGTTGTTTGCCTGTTGGGGATGCTGATTAGCGGCATGATTATTTTATTTGTTCTCCTTAATGCTTTCCATGGTTGGGGCATGAATTGGTGGTATCTATTCGCTTTTGTCTGTTTGTTCTATTTGTGCAGTGTAGAATTTGACAAACTTTTTTAAGAAAAGGCTTGACAATCTGCACCACCTATGATATAATATAATCACAGAGAGAGATATAAAACAAAAGAAAGAGGTAAAGATTATGACTATTTACTTTGACATGGACGGCACTCTGGCTAACTTCTACGGCGTGAAGGGTTGGCTGAACGATTTGCAGAACTTCCGCACTCGCCCTTATGAACTGGCTGAACCCCTGTTCGATGCCCTCAAGATGTTCACTCTGATTCAGGCGCTCAAGAGCAAGGGCTATCACATCGGCGTGATTAGCTGGTGTTCTAAGTCTGGCACTCCTGCCTTTGATGCGCAGGTTGAAGCGGTTAAGCGTGAATGGCTGGCGAAATACTTCCCCTATGCTGAGGAAATCCACGTTGTAAAGTATGGCACTCCTAAGCAGGAAGTTGCCACCGCCGAAACCGCCATTCTGGTGGATGACGAGGACAAAAACCTTGATGCGTGGAATCTGGGTGACGCAATCAACGCAATGGATATGATGGAAGAGCTGTGGGGGCTGGTTTAAGCCCCTCTTGATAGAAAGGCGGTTAAGGTTATGGAATATTGTGTGAATCTGCTGGTGTCTGTCCCTGTTGAAGCGGTTGAGGATTCAATCATTGAAGAGCTAATTTATCAGGCGGAAAAGATGCTGGGTAAAGAGGTGGAACGGCTCGCCACCGCAAGCATTTACAAAGAGGGCAAAGTAAAACCCATTTATGAGGGGTGAGAGGTGCAACCAATCAAATAAAAAATTTTCAGTGCGAGGGCAAAAGCCCTTGCATTTTTGCGTCCCCTGCGCAATTGCTTGGCTCCGCTTATTCCATTATACCACCCCGCACGCATTTTGTCAAGAGCTTTTTCCAAAATTTTTTCAAGATTATTTTTCCCAAAAGGCTTGCAATCTTAGCCCTAAAGGTGTATACTATAATCACCGAGAGGAACTAAACAAAAGAAAGAGGTACTAAATATGAAAGTTTATATGTGCAATGAAGATTATCGTGTGGTTTCTATCGACAAGGCCAAGGATATTATCCATGAAATTGAGACTGATCCTCACGAAATTGAATACGCTTGCTTTAAGGAAGATTTTATTCGTTTGGTCGCGGATTTCATGTCTACTGAATCCGATAAGGAAAGTAAGCTGGCAGAAATGTACCAGTACATCCACGACTATGCGGTTAATACCTTTAACAAAGCATGGACTGAGGTTGAAGTCGAGGAATAAAATTCCTCTTGACAACAGCCACTAAAAGTGATATAATAAGAGTGTCGAGAGGAGCTATGAAATATGAAACTAACTATTGGTTATACCGCCTACCATAAAGTTGAAATGGAAGCACCACCTGAAATCGAGGAAGCTTATCACAAGTATCAAAAGATGTGGGCAGACTATGAAGCAGACCCACTGAATGCGCCTTATCCTTGTGATTATGCTGAGGAAGATAAAATCAGAAGATGGGCAGAAAAAATTGCTTTTAAGCAGGCTGGCTACGATAGCCTTGATAATGTCAGCAACCCCGAAACAAATGAAATTATTTACTGTAATTAAAGAAAGGCTGGATAAATATGCGTATCAATATTTATATTAAGAACACTGACTGCGGCACCGAGCCGAGAGTTTGCACTGAAAAAGATAAACTTAAAGTTATTTTGCAGATGGCACAGAAATTCAGAAAGGACGCAACCTGGATAAACAATACTCTTTTTTCTCATTATCGCTACAATGAACTGTATGAGAAGATGCTGACTGAAAAAGGCAGGGGAGAAGTAGAATATTTCTTGCAGTGTTCTGCAAGGGATTATGCAGAAGAATCTTTTGAAGAGAATTATTTCGCCACTACTCTGGATGTTTAATAAAAAAGGAGAGATAAAAATGACTGTTTGGGTGCATGTTGTTGATGGTGAACCTACTGAAGTTCGTATGGGTAAGGGCGTAGAAGATGAACTTCTGAATGACCATGCTGAAGAACTGCTGAAAGATAAAGATTGGGTCGCAGATGCTGTAAACGAGCTTTTCTCCTGTTGTGATTTGTATGAAAGGATGAAAACCGAAGAAGGCAGAAAGGCAGTTGAAGATATTATTCGAGAACAGGCCAAGAGCGAAGCTGATGACTGGCTGAATGATTTGGACTATCGTAATGGGCATGAATGGTTTGAAGTAGAAGTCACCGAATAAACAAATAGTATAATTAGCTAGGGTGCAGATGGAGCCCTAGCTTTTTTCGTGCCGCCTCTGGTCAATGCGGCACGTTTTACTATTATACCACAGCTCACAGGTTTTGTCAATAGCAAATTTGCACAAATAAAAGTCCGCCCACATCCTAAAACTTGGTATTGACAATAGGCTAAAGATATGATATACTATATCCAGTGAGAGGTGATACAAAATGAAAATTAAACAATGGTTGACTTTCCTGCACTGTGCGGTTTCCCCTGCCTATCGGCGCAAATGGATTCAGCAATACAATGAGCAATACAATGAACGGCATAAAGGTAGCGCACCGCAGGGCGAATACCGCATTGGTAAGAACTGGAAGGAGCATTAAAATGACTTTTAATGGCAAAGAACTGTCCGACATGACCGCAAAAGAGATTAGCCACGTTCTTGTGGCAGATACTGACAAACTGACCCCTGAACAGCGTTCATGGTTCAAGTATCTGTGGGATGCTCGCAAGGAATGGGAATGGATGCAAACTGATGAATACAAGCATCGCAATGATTTTCTGGTAGGGTTGGCAATTTTTGGTTTGGGTCTGTTTTTGGGAATTTTCCTTTTTGCCTAAAAATAAGGCTTGACAAAAGCTAAAGTCTATGGTATAATATAAGAGCAGTCAGGAAAAGAAGTTAAGCCTGAATTGCAGAAAGAGGATTGATAACATGAACAACATTGATTTTCGCCGTCACTACATTCTGATGATTGACACTGAAACCGCCAACGGCTTGAATGACCCCCTGCTGTATGACCTTGGCTGTGCAGTTGTTGACACTCATGGCAATGTGTATGAAACCGCCAGCTTTGTAAATAAGGACATTTTCAAAGGCTGTGCGGATTTGATGCAGTCCGCATATTACGCAAACAAGATTCCTCAGTATTGGGAACAGATTTGGGCGGGTGAACGCCAGATGGCTACTCTTTTCCAGATTCGGCAGGCGGTTTGGGCACTGATGAAAAAGTATCGTATCACCGATGTTTGTGCCCACAATGCACGGTTTGATTATCGTTCTACCCATGTGACTTTACGCTATGAAACTTCCTCGAAGCAGCGTTACTTTTTCCCCTACGGCACTCATTTCATGGATACCATGAAAATGGCACAATCTACCATTTGCAAGCAACCTACTTATATTAAGTGGTGCAAAAAGAATGGCTATGTATGTGCTAACGGACAGGTGAGAAAGACCGCAGAAATTTTGTACCGTTATATTAGCGGTGAAGCGGATTTCACTGAAAAGCATACTGGACTAGAGGACGTTCTGATTGAAACTCAGATTCTCGCCCACTGTTACCGCCAGCATAAGAAGATGAACAAATATCTGTGGTAACTGTTGACAAATAAAAAAAATTATGATATAATAATAATGTAATAAGAGAGGATTGTGGTAGAGGGTTAGCGCACCCTCTGCCTTTCTTTGGGAGAGTAGTTCAAATAGTAGAACAAGCTAGTCATGTAGGTGCGAAACCTGCCTTTCCCGCTACAATTCCCTATTACCTCTCTGTTCACGGTTTCCTTTCAGCCTGATGCCCTTATCACTTCGGTGGTAAGGGCATTTTGGCGCTCCGCCCTCAATCGGGCTCCGCCGTTATTCTATTATACCACCGCCCGCAAGTTTTGTCAAGAGCAAAACCGCACAAATATTCACTAGCATTTATCCCAAAAGTTCGTCATTTTGCCACTTCCATTTTGCTCTTGTTTCTGGTATAATACATAGTGTCAGGAGGGGTTAAGAGTCCAGCGAGGACAACAGCCCCCGCAAAAAAGATTCAAAAAACCTCTTGACAAACTGCACAAAATGTGATATAATATAGATACAGAGTAAGGGAAGTCAAGGCAAGCAAACAGAAAATTCTTTCAAAAGAAAGAAAAAAGTGCTTGACAAAACAACAACTCTGTGGTATAATTAAATCACAAAGAACATCAACCAAACAAAAGAAAGAGGTAACATCTATGACTACTACTAACACTGTGTCCGCATCCACCAAGAAGCTCACCAAGCGTGACTACTTCAACATGATTAAGGCGGTTCTGCCTGAGGATGCCGAGGGCTACGCCAGCATGACCGCATTCATCGACCATGAAATCGAACTGCTGGATGCAAAGCGTGGTTCTCTCAAGAAGCCCACTGCCAAGCAGGAAGCCAACAAGAAGCTGATGGATGCTGTGCTGGTGGTGATGGGCCGTCTTGACCGCCCTGCTACCATCACTGAGATTCTGACCGAGGGCAAGGACGAGCTGGCAGAGATTACCAGCAACCAGAAGATGAACGCTATGCTCATCAAACTGCGTGAAGCAGGTCTGGTGAAGTCTACCCACGTCAAAAAGGTTGCCTACTTTGAGTTGGGCAATGAGCATGAGGACGGTGAAGAAATCACCGAGGACTAAACCCTAATCGCAATCCCCTTTGGCACTCTGCTGAAAAGCACCCTGCTTTTTTGTTTACTTTGCCTATTGACGTCGCAGGCCGACAGTGCGCGCGACGTTTTTTCTGTCAATAAGTATCTTGCACAATTTTTCCGCGGATTTGCCGCAAAAATTTGCTATTGACATTTTCCCAAAAATAGTGTATAATAATTACAGAAACAGAGAGGAGAATGGCTATGGGTACTGTGGTTGTTAAGATTTGGTATGTTGATGGGGATAAACTGGAATGTTTCCGCTTTCTGGTTGATGGTTCTGAGTATAAGACTGAAGAAGAAATTCGTGAAATGGCTCGTAATTTCTGGCATGACTACAAGTTTGATATCAAGAATTCCATTTATAAAATTCAGGTTCTGGACTATTGATATATGAGCATTTCTAAAAAGGAGAAATAAAAAATGAAAGTTTATGTTGAACGTACTGATTTTAATGACAGCCCGAAAGTTTATGCAGAGAGTGCAAAACCTGCACTTCTTAAGAGCATGATTGAAGATTTCATGGACGGAGAAGAGCTGGATGATATCATTGAACAAACTTGGTATGACGAGCTTGGTCATTTCTACAAATTAATGCTTACCGATGAGGGCAGAGCAAAAGTCAAAAAGATTATTGATGATTGTTTAATGGAGAAGGCTATTGACCGTCTTGAAAAGGATTATGATTTAGCTGAGATTCAAGAGTAAACAATAAGTATTGACAATAGCCTAAGAATCTGGTATAATAAGAGTGTTGAAAGGAGCGGTTTAGTTATGGATTTCTCTAAGGTTACTGATTATGAGCTGGTTAAGGAACTGGCACGGCGGGTGGATGAATATTCGCTTAATGGCAGATTTAACGTCTGTCCGCATGAACATGAAGATGATGGCAAGAAGCAAATCACGTTCTACGTGGATGATGGTGAAGATTATGCTTGTGATGTTGAGTTTTCTTTTGATGAAGCTGGCAATCTGGAAAACTGTCTCAATGACCGCAATACCAACGTTGAGGAACAAATTGAACAGTTTATGCAGGACAATGAAGGCGAGTATTGCCTGTTAGAATTGGCGCATCGTGCACTTGAAGCCTACGGTATTTATTAAGGGGGTATTTGTATGAAAATCGTTGAATATGAAACTATCACTCGTAGTTTTACTTTTCTTAAGTTGGGTGATCTTTTTCGAGAAAGTCTTGGTGGAGCTATTTATCTGAAAATTCTCCCTGTTACTGATAAGCATGGCGGTAATTGGAATTGTGTCAATCTGGCAACGAATCAGCTTGGCTTCACTTTTGAAGACACAGATGTTTTTCCTGTCAATGGTGCTTTTGTAGAAAATTACAAAGGATAAATAAGGAGATATTCACATGAAAGTTATCAATGAAATCGAAAAAGCTACTTTTATCTTTTCTGATTTGACAGAGGGATGTCTTTATCGAGAAAATAAAGATGGGCCTGTCTTTATGAAGGTTTCTCTTATTAAAGATCGAGTTGGAGCAACATGGAATGCTATCAATGTTGAAGATGGTAGCCATGATTGTACTTCTGAAAATGAAGCAATCTTCCCTGTTAATGGCGTTTTTGTAGAAAATTATAATGAGAAGGGCTAACTGCCCTTCTTTTTTTATTGCCAACTTTTGGGCGCCCCGCCCTGCCCTCTATCATGTCGGGGCGAAAATTCTATTATACCACACCTTTCAGATTTTGTCAATAGAAAATGTGCACAAAATTTCTATGGTTTAATTCTCAAAATTATCTATTGATTTTTTTGAAAATGTATGATATAATATATATACAGAAAGGGAAAATAAGACAAAAGGAAATATCTTGATTGATAAAAATTCCTCTTGACAAAATCCACTTTCTATGGTATAATGATTACAACAGGTAAGGAAGTTCGCAAGTGAGCGAAACAAAAAGATTGCGAATCTAAAAAAAGCACTTGACAAACTTCCAAACCTGTGGTATAATAAAGATGTTCCAAAAGGAACATCGAAAAATCACATCAAACAAAAGAAAGAGGTTGTATCTATGGTTACTACTAAGATGACTAAGGTTCAGGTTCTCAACGCTATCCGCAATCGCATCGAGGTCTTTGATGGTTCGTTCATCGAGGACATGACCAACGATGAACTGCTGGCGTGGATTGACCATGAGGTTGGTCTGCTGTCGAAGAAGGCTGGCGGTTCTGCTAAGCCCACCAAGTCCCAAATTGCGGGCGATGCTGATTCGCAGGTGATTCTGGAAGTCATGGAAGCCGCTGACCGCCCCATGACTGTCGGTGAGATTTGTCAGGCTTGCGCTGGTCGTCTGGCTGGTGCGGTTTCCTCTCAGCGTGTCACCTCTCTGCTGACTAAGATGAAGGGCACTCGTGTCCATCAGTGGAAGGAGAAGAAGGTTTCTCTGTACGAGGTGATGAAGGGCAACGCCGAGGATGACGGCGAGACTGAGGAGTGATTCACCCCTCGCAAGTGAACTGCGAGGTTAAAAAATAAGGCTCTGCGAGATGCCAAGGGTGCAAAAGCCCTTGGCGTTTCGTGTTCTTGCGGCACGAAACGTTTTGTGCGTCAATAGGCTACTTGCATAAATTTTCGGGCAAAAATTTGGTTAAAATTGCTTAATGATTTTTTCCAAAACGCTTGACACACAACAGTCAAAGGTGTATACTATACTTACAGAAAGAGAGGTAATAAGAATGAACGCACGAGTTAAGCGGTTTGCTGATTATGGGTATAATCCTATCCACCTATTTGGTGATTTCTGGTTGGTTCGCAATAGAAGCAGAAATTTCTGCAAGATTAGCTGGTATCGAATCTGTTATCTTCCCGATGTAGATATTATGAGATAAAGAAAGAGGTGCGGTTGATGCTGTATACCAGAAATGGAACTAAGTATAATATCCCCGATGACTACCTGTCTAAGCAGATGCAGTTGCTCAAAATCAGCAAGATGGAAGCGGTTCAGCTTTGGCTTGAAGATGAGGGCGTGGAAGCTAACGAGGAACAGGAAGAACTGGATAAAAAAGGCAAGGCATTCAAGCCTGACCATGGCATTGCAAAAAAGCGGGCGAGCGTAGCTAGAGAGCGCAAGCCGAATGAGGAAAAGCGCGAAATTATTCAGTGGATTGCTGACCTTTTGGGCGAAAAAGAGGTAAAAGATGTGAAAATTCCCAAGGTTGAGCGTGAAGTTACGTTCAAAATTGGTGAAAATGACTATTCTATCACTCTTATTTGCCACAGACCTAACAAAAAGTGACAAAAATCATAGTTTAGGAGCGGAAAACCGCTCCTTTTTTGTTATTTTTAGCCAAAATTAGCCAAGATTTTGTAAAAATGATAATTTATTCACAAAACGCATTTTTCAACAAAATTAACTAAAATCAGCTCCATCAGTTTGTGCAAAATTCAGGCTTGACAAAGTTTTGAAAGTGTGCTATAATAGCAACGGGTCGCGACTGGCTGTAGCGACCCGAGTTCCCCCTATCTAGACCCATATGGGATTTTTTTCTAGTTGTTTGCCTTTTAGAATCTCCCAGCCTAATTCCCGAAACCCATACCCCTCATCCTCATATGGCGATTAACGCTGATTGTTTGCGCCTTTAAGCTACGTTTCCCGCCCACATTTTTTTAATTGAAAAACTACTTTCCAACATCTTTCCACAAAATCATTTTTTCTAATACTTTTACCTATTGCAGTTCCATATTGCCCTTGCAAAAATTAAATCCCTGCCCGCTTGAAAAAACTATAATTTTTTGTTATAATAATAATGTAAGAAATGAGGAATCTACAGGACAAAACCTGTAAACTCATTTCAAAAAAAATTTATATATAAATGAAAAATGAGGAGATTACATATGTATTCTGTTGATATTAAGGACGCACTGAATGGTGGTATTTCTTTTGATGATCTGATGCATGACTTTAAGAATGCGATTGAAGATGCTCAGGATGAGATCGATAAGGAAAAGGCTGACACCGCAAATAAGAATAATGTAAATCAGTGTCGTGAGGATCTGATGGTTGCTCTGACCGCATATCTGGATGCTATTGGCGTTCTGGATGTTGATACTGTCTCTGAGGAAAATATGGAGAAGTTGGAAGATCTTCTGAAGAATTTTGAAAATGAAATGACCAAGATGATGACTATTATCAATATAATTGCTGACAATAGTGACAGTAATAATGCGGTTAGCGTAGATGTAAAGAGCGATAAAGCTGAGCTTGATGATGTTCTGGCAGATGTTTTTGCTAAGCTGGGCTAATGTGAAAGGGAGCTAAGAAATTAGCTTCCTTTTTTTGAACCTTGAGAATTTATAAAGTTCCGTAAAAAAAAATTCTGGATCTAGATTTGGATCTAGGTGCTAGCGTACTAATCCAATATTATTTTCACACCAAAATCTACCTATTTTCACACCAAAATCTACCTATTTCCCGCCCAAAATCTTATCTTATTTCTCTTCAAACCTAGCCTTTCCCGCATCAATTCTTAAATAAAAATATTATTTTTTAATACTTTTATCTAAAACCTCTCTTACTCCTTCATCCTATTTCACAATATTTTTTAATTAAATTTTTCTTACGAATAAACTAAGAAGCTAGCATAAAGCTATCTTTTTTTAACTTATCTCTAATCCGCACAACATTTTAACAAATATTCCGCATCAAACCACTCATCTTTACCCCATTTCCACATATTTAATTCAATAGTTCCAATAATCTCTCTCTTGACAACAATAGCCCAATCACTCAAAACATAAAAAATATTTTCAAAAATTTTTTCACTAATTTCATTTCTATAAACAATAGCCAAAGTGATGCGGGATAGCCCTCTTGTTTATCTGTAAGTTGCGGTTTCACATAATTATCATATAAATATTCGATCTCATTCATTCCTTCTTCATCATAACACACAATGTTAAACCTATAAAAGCCGGTCAGCGTTTCCCGCATATTTTTTTCCTTTCATTTTTTCCCATACTACTTTTGAGTTTTTTAAATATTGCATTTGAATTTTGCGATTGTTGGGCGCGCTGCGCTTGCCCTTTACTATATGATACATCACTTCGTGATGTATCATATACGTATTATATAAACTAAGGTATATATTTCTTTACTTCTTAAATAATCTCGACAATTTTAAATAAAATATTTAACTAAATTCGCTCCATATATCTTAAATAAAACTATTCAATTTTGTTTAACTATAATATATACTAGAGTTAAACAAAAATGAATAGAAATTCCTTATCAAAAAATATCTATAAACCTTAAATCTATTATCTATTTTTAATAAAATACTTAAAATCTCTAGTTATAAAATGCAGAAACTCTACTATGCAAAAACTATTCAATTTCGTTTAACTCTAGTAATAAAAAATCTAACTTAATTAAAAATCAAGAAGTAAAAGTAACTTCTGGCAATTGATCTTTATCTCGAATAACTAAAGTTCCCCGCACAATTTTACATCCAAGTAACTCTTGTAATTCTTGAAGAAAACTCATAAATGCCTCATTAGTAAATACATTATTAGTTAAAGATTCAAGAACATCCCAACCCTCTTCTTTTGTAATTTCTCCAGTGTCAATCATACTTTTAACAAGAGCTTGCTTTTCAGTAGTATTACCATAATATTTTTTAATTAATTCATCTTTAATTCTCTCTTCTTGCGGAGTAAATTTATAATATTTAGCTTTATCTCCTTCACCCTCTTTTTTACAAAGAAGAGAAATACAAGAGCCAATAGAACCTCTTTCTTTATTAGGATGCCCATATAATTCATTACGACTTTCAATAGTATATTGATATACTGTTTTTGAGGTAAGATTTAATGGAATCTATTTTTCTAAAGCTAAACCTACCCTTGAACAAGAATCTAATCCATCTTTGCTCCAAGTCTCATCAATTTTATTTTTAATCATTTCAAATGCCTTACTTCCTTGTTTTGAATAATAAGGATTTAATACTTCATCAATTACAATTTTAGTACCAGCCATATGATATTTAGCAAATTTCTTCAATTCTTCTAATTTAGCTTCTTTATTTCGACTAAAAGAATTTGGAGTTATATCAAACCATGCGGCAAGCTCCTTATTTGTCTTTTTACCTGTTGTTAATTTTATCATACTAAATTCGGATTCTCCTTTTACTAATGTAATCTATGAATACATTAAAATAAAAGATTATCCTTTGTTAAATTCTGTCCATTTATTATTCACTTTCTTTATCAACTTCATCTCTTTCAATAAAATCTTCCACATAACCTACAAAATTGCGGGGAACCATCTTAGTAATCTTCTGGACGGGATCCTGTGCAATCTGATACTGACCCTCAAAAAAATGTTCAAACTCAGGTTTTGGCGCAAATCGAATACACTGTCCATCACTATCAAGAGCAACAGCCATTCTACTACATTTACCTTCACTCTGATACTTACACAACTGATTCCCATAAACAACACATTCCATATTTTTCACCTTTCTATTGATACAATCAATAATATCTAATCTTACATCATTTAGTTTCATGGTTATTTCGGCGAAGCCGAACATAACCATGCACAAATACACAGCAACAGCTATTACAATAGCAAATTCCTATTCCATTCTATCCATCCTTTTATAATAATGTATTTTATTTACTATATTATATCATAAATTTTTGCGGAGTGCCTTAGGTGGAAAGCGCCTCATACCAAAGATTCCCGCTTGACAAAATATAAAAATTATAGTATAATTATTATAGAAAAATGAACAATAGATAAAAGGAGAATATAAATCTATGATTGATAATAACTATGTTCCTATTCCCGATGTAGATTATCCCGCAGTTGAAGATTATTATGATTCTTTTCCTATTGATGAATACACTATGATGCAGGCGGTTGAGGTGAATTGGTAATGTATACTATTATGTTTTGGAATAAATATAATGAGGCTCTTATTATTAATGAACCTTATACTTCTCAGCTTTCTTTTGATACCTATCAAGAAGCATGGGATGCTATAAAAGATGCCGTAGTAGACATGATCGCTAAAGGCGCTGTTTGTGTAAGTCTCACTATCCCTTGGGGAGATTCTGAATGGTATTCTATTGAAGCATGATTAAATAATTTACCTCATATGTTTTTCATATATATTGAGGTGATTATATGACAACCTTATTTGTTTTATTATGCTTTATGGTAGTAGGTATGAATTTATTTAGTATTCCTAATGAAGATGATAATATATCAAAAGCATTATGGATTGTAAATTCTTTAATTCTTATCTATGTCGCATTCACAAAGATGATTCCCGCATTCCTTTAACATACTTATCTTAAAATAGAATCTTACCTATTGATTTTTTATATAAAATATGTTATAATATTTATATAAAGAAAAGGAAGTGTGTAGATATGACTCTTGACAAAAATCTTATTTCAGATGTTTGTAATTCTCTTTTCATTCCCGCAGATTTTGGAATTGATGAAGATGGTGATGACCTCTATGGCATTTTTGATGCGGTTACTGATGATATGAGGGGTGTATTACCTGAAAACAGCTATCGTCTTGCATCTGGAGTAACTAAACTCGTAATTATTCCTGAATATTGCGATTTTGTTTTTAAAGTATCTTTTACTGGTTGTTATTATCAACAGTATGATGACAATAAGCTGAAAGATGAAGATAGTTATACTTTTGAGCAGTTTTGCGGCTCTGGCGGCAGTGACAGTGCTGATTACTGTCTTGCTGAATATGAAAAATATCAGGATTTGAAGGCGGCTGGCGTAGGTATGTTCTTCGCAGAGACTGAGTTTGCTGGCACTACTAAGGATGGTTCCCGCATTTTTATTCAGGAGAAAGTATACCCCCGTAGTCATGGTGGAAGTAGCAAGAAAATCAGTCAAGAGTCTAAAGATCATGTTAAAAACATGAAAAATCATCGTGAATTAAGTGTTTTTGATTATATCTATGACACTGATTGGTGGGCTTTAGCTCTTGAGTGCTATGGAGAAAATGCTCTTCATGCTCTTGAAGAGTATATTCAAAAGGATGATTCTCCGCTCCAAGATATGCACAATGAAAACTTTGGATGGCGGCTAGATGGAACTCCCTGTATTATTGATTTTACTGATTATAATTCTTAAAGGAGAATTGGAAAATTATGGCAAAAGACCGTTTTGTTGCGTGTATGTTTTATAAGTGCGAAGGTAATTGTGCACGAGGACGTGCAGGTACATTCTATAAGGAATGTCAGCATTGTGGTCTCTACCTTCCTTTGCAGGGTGCTGAACCCGCAAAAAAGAATCTGAAGCGAGAGAAGAAAGATGCTCAACGCCGTCGTGATGAACGTCGATTTGATGATTGGGAGTAATAAATGACTATCAAAGAGGCTTTAATTCCTTATATTGGCGAAGAAAATATTATTATTTTCTGTCGTACAATAGAGAATAATATTCAGTTCTATATACCTATCTTCATAGGGCTTAATACCGATATTCCCCGCAAATATTATAACTTAAAGTTGATTTCAGATACTCTTGTCAATGAAGCTAAGCGGATGGAGCTGGTTGAAGATGCCATTGAGTTCTGTCTTGGCGATTATCGACTTTACTATGTAGAAAATCCAAAAAATAATTGATATTTCAAAAATTTTTTGGTATAATGATAATGTCAGAAATGACTATTAGATAAATTAAAAAGAGATAAAAGGAGATTTTTTATTATGGCTACTGAGAAGATTACTAAGAAGGCTTATTTTGAGATGCTGAAGGATATCGTTGCTGCAACTGATACTGTAGATAAGGATAATCTGCTTGCTTTTATTGACACCAATATCGCACAGCTGGATGCAAAGGCTGCTAAGGCTAAGGAGAAGGCTGCTGAGAAGAAGGTTGAAGGCGATGAGCTGCGTGAGAAGATTGCGGCTTGTCTGACTACTGAGCCGAAGGATATTGCTACTATTCTGGATGAGGTTGGCGATGAAGAGCTGACTCGCGCTAAGGTTACTGCTCGTCTGGCACAGCTAATTAATCTGGGCACCGCAACTAAGGAAGTTACTAAGACTGCCGATGGCAAGAAAGCAACTGTTTATAAGCTGGCTGAGTAAAAATATATAACTAATTACTCAAAGGGATAGTGATGAACTATCCCTTTTTTGATATAAGGAGAAAAATATGAGATATTGTTTAAAATATTACATTGATTCTAAATATCAAAATCAATGTGAAGAATTAGCTATTACTTATAATAGTCGCGATACTACTCTACCTAATTTCTTAGAAGCGCATAAGCATCAGATTATTATCATCGATCTACCTGCGGAAACCGCACAAACTGATATAGATTTACTTTCTGCTCTTGCAAAAAAATATTGTAATTTCAAGCTCAGATTTGATTTTAACAATACGCAAGTATTAGAAATGGTAAAAAGTACAAATTTAAGATTTTTCTTTGCAAATTTTGCTGGAGATTGGGATTTATTAAATGGTTTCTTATCCTATAAACCAACAGATGTCTATATTTCAGGAGACTTAGGCTTTTGTGTGCGGGAGGTAGCTAAAAAAGTTCATGAATCTGGAGTTCAAGTACGAGTGTTACCTAATATTTGTCAGTCTTCATTTCCTTATGGTGAAACCTTGACTCAATTTTATATTAGACCTGAAGATACTGGACTTTATGAAGGATTAATTGATGTATTTGAAATTGCTGCTGATTCTCGCAATAGTATGGATGTATTTTATAAAGTTTATACTATTGATAAAAAGTGGTTTGGACCTCTAAAAGAATGCATTTTAGGATTGCAAGATAATATTGACAGTCGCTATATAATGCCAGAATTTGGTAATTCACGCTTAACTTGTAATAAGGCTTGCGCCAAAAGAGGACATTGTAGAATGTGTTTTGTCATTTCTAATGTATCTCAAAAAATGGCTAAAGAAGAAAATTAACTATTTATTTTTTCTTAAAAAAATGATATAATATATATACTGAAAAAAGAAAAGAGGAAAAAAATAAATGGCAGTAAAAGGTATTCAGGCAAAAGCAGATATTACCAAGAAAATTCTGGAAACTTTTGATGGCAGTTTTATGAATGATAAAGAAATTCGTATTCCTGTAATGGAAAATGGTGAAGAGGTTCAGATTAAAGTTACTTTGACTGCGGCTAAGGTTAATATTGACCATGCGGCAACCCTAGGTACATCGAGCGATACACCTGCAACTCCCGCAAATGTGCTGAATTTTACAGACCAGAAAACTGAGCCATCCGTAGATGAGAAAGCAAAAGTTAAAGAACTGATGACAATGCTTGGCCTTTAATAAATAGGAGAATCAATAATGGAATTTCGAGTTATGAGTCGTCATATGGCAGAACAATATGTTTCTCAAAAACATGATGAAAAGTATGCGGTTATCTCTATTTCGAATGTGCGGGGAGACCGAGCTTTTTTGCAGAAAATTGCAGTTCCTGATTGTGGAATGATTGCTTGTCTCAATCTTGCTTTTGATGATGTTTATATTGGTGAATCTTATGGTGTTGCGATGACTGATGTTCAGGCTCAAGCCATTATTGCTTTCGTTGAAAGTAAACTGGATAAAGTTGATTTCTTTATCGTTCATTGTGAAGCAGGTCGGTCGCGCTCTGCAGGTGTAGCTGCCGCACTTTCAAAATGGATCAATGGCGAGGATTGGGATTATTTTCTGAATCCAAAATATACTCCTAACAGTTATTGTTATCAGACTATTTTGGAATGGGCTTTTCCAGAAAAGCCTATAACTAAAGAAGATAAAGAAGAAATTCTTCATAAGATTACTGTAAACCAAAATCTTGATTGCGATTGGGATGTGGTTTATGATAAATTTGGTGTCCCTATTGAAGTGAAGGAAATTTACCAATGAGAGAAAAATTATTTTATTTTGATGGAGCTAATCATCAAACTATTTTTAATAGAAGTTATGCAATTCATCTCTTAAAAAAGAATCATGTAATTTCAGTTTATAGGTCTAAAAGTATTGATAATAGTAATTATGTAGAAACTTGGGTAGATTACATTCCTAAGCATAATAATAGCAATCTTTATGGTCGTCCTTTAAAAGCTACAAATAAAAATTGTATTGTAGGCTATTACCATGATAAACAACATAATTGTGTTATTTATGCAAGAATGCCTGCAACAAAAGATATTTTGTATCTTAAAGATGCAGAAAAAATTTAATATTGACATTTTATAAAAAATATGTTATAATATAGATGTATTTAAAGAATACATCTATTTATGCCGGTATCGCTCAGCGGCTAGAGCACTGGGTTTATACCCCTTGGTCCAGATAAGACAGAGGCGCGGGTTCGAGTCCTGCTACCGGCACCATATGGTTGTGTAGCTCAACAGGTAGAGTGCGTAATATTTGTTTAGAATTAAGCAATAACTGCAATATTTCCATTTCAAGGACGAGGTTCATAGTTCAAGTCTATGCGCAACCGCCAGTAGCGATAATAAAATATTTCTCGCGGAAATTGGACAGTTTCAGTTAAATGAGCTGTCTAATTTTTTATTATTAACTACACGTTAGAAACAAAAGGAGAATAACATTGAGAATTAAGAAAAATATTAAAATTGCCGCAGCCGCGCTTTTTATGAGTGGTGTTGTTGCTCTTAATGCTTCTGCTCTTGTCTCACGTTCAAATCAAATTAATGAATTAACTATTGAACAGCAAAATTATATTTCTACTATTGAAGAAATGCAAGAGACAATCGGAAGTTATGAAGATATTGTTGCAAATCTGCAAGCAGAATTAAATGAAGCTCAAAGTGAATTAGATACTGCACAATCCGCAGATATCGAAATTAGAGAAGGATTAAAATTAACTTATGTAGGAGATTTTAAAACAACAGCATACTGTGTAGAGAAATATAAGCACATTTGCGGGGAAGGTAAAGGTATCACTTCTTCTGGAGCTAAAGCGACTCCTGGCGTCACTGTCGCCGCAGATACGAGTGTCTTTCCTTACGGTACTGTTCTTTATATTGAAGGTGTCGGTATTAGGGTAGTTCAAGATACAGGAAGTGCGATCAAAAAGTACAAACTTGATGTTGCGGTTGATACGCATGCAAATGCGCTTAAGTGGAGTGGTTATGGCACTCATAGGGTATATGTTGTAAGTTAATAAATTCCCTATTGATTTTTTATTAAAAAAATGATATAATATATATACAGTAAGGGAAAAATAAAAAATAAATCATTTTATGGGGGCTAAAAATATGGCAGAGTTTAATGATATTCTGAATATTGATGTTCTGGATTCTGAGGACGAAATGGAGACTCCTCAGACTGAGATGGTTTGTGATTCTGCGGTTAAGATGTATCTGCGGGAGATGGGTCAGACGAAGATGCTGACCGCAGATGAAGAGAAGAAACTCACTGAAGCCGCGGCTAAGGGTGATAAGGATGCAAAGGATAAGCTGGTAAAGGCAAATTTGCGTCTGGTTATTTCTCAGGCGAAGAAGAATATGGGTCATGGTATGACTTTTCTGGATTTGATTCAGGAAGGCAATATTGGTCTTATGACTGCTGCGGATAAGTTTAATCCTTCTCTTGGTTTTAAGTTTTCTACTTATGCGATGTATTGGATTAAGCAGGCAATCACTCGTGCTGTTGCTAATCAGAGCCGTATGATTCGTGTACCTGTTCATATGATTGAGAATATGAGTAAGTATCAGAAAGCTCAGAAAGATTTAGCACAAAAAAATGGTATTGAGCCCTCTATTGAGGAGATTGCAAAAGAAATGGGTATCTCTGTAGAAGATGCTCTGGAAATTCAGAGCCATTTTGTGGATGCTTCTTCTCTTGATACTCCTGTTGGTGAAGAGGGTGATGCTACTGTTGGTTCTTTGATCGAAGATACTAACAATGTAAATCCTCAGGATTCTTATGAGCAAGAGGATATGGTAAATACTTTGAATGCGGTTTTGGATACTCTTAGCGCGCGCGAGAGAACTGTTATTATGATGCGGTTTGGCGTAGGCTATTCTCGTTCTTTTACCTTGGAAGAGGTTGGTAAGGAAGTTGGCGTTACTCGTGAGCGAGTACGTCAGATTGAGGCTGCCGCAATGAAAAAGTTGCGTAATCCTATTCGTGCTAATAAGCTGAAGGAGTATGTCGCATAAAATATTCCTTATTGATTTTAAAAAGAAATTTTGTTATAATTATAATGTAAACTTTAAGAAATAAAAAATCTTAACAAAAAGATTTGAAAAACTTAAAAATTTATGTTATAATAAATATACAACTTAAAGACACTCTTAAAGTCAGCAAAATTTTTTGATGATATAGAAATTTTTAATGAAGAAAAATTTTTAGCTAATGTTTGAGTTCAGATTTTCATTAGCTCGCCTGCCGGTTGGGTGATAGATAAAAGCGTTAGAGTGTCTTGTTTTATGGGGCATGGGACTGCATGGGGTGGTCATCTGTTTTGCAAACAGAAAATCAGATGGATTCGATTTCCATATGCTCCACCAAACAAGTGCGTCTTAAATTGTGTTATTGAACAAAGGGTAGCCTTAGATGGATTACTGCATGCAGTAATGCTGATTATCGGTGACAATGCCAAGCCATGGTAGGTGCACAAGCCGACTTTTATATGCAGCGGTAGCTTAGTTGGTAAAGCAACGGACTTTTAATCCGTGGAGCGGGAGTTCGAGTCTCCTCCGCTGCACCATTGAGAAGATTGGGGAGTGGTAAACCCAGCACGATGAATGAGACTTGTATTAAGTCTATGTCAGCAAAAATTCTTGTGGACGTGCCGCTATTTAGCTTCGCTAGTTCGAATCTAGCTCTTCTCACTTTATATGCGGATATAGCATAATGGAGAGTGCACTTGACTACGAATCAAGGTTTATACGGGTTCAAATCCTGTTATCCGTACCATTTATTATTTGTTCTTTGAAAATAGTATATTAACTATCTTAGTGAAAACTATATTTCCCAATATAGCTAAGACACACTGAAAAGCGCTCGGCACGAAACGAAACAAGGATACTTGTGGATAGTGGTCCGCATTCAAAATGGTGACATGAGAATGAAGAGGTTTTTGAATCCAAAGTGAAGGTGTGGTGCTTAATGTATTGCTTTTTAAGGTAGTATGCCGATGGGGGACGTAATAGATAGCTTTCTGAATAGGAAAGCCGAATCCAAGTTAGGCTTTAGTTGGTGACTGTGGACAAACCTTGGAAAAACCAATAAGTCGTTTTGTCGTGAAACAACAGAAATGTTGATATAACATCGGTATCCAACTCTGAGTAGGCTAAGACGCGGCTTAATAATGGTAATACAACCAGATTAGAACTGGGCTTGGTTATAGATATTAAAATGCTGAATGGGAGCTGAAAGGTACAGGTAATCAATCCTGTCAGAGGTTCGCGGGTAAAGAAGTATTAAGGTAGCTCCTTAATGCTCAGCCTTTATCTTCTCTGTGACTGAATAAAAAAGAAAATATAATCTAAGTAAGGCGAAGGTCTAGTTAATATACTATTTTGAGAGAATAAATAATAAAATTACTTATTGATTTTTAATAAAAAATATTGTATAATATATATACAATAAAGATTAAGAAAAAAGTTGGTCAGAAAATTTTAATTGATTTATTAAAAAATTTATGATATAATATATCATAAGAAAGAGAAATGTGGCGGGTTAGTCAAGCGGCCAAGACGCTGGGTTTTCATCCCAGAAACAAGGGTTCGATTCCCTTACCCGTCACCAAAGGAGTTCGTCTAAATGGTCTAGGACATTACCCTCTCAAGGTAATAATGAGAGTTCGATTCTCTTACTCCTTATATATCGCGGATAACAAGAGCTGGTGGCACTGGTGAGTCTCATAAACTCATATTAGGTAAGTTCGATTCTTACATCCGTAACCAAGGAAAAGCAAAAATTCCTTTAATAACAAATGTGCGGTTAGTTGACCTTAAAACTTTTATATGGGTCAGTACGTCTAGTGGCGATGACACCCGACTGTAAATCGGGTACTTATGAAACACCGTAGGTTCGACTCCTACCTGACCCACCAAAAAAGGCATTTACAGCAATTCTTTAATAAAAAATTGGCTTGTGATTTTTTTAAAGATGCCTTGTTTATATGCGGGAGTGGCGGAACTGGCAGACGCGCTAGATTTAGGCTCTAGTTCTTCGGAGTAAGGGTTCAAGTCCCTTCTTCCGCACCATTAGAAGATTCTTACTGAATAAGGATAGTCAACAGTAAGTAAGATGAAATATAAGTGAAGAGTGACCCTGCGGCGATGAGCCAAGACCCAATGGCGTAATGCTTAGTAAACTCATAAACTTATAACTTCTTTATATGCAGTAATAGTTCAGTTGGTTAGAACACACGACTGATAATCGTGAAATCGAAGGTTCGATTCCTTCTTACTGCACCAATATGCGGGTTTAACTCAGCTGGTAGAGTATCTGACTTACATTCAGAAGGTCACAGGTTCGAGCCCTGTAATCCGCACCAAAGCGTGTTATGTCACGCTATAAATATGCGCCTGTGGTGGAATTGGCAGACACAAGGGACTTTGATATGTTCTTTACGAAAGTAAACTACAAAGTGTTTTGTAGAGAGTGCTTAAGAGGAAACTCTTAAAGTAGAAGTTGGCTAAAACGGTGGAAGCGAACATATAACGCCGTGCTAAGTTTCTTTAAATAGCAATATTTTAAAGAATAAATGTGTAGAGAGTATAGACCAACCACCTAAGTCTGAATAAGATATGGTGAAGACGTATTCCAGACTACAACAGTAAAATGCTGGCTATGGTGACATAGAGTAGTAAGAAAATCCCTCGGTAGAGATACCATACGGGTTCAAGTCCCGTCGGGCGCACCAGAATTAAAAAGAAAAGGAGTAATACCAATGCAGAAGTCAATTGAGCATTATAAGAATCGAATTAGTATCCTTGAAGCGCGTGATCCTGTGGGAAATCGCAATATTATCAATAAGCTAACTCGCAAGGTTAGAAATATGGAGAAGTCCAATGCAGATTGAACTTGGTTGTACAGGTAATTTTGTTAATGTTGATTTTAACACTCCTGTAATTGAGATTTCATTAGATGGTTTATATGCAGAAAGAGATGTATTATTTCGTTTAATGAAATATACAAATCCTTATATGTCAGTATATCATACATATATTGATCGCTATAATGAGATTTGTGAAGAGATTCACAATAGAGAATCAGAAAATTATTAAGTAAAATTAAAGAGAGTAACAGCAAATTTAAAATCAAATTACTGAATCATTAAAATTCTGCAAGAAAGATTAATACTCTCTTGTGTGCGGAGATGGCTGAGTGGTTTAAAGCATCTGCCTACTAAGCAGACGACCCTTGCGGGTCCTAGGGTTCGAATCCCTATCTCCGCGTATTTTTTAAAGAGTCTTTTTACAGCAATCTTTTATTTATAATTCAAATGTAAGTAAAAGTGAGAGGGATTCATAAGAAGTTTCATCAATTTTGTACTTATGAAGATGGGAAGTTCCTACTCTCTTATAAATTGAGAGACTCTTGTTTTATGCCGTGTTGGCAGAGTCGGTCAATGCAGTGGACTGAAAATCCATCTATCTCCGTTCGATTCGGAGACACGGCACCATGCGTTCTGAGTCAGGCGGTTAGACAGCAGACTGCAAATCTGTGTAGATTGGTTCAACTCCAATAGAACGCTCCAATAAGTGCGGCTGTACTCAAGTCTGGCTGAAGAGATTAGTCCTGAAAACTAAGAGGTCGGGCAACCGGCGCGGGGGTTCGAATCCCTCCAGCCGCGTAAAGAAAAATAAAAGGAGCTATTTAGATATGGCATACATTTATAAAATAACTAATGATATAAATTAGAAAGTTTATATCGGAAAAACTTATCATTCTTCTATTATGTAGCGTTTTAAAGAGCATTATAAAGATGCTTTTAAAGAGTCTGAAGAAAAACGACCTCTTTATGCAGCTATGAGAAAATATGGAATTGAACATTTTCATATTGAAGAAATAGAAGAAACTAATATTCCCGAAGAGCGAGAAAAATATTGGATTGAAAAATATGGGTCTTTTTTAACTGGATACAATGCTACTTTAGGCGGTGATGGTCGTCCATATGCTGATTATTCTTTAATTTATTCTTTATGGGAACAAGGTAAAACTTGTAAAGAAATAAAAGATATTACTCATTATGATTAGAAGACTATAAAGGCTGCATTAAAAAATAATCATATTGATGATATTTTAATTAAAGATAGAGGACATAAAGCTACTTTTAAAAAAGTAGCTAAAATTGACCCAAAGACAAAAGAAATTTTACAAGTTTATTCTTCTATTGCCGAAGCAGAAAACAATAATGGTAATACTAGACATATTGCAGATGTTTGTAAAGGAACAAGAAAAACTTGTAAAGGATATATATGGCAATATATATGATAAATATTTTGTCTTATCAAATTTGTGTGTGGTCTTAATAGTTTAATCTTCTTATTATAATTTTGTAATTACAATAGGATTATAATAAGAGGAGGATACTATTGTGATTGCAATGTTTAGACAAAATGGTAATTATGTTTATAATTATCTTGAATTAGTTTGTTCTAAAAAAACTGATGTAACAGATATTTTGACTGAATATTCTGATGCGGCGGCAGGCTCTATTTGCTACTGTATTGAATCCAAAACAAAATATATGTTAAATCCAGAAAGAACCGCATGGATGCCAATTACTAATACAGATACTGAAGATTAGGTTGCCGCTTTATCTCAGACTGTTGATGATTTGTCATCTGATTTATCTGATCTTTCTACTAAAGTTCTATATGTCCCTGAAACAAAGAATCTTAATTGATTTTATTAAAAATATATTGTATAATATATATACAATAAATTAAAAAGACGTTTACAGCAAATGATGATAATTCATCTGTCTTGGGTTCGACTCCCAAATCTCCCACCATTAATCGGAAGAATAGCTCAGTTGGTAGAGCAATGAAAATAAGCGTCTTGGTATCGAGGAGTAATTCAGTTGGCTAGAATGCTAGATTTGGGATCTAGATGCCGCGAGTTCGAGTCTCGCCTCTTCGACCATGTGGGTTTGTTAATTCAATGGTAGAATGAAGGATTGTGGTTCCTTTCATAAGAGTTCGATTCTCTTACTTACCCCCAAAGTAAAGACCATATAACAGCAAAATATTATTTATTAAAATCATTAAATTAGGGATTTAAAAAGATGTAATAATATAATGGTCTTGTTTAAATAAGGCGAATACAGCAAATATATAAAATAATATACTGACATTTTTAATATTAATGTGAATTTAAAAAACTAGTTGATTATTATATATTCGCCTTGAATATGTGTCCTTAGCATAATTGGTTAATGCAATTTCTTCATACGGAATAGAGTTTGAGTTCGAGTCTCAAAGGACATATCAAAAGGAGAGAATACTATGAGTAGAAGCTATAAGAAACATCCTATCTGTAAGCATCCGCGGCATGGTAGCAATAAAGAGGCGCGAGTCCGAGCTAATCGGCGATATAGACGTGTGCTTAATAGGAACATAGAAGCTGAGGAAACCGCTCCTCGCGCAAAGAATGATTATCAAAAGTTTAATGACTCTTGGGATATTGCTGATTATATTTCTTATGAGCCTATTGAGGAAGCAAAAGCTAGATATGCTAGCTATTGTGAAAAAGCAAAGACTTTAGGATGGTCATGGTATAAAAAGATGGCGGCTCTGTCTGAAGAAGAGTTTCTTAAGAAGTATTGGTATCCTTACTTTTATAGGCGTTAAGAAAATTATCTATTGATTTTTTCTTAAAAAAATGTTATAATATATATACAATAAAGGAAAACAAATAGAAAAGTTAAAAAGGAGTTTGCTTATGACTACTGCTAATTTGACTATCACTATTATTTACCTTGATGATTATAACACCAAGCATTGGTGTGTAGTTCATACTCTGATTGAGTTGAACTTCTACCAGCGTAATTATATTGTTCTTGATTTTGAGGTTGCATAAACCTCATTTTGGGTGGCTAGCACATCGGTAGTGCAATGGACTGTTAATCCAAGGAGCGGAGTTCAACTCTCCGGCCGCCCTCCAACACTGTCCAGACAGTATATTCTGGCTAATCCTAGAGCGATAATATCAGTGGAGTCTAGGTCACGAGGGATATGGATACACTGGAATCCCTCATTTATATGCTTCTGTGGCGGAATTGGCAGACGCGGTTGATTCAAAATCAACTTTTCTAAGGGTTCAAGTCCCTTCAGAAGTACCATATGGGTCGATGGTGTAATTGGTAACACGATGGTCTCCAAAACCATTATTCTCTGTTCAAGTCAGAGTCGGCGCCGCCAATAGGAAAATTGATTTTTCATAAAAAATAAGGTATAATAATTATGAAAGGTAAAAAGATTCCTCATCGTAAAGTTAAGCCTTCAGTTCCACATCATTTCTGGTTAGAAGATTATTGTATTTGGTATTGCAAAAATAAACATGGATGCTCAAATTGTAAGGCGGCTAAGCGATATAATGCAAAGCAATCTAAAAGAAATAAAGATAATGGGGATTTGCTTAACGGTTAAAGCAGTGGTCTCTAAAACCACCAGAGCCCATCCCTCTGACGGATGGTGTGAGAGTTCGAGTCTCTCATCCCCAACCATTATCTAAAAGCTAGGACTGCAATTAAAAATATTTTTACAGCTTGGGTAAAAAAATCTAGCTTTGTTTTAAAGGGCTGTTGCCAAATGGTTAAGGCACTTGTCTCTGACACAAGTATTTTTTGGTTCGAATCCAAATAGCCCTATATATTGAGTCATCGCCAAGTGGTAAGGCAGGGGACTTTGACTCCCCCACCGAAAGTTCGATTCTTTCTGGCTCAACCAATTAAAGATGAATACAGCAATATAATATTTATAATTCTTATAAGAAAAAGATATGTATAAAATATTCATCTTGTTTTTATATGGTAACATAGTAGAGTGGTTAATACATTTGCCTGTCACGCAAATAGCCGGAGTTTAATTCTCCGTGTTACCGCCATTAAAAGGAGTCTATATGATAAATATAGCTTATATGCAAGAGAGTAATTTGGTTACTAATCAGATTATTAAAGCTCTTAGAAAAAATTCAAAAGAATATGCAGAAGAGATTGTACAAGATATTCTTCGAGCATATCATTTTTCCGAGAATGACTTAACTGATGTAGATGTTAAGCGAATTAATGATTGTTTGAAGGAGATATAATGTTTTATCAGGTTTTTCTTGTTACAAGGTCGGCTATCAATGATAAGTATAATTTGTTAGCCCGTAAGATAGTAGTTTATGCAGACTCAAAAGATGAAGCTAAACAAAAAGTATATAATCTTTTTGCTCATAGCGAAATTATTGATAAAATGACTTTAATTTCACCATTGAGTAAAGAAGCAATTTATATTTATAAATAAGTTGTCTGTGGTTATAGCCTAAAGGAGAAGGCAAGTGCCTTCGTTAGATTCTTCTAAGTAAGAAATTGGGCTATTCTTATTAAATTTTGAACTGTAATTTTTATATTTAGTAGAAGATAAAAACTAAGGAGAAAATTATGGTTGGAATTTATAAAATTTTGAATAAAATAAATAATAAAGTCTATATTGGATAGAGTGTCAATATTGAAGCTCGATGGTCTTCTCATCGTTCTAGACCTTATCAAGTTAATAGTTCATAGTATAATTGTCCTTTATATAGGGCAATTCGTAAATATGGATTGTCTAATTTTGAGTTTTCTATATTAGAAGAATGTTCAAAAGAAAAACTAAATGAAAGAGAAATATTTTATATTTCTTAGTTTCAAGCAAATGATAGTTCCTATGGTTATAATTTAACTGCAGGAGGAGATAGTCCTACAACAGAAAGTAAAATTTCTCCTACTGAATTGAAGCAAATTTAGAATTTATTAATAAATACAAATATATCTGAATAGTAGATTGCTTTATAGTTTAATATAAGTTAGCGAGCTATTAGTGCTATTAATTTAGGAGAATATCATTTGGATACTTCTTTAACTTATCCTTTAAGAAAAAAGTAGAAAAATGTTTCTTTTTGTAAAGATTGTGGAAAAATATTAAAAATAAATTCTTCAATAAGATGTCCTAAATGTTCTGCTAAAAATTTAAGATTAGTAGAAAGACCTTCAAGAGAATAGTTAAAAGAAGAAATTTATACCTAGTCTTTTACAAAGTTAGGAGCTAAATATGGTGTAAGCGATAATGCCATTAAAAAATGGTGTATTTCTTATAATTTACCTTCTAAGAAAAAAGAAATAAAAAAATATTCAAAAGAAGAATGGTCAAAAATATGAGTTCAAATCTCATATCTAGCTCCATAAGCACTAGATCAGAGTTCAATTCTCTGTAACCGCTCCACACATAAAAGAAAGGGTTTTAATATGATTTTCGCTCTTTTTGCTGGTTCTTGTAATGAGCCTTATGTCTATGATATCGCAGAATTTGAATCTGTGGAAGATGCAACTGAAGCCGCATATGATTGTGCTATTGAAGATTATCAGTCATATGAAGGTTATCATGGTCTTCCTGATAGAGAGATGATTATGGATAATCCTGAAGAGTATGGTCTTTCAGAAGATTATCGTGAGTCTGAGCTTGAAGACGCTTATATGGATGCAGTTGAATCTTGGATTCAATATTGGGCGCAAGAAATTCATAATCTTGATGAATTGCAAGATTTTTGTGAAGAATATGGGCTTAATTATGACCTTTATTCTTATCTATTTGAAGAATAAATAAAATATAATATAATAGGCTTTTACAGCAAAATTCAAGGTAGGCGGCTTCGCCTTCGTAGCTAAATTGGTTATAGCATTAGACTGAAAATCTAAGAATTTTGGTTCGAGTCCAAACGATATATTTAAAAGCCTAGTTAAATATTAAAAGAGACGTACAGCAATTTTAAATTAAAGCTCCATATTTATTAATTACAAGTTTGCTTTTACTTGGATGTCTCTTGTTTATATGCTGGAGTAGCATAGCTGGCTAATGCAGCTGCCTTGTAATCAGCAGACCGTAGGTTCGAATCCTATCTCCAGCACCAACAGGATACTTGATTAAGAGATAAAAGAGTATCAAAGGTTGCGGGTTCTCTTACCTGATGAATCTTCGTGCGGACTACCGAAGTTCAATCCGCATTAGCGATACGTAATTCGCTAGATATGCAGCAGTCGTATAACGGCTAGTACATCGTCCTTCCAAGTCGATGGCGTGGGTTCGACTCCCATCTGTTGCTCCAATAGTAAAGATAATAACAGCAATTAATCCGCTTGATTTTGGATTTATAGTTATCTTGTTCTTTTAAATAATAGAGCAAGAATTTATTTCTAATATTGATTTAAATTCTTGCTCATTTTTTTATATCTAAAAATTACTTATTGATTATTTCTTAAAAAAATTACAATAAGGGAAAGGAAAAAAGAAAAAAAAATGATTGTTGATACTCTAAATGAAATGCGGATTGCAGCTCTAAAGAGCGGTGATAAGCAGGTTGAAAATCATGCAAGCTACTTTTTGTCAGTAGCTAAAAAGGTAATTAAAGATGGTGGTGATGAAGCAAAAGTAATCGCAACTTTCCAAAAAGAAGTTAAGGCATTGCGGGAGACCTTAGGTTATGCGCGCAATGAAGCTGAGAAAACCGCACTTACATCTGAGATTGCTTTTGTTTCTCAGTTCCTTTCTAAGATGATGTCTGAAGATGAAATTCAGAATTTCATTTCTGAAATGTTCACAGATATTAAATCCATGAATAAGAAAGAGGTAATTCCGCCCGTTATGAAGGCTCTGAGGGGCAAGGCGGATGGTAAGATGATTAATACTGTTATCGCAAAGATGATGCAGTAATTTTTAAGAGATAAAAGGAGAAATATTTAATTATGGCTATGATTTATATTGCACCTCATAATGGTTCTAAGATTGGTTACTACTATGATGCTGACCGTGTAGGTACTTTTAATGGTTATCCCTATAAGGGCATTGTTACTGCAGTTATGAAGGATACTCGCGATGATGCTTGGAAGAAGATCCGAGCAATGGGAGATAAGGTTGGTATCTGTTTCATGCGTGGCGTTCCCGCAATTGAGAACTCTTATCATGGTAATGCCTATTGTTCAGCTGATGATAAGTTTGATCTGACTGAGGGTATGCGAGTTGCACGTCAGCGACTGCTTCGTAGTTATCATAAAGATATTTCTGCAGCATTGGCTCATTGTTATCCTGCCGCAAGTGAGTTTGCTGCGATGCTGTTTGATGCTGAACTGGAGCATGATGTTGCTGCTGTTAAGAATGATAATCGTTCTGAGAATTATGGCAAGAATGCCTAATTAAAAAGGTTATGACAATAACCGCTTGTTAAGAGAAAAAGGAGATAAAGGATATATGATGAATACTTTTATGAATACTCTGTCTAACGCTTCTAACTTTGCTCGTACTGAGAATGGGGCACTGGCTCATAAGACTACTAATTCCGCAGTCTATGATATGTTTGCACTGGGCGGTGCTTATCGTAAGCGCGATACCGCAGATAAGATTCTACTGTTTAAGAATGCTTATGAAGAGGATGCTACTCTGGCAATGAAGTGTCTGTTTTATCTGCGTGACTGCCGCGGTGGCCAGGGTGAGCGTGAGTTTTTCCGTGTTTGTTTTAATTGGCTGTGCCAGAATGATCCTGCTCGTGCAGAAGCTAATCTGGATAATGTCTCTGAGTATGGACGTTGGGATGATCTGATTTATTCCACTATTGATACTCCTGTTTATCAGAGTACTTTGAGTCTGATTAAGAAGCAGCTGCGTCTAGATATTCAGTGTAAGACTCCTTCCCTGTTGGGTAAGTGGATGCCTTCTGAGAACGCTTCTTCTGCAAAGACTAAGCGCATTGCAGCTCGAATCCGCAAGGATTTGTACCTGTCTCATAAGGAGTACCGTAAGGTTCTGTCTGAGCTGCGTCGTCGTATTAACATCGTTGAGCGCCTGATGTCTGAGAACCGCTGGGACGAGATTGAATTTGATAAGATTCCTTCTCGTGCAGGCTTCATCTATAAGAATGCGTTTGCCCGCCGTGACATTATCGCAAAGAAGTATGAGAAGTTTGCTAAGGATACGACCAAGAGTGTAAATGCTTCTGTTCTGTATCCTTATGAGGTCGTAGCTAAGGCGGTTAAGGGCTGCAGCTATTGGGACCGTTACTCTATGAGTGAAGTTGACCGTGCAATGATTAACAAGTATTGGGCTAATCTACCTGATTACTTGAATGGTAAGGATTGTTCTATGATGTGTGTTGTCGATACTTCTGGTTCTATGACTGGTAGTGAAGCTAGCGCACCTATGAACGTAGCAATTTCTCTGGGTATGTATTGCGCAGAGCGAATCGGTGGTCCTTTCCATAATCATTATATTAGCTTTGCTAGTAAGCCTCAGCTGATTAAGATTGATGGTATTGATTTTGTCGATAAGTGTCGACGCATTTATCGTACTAATCTGTGTGATAACACTAATCTGGAAGCTGTTTTTGACTTGCTGTTGAATACTGCTCTGACTCCTGGTGTTAAGGAATCTGATATCCCTAAGACTATTGTAGTCATTAGTGATATGCAGATTGATCAGGGCACTGGTTCTTGGCATGATTACTGCAAGCGGTGGACGCAGGATTCTGCTGCTACCGAGATGGAGCAGATTCGTCAGAAGTGGGCTGCTTATGGCAAGAAGTTGCCTAAGCTGGTTTACTGGAATGTCAATGCCTGTGGTAATGCAAACATCCTGGATGCTGGCCCTAATGTTTCTTTTGTAAGCGGTTTTTCCCCTGTTATCTTTAAGAGTGTTCTGACTGGGAAGACTGGTTGGGATCTCTGTGTTGAAACTCTGATGGCTGACCGCTATCAGCAGGTTGTCTAATTAAATAAAAAAATTCCCTTTTTAGAAAATAAAATTCTAAAAAGGGAATTTTTTTATTTGAAAATTTTATACTTAGGGATTTTTTCTTTAAAAAATAAATATCTTAAAAAGTCATCTAAAAAAACAGCTAATATAGAAATAAAAATCCATAATATTGAGAATGGTAAACATACTTGTCCTAAAATATTAAAAGGTAAAGAACTATAATCCCAAATATTTAATTTTAAATAAATATTAAGAATTAGGCCAAAAACAAATTCTAAACATGAAATTATTAAAGAACCTAATAATCCTTGTTGAAATAAAGAAAGATTTAAATATTCATTTAAAGCTCCAATTAAAAGGAAACAAAAGCCACCGAGTAAAAACATTGTCCAATGACTTCTTCCCCGAAATAAAATTTCTAAAAAGAAGTAACTAAATCCTCCAGTCAGCCAAAGAATAAAAATCTTTAAATATTTTTTAATATTATTCATCATTTTTATTTTTCCTTTATATAATAATATAAAGGGCTTTCTTAAAACAAAGAAAGCCCTTTATTAAGTTAAAAAATAATAATTTGTTTATTATTATCCCAACATTTAATTAAATCACTTTGTATTTCATCCAACGTATCAAAAGTTACAGAGAAATGATTTGAAGTTACATCAGTAAGTTGCAATTCAAGTTTAGTTACTCTTTCAGTAAGTTCCGTTATGTTACCTATGCCTTCAATATCTTCCTTATTAACTTTTTTCTTATCTAATTCTTGAATTGCTTCGTTAGTAGCTGAAGATAAAGAAGCAAAAATAGATAAAACTTTTACTGCGAATGAGCGCAAATGTATCAATGTAATAAGATTATTATTCTATTTTGCCATTTTTCTTTTCTTCTCCTGATAAATAATTGATTATTTTAACATTAACCAAAAACTTCAGTTAACATGGCATTTACAGCTTCATCTGTTGCTAAGGTAACGATTGCAGTTTCTACACCATTAATCTTGATATTACCCTCAGTAGCACTAGCTTCAACTTTAGTAGCGCCTTCAGCAATACCGTCAACCTTAGTAGAGGTAGCGTCCCATTTTGCCTTATCGCCAGTAGCAATTTTATCAAGTTCAGCCGCATTGGCATGAGAGTGTTTCTTGCTTACAGCATCTTTGATATCAGCATTAGTCTGGTCATAAGTATCCAACAATGCCTTATTAGCATGCTCATGAGCTTTGTCTAGGTCAGACTGCACCTCAGTTGCTAGCTTTGCTTTAGTAATTGTGCCATCAGTAATAGATGCGGTGACCTTATGAGTCTTCTCATCAATAGCAACAACAACCATATCACCAGCAGCAGAACCAGAGGTAACGTACTCAATCAGACCGCCAACATCAATGTATAGGGTATCGTTAGTCGCATTAGCCAGAACCAACTTGATATAAGTGCCCTGAAGTTCATCGGTAGGATTAGTTACAACAGAACCAGATTTAACTACCATATCCTTCGGGATATTGATAGCTGCACCAGTAGCAACGCCATCCTTCATCAGCTGATAAATAGCAGCATATTCACCTGACTCTGTAGACTTCTCTACAGTATAATTAGGGACCTTGATGTCTACAACTTTATCTTTAATTTCTTGCACAGTACCATTAACTTTGATACTATCAATTTTATTTGGCTCTCCACCCGCGGTGACCAATCCATCAACACGAGCAGATAGTGCATTAAAAGCAGAGACTTTTGTAAAATCTGTATTAATCTTTTGAGCCAATAATTTAAGTTGTTCTAAAGAAGTCAAAGTAGATTTTGCCATATTTGTAATTCTCCTTTATATTAAAAAAATACTATATTATAATAGGTTTTTAATTAATCAAAAACCTAATTAAGCATATTTGAAATTTCTTCATCGGTAGCTATTTTAAAGCCGCCATAATTAGAATTTAAAGAAACTAATTTTTTTCCATCCCAATAATAGTTAGGCGTAGTAGGATCCTCATCATTTATAAAAAGTAAACTACCATCTGTTAAAAGATCCTTATTACTGGGCTTTTCAAGCCAGGTTGAAAGTTCCTATTCATTAGAAAAAATAAAATTATTAATAGAACCTTCGCCGCCGCCCTATATTGGAAAATATTCTATTAATCCAGTTTCTTTATTTTTAATTCCTGCTGTTGTAATTATCATAAATAATTACTCCTTATTCATTGAAATAGTATTAATAATATTTTGTACCTAATTTGAAGCGCTGGTAAGTAATTTATTTATTTTTTCCATAAAATCTTTTGGAAGTGCATCTCCATAATTAAAAGATGCAATTAAAGTTTTATTAGTTAAACTCTAAATATAAATTTTTGCATAATTGCAATATGTTAAATGATATGTAACAAAACTTTTATAATTAGAATAAATTGTTATAATATCTTCTGCTGAAAATAAAGTACATTCAGTTTTATCTGCATGATAAGGATATTCTTTAGCTCCAAGGACTACTGCATTAAAAATAGAATCTAAATTAGTCTAATCAATTGGAGTTAAAGAAAAATGAACTTTTTCTCCATTAGCAAGAGTAACATCTATTCCCTAATAAATTTTTTGTTCACAATATAAGTTAATTTCCTGAATCTTTTTTTCAGTAATTGTAGGTAAGTCTGTTTTATTCCATTTTAAAGCCATATTTTTTCTCCTATCTATTACTAAAAAGCTCCATTAATGGAAGTAATATATCCGCCTTTATCAGAAGGACCTCGTTTAATCTTTACTTTAAAATTAAACGCCGCACCGTTAGTATTTTCCTTATTTGTAAAGACAATATTTTTATTATTTAATACTGCTAAAGTTGCATCTTGCCATACTGGATCAGGATCTTTACCATTATTAGTGACTAATGCAGTAACAATAGCATCTCCAGGAATAGAACCTTCAATTTTTAAAACAGCTACTGAAATATCTCCCTCTACAGCAAGAGCTTCTTTTAAAGTAATATCTGCTTCTGTTACTTTTTTAGTAAAAGTAAAAGTAAAAGATGTAGATGCCATTCCGTCATTAGCAATAATTTCAAGAGTATGTTTTCCATTTAAAATTTTCTAAAATGAAGTCAAATCATTAAGATTAGAAAAAGTTAATGAAGAGCCTGAAGAAATATTTGTTTTAGTATTAACAGTAACATTATCTATTTTTTCTATAACAGTTAAAGCATCTCCATCAGGATCAGAAACAGAATAAGTAACATTAAAGACATCTTTTTTTTCTCCTAAATCAGTTCCTGATGTACCTAAAGAAGAAGAAATTACAGGAGGACGATTCAAGGAAATATATCCATTCTCATCTACAAACAATGATGAATCTATTATGAACGTTGGACGCACCCCGTAGGAGTAACTCGCACTGTCGCCGCCCCAGCCACCACCCGCGCCCACACAATACACGTAGCCCGAACCGTGCGAGTCGGGAGAACGAGTCCACCAAACCTCGGGGGAATTCTGATAGTAAGCAATTCTACTATTATTATTAGAGAAATAACTTAATTTTGAACCATCATTATTTAAAGTAGTAGCTCCAGTTTCTGTTATAGATAACAAAAAAACTTTTCTTGTTATTGTAGTCGCACCAATTGAATTACCTGCGGCAATAGGCAAAGTTGGTGTTAGAATATATGGCTATAATTTTGAGTCAATATTGTTCACATAATATTCTTCAAGCTGAGGGCCAAATTCTGAATCATAAGTCTAATTATTATTACTATTAAACGGGGTTTTAGCATCTATATTTTTTTGAGTTAACCATGCACCATTTGCATTTTTATATGATGAATCTGGAGCTCCTAAATTAGTAAGAATAAAATCAGTATAAGAATAAGTAGCAGTATCAGGATCTCTAATTTGAATTTTAATAATACTACCGATACTTTTATCCTTTAATGCTGTTAACATATGATACCTCCTTATCTATATAGGATATTATTTTAGATACGTATAATGTATCTTGATTATACTTTTTATTTATTGTATTCATTTGCTATAATTTTCTATATTCTTTTAATACCTAAGTAGAATTAATCTATTTTCTAGGCGTTAATTGTTCATGTATAATAGCACCTATCTCATTAGCTATTTTTAATCTAAACTTATAAGTATTTCCAAAGGCTGCATAAGCATCCCAAGCCTACCAAGATTGTTTTATTTTTTGTTTAGTAATTTTTTTATTTAAAAAATCTTTTTTCCATTTTTTTACTTTTCTTTTTATTTTTTTTACATTAGCTCTTCTTAATTTCATAACTACTTTTCCAGAATCAGTTAAATATGTATGAAATCCAAGAAAATCAATACCATTTTTTAATGGAAAGATTGCTGTTTTATTATTTAATTCAAGACCTAATTCTTTCATATACTATTTAATTTCTTTTAATAAAAGCTATAATTCCTGCTTAGACGAACTAATTAAATAAAAATCATCCATATATCTTCCATAATATTTTATTTTTTTCTTTTCTTTAATCCAATGATCAAAATCATCTAAAAACAATAATGCTAATAGCTAAGAAGTCTAATAACCTAAAGGAAGACCTTTAGATGTATCTATATAAGTACATAATAAATTATAAATTTCCTAATCTATATTTCTTTTTAAGCACATTTTCTAAAAAACTTTTTTTAATTTAATATGATTTATACTTGCAAAAAAATGATGAATATCGGCTTTTAGAACCCATCCTTCTGCAGTTTTATTCTTGGCATAATATTTTATTAAATGCCTTTTTAATCTAATTAAACCATCTAATTGTCCTTTATTTTTCTAAGAAGCATAATTATCTCTTATAAAACTTTTAGTTATAGATTCATATAAAACATTATCTGCTAATAAATGCAAAACAATTTTATCTTCATAAGCAGGAGCCTATATTAATCGCTATTTAGGTTCATACACATAAAAATTTTTAAAATCTTTAGGTTTATATGTATGAGATTTTAATTCCTATTCTAGTTCTAATAAATTTAAAAATAATGCCTATTCATAATCTAAAGTTGCCATTTTTTTAGCTTTATGTTTTTTAGTCTATAAATGAGCATTATATAAATAATCAAAATTATATAATGTAAAACTATTCATTAAATATTTATTCAAAATAAAAGATTGAGGAAATAGAAGAAGCTCTCAATCTATTATCTTATTCTGGTGTGCCTTCTTCTCACTAATTATTTACATTTTATTTAAATAAAATGAATAATCTCAGAATATCTATGTTCATCGTTAAAATATAACGATAAGATGTGGCTTCCTTTGATTAATAAAAATACTGTTTTCTTTTCATATAAAGTACTAATCTCATCTTTTATCAAAGCACGCCACCCCGTTGGAGTTACTCGCATTGTTGTTGTTCCAGTCACCATCCGTGTTCACACAATACACGTTGTTCGAATTGTTCGAGTTGGGAGAGCTACACAAGCCACACCTTTCAGCAAAAGCCTACTAAAATATAATTAAAATATCTAGTATTTCTTTAATTGAAGTTGTCCCAATCTATATATTTTTTTTACTTAAAATCTAATCTTCATCTATTGAACAAAAATAAAAATATTTATGTAAGAGAAGACATTTTTTAATAGTATCATTTATTAATAAAAGAATTTGCTAATCAGAAATATAAATATCAATAGTTAATAAACAAATATTTTCTAAAATCTATTGAGAAATTTTTCTCATTTCTTCTCCATATAACTTATAATGAGTTTTTGAAAATCCTTTTTTAGTTCTATGCAAAGAATACTACTGAAAAGAAGTAATTATTGTTTTTATTTCATTAATATTTTCTGCTAAATTCATTTTAGTTAATAAATTATTCAATTCTTGACTTTTATAATCATTTGTTTTTATTTTTGTTATTTTCCTTACAAAAATAAACAAATCTGTTGCTTTAGATTCCAATTTAATTAAATCTTTTTTATCCAACATTAAAAATCCACCTAAGAATTTTCTTTATTCCATACTCCCGCACTTAAAACAACCTCTGTTAAATCTACAAAAGTAACACTAAAACTATTTTCAGTAATAGATGTATCATATTTTAATTTTAATATTGCTACTTCATTTTTTAATCCAACTAATGAAGTTCTAATATCACTATGAGCTGAACCACTAGTATTATGCTCTGAAATTTTATTATCAATATCTTCTTCACGAAGAGAAACAAAATCCTATTCAATTGCATAATAACCATTATTAAGAGTAATATAATTAGAATTATTATTTGCAGGTAGAGAAGAAAGAATTAAATAAATTTTAGATAAAGAATTTGAAGTAGATGATAGAATTAAAGCATAAGTATTTAAATTGATTAAGGTATCTTCTTGCAAAGAAGCCTCATCTTTATAAATACTTAATTTCATTAAATTTTCCTCTTCAAGCGTTCTTCCAGTTAAAAATTTAATATTTATTGCATCCGCTCCAATAGGTATCTTATAAAATGAACCATCTAAATCTTTATATTGCCCAGATTTAATTATAGCCATATTATATAAACCCTCCTTTGCTGTACAATAATATATTATTTTTATTTAAATAATATTTATTAAATATGTCCTTTTATTTTATCCCTTCAGTCTCTAATTTTATTATATCACAATATTTTCCTTTTAGCAAACTCGCATAGAATATTAGCTATTGAAATTTTAATAAAAATTTGTTATAATATATATACAAAATAAAAAAAGAAAGATGGGATAATAGAATGAGTTTCTGGACTAGATTAATTTATGGTGTTCCTAACATGGAAGCGTGGTATCAGCAAAATCCTACTCATAAAAAGACTATCGAATATTATACCAGTCTTTGTAAAACAGATGAATTGCCTGCAATTAATAGTACTTTTAAGCAGTCTAAAGAATATATTACTAAATATTTTCCTAAACGAGTTCTTCCTGAAATGACTTATGAACAGATTATTAGTATTATTGATAATCTTAAATCTATTCGTCCTTTCTTTGCTGAACCTTTTCTTAAAGGTGGTAGTTCTACTTTTCCTTTAAATTTTAGAAAATATCGTTGTGGGTTTGAATATCATTTTAAAGAAAAAGATTATACTATTTCTGAATACAAAGAAGACGTTATAATGGGATATTGTGATAATATTAAAGATTCATTATGTTTCTTTTATTATTGGGAAGATAAAAATTGTACTGCTTCTTTTTCTGATTTTGCTGATATGAATAGTTATGAAAAGAATCCTAATAATATCAAGATGCCTATTTTCTTTAATCCTAAAGCCTTTCGAGATTACGCTCTTCTTTGTAAATATTTTTCTCAGCCCATTAAAGAATTACATGAACGTGAAATTGAAGAAGCTAAGCAAGCTGAATTAAAAAAACTTGCTGAAGCAAAAGAAGCTCAAAAGAAAAGAGAATATGAAATTCGAGAGCATCAAATTGAACTCCTGAATGGATTAAAAAATGATCTTCAATCTATTCAGGATAATGCAAGCTAAACAAATGGAACAAGTTGCTCAAGAAGATGCTAAGATTGCTAAAAGATTAAGCAATAATAATACTTTCCTTAATGCTCTTAATAAGACTGTAAAAGAAGGAGAAGAATAAATTTTGAATCTATTTAACTTTATTAGAGATAAATTCTATGAATTTAAATATAGAAAATTATTATATAAACCTACACGCACGGGATTTAAGAAATATAAAGATGTGATAGCTCAAGACTTTGTGCGTGATTTTGTTATGCCACCCGCATCATATTCTCAAATTATTTCACTATTGTCTATTGATGAAATTCATGCTTGTGGTTTAACGATTACATCTTGGTCATCTGATTATTTTCTATCTTGCTATTGGTCTGATTTTAAAAAACATAGTAATTTTATAGCATGGTATAATAGTAAATACAATGAAGCTAGAAACCATTATTTTTATAAATATGAATATAATGCAATTATTTTTAATCCAGCAACATTTTATGATTATTGCAAAGTTTGTGAATATGCTTCTCAAAGGTATGTTCAAACAGAAAATGAAAAAGAAAATAAAAGAAACAGAGAAGTTAGAGACAATCAAATTACAAATCTTAAAGAATTAATTAATTATATTCAATCTCTTCAAGATAAAGATATTGATACCTTAACATCGGTTTTAGAGAGCGATAAAGATATTGCTTCCCGCCTCACCCTAGAAGCATCAACAGAAAAAATGCTTGAACCTACTCATACTTTATCCTATTGGCGTAACCATCATTGGAAAGAAAATTAAGAAAGGATATGTTTTAATGAGCGTTTATTGTTGTTCTGATTTACATGGATGCTATCATCTTTGGAAACAAATTCAAACATTTTTGAAACCTAAAGATAAACTCTTTTTCTTAGGTGATGCTATTGATCGACAACCGCATGGATTGACTATTCTTAAAGAAATGATGAATGATTCAAGAGTCACTTGTCTTTTAGGCAACCATGAGGATATTTTGTTTGGCGCGGCGGGTGGTTATGAAGAGGACCCCCAAAACCGTAGAACTTTCATCAACGACTGGCTGTTGAATGGCGGTCAGGAAACCGCAGAAATTTGGACTAAGTTTAAAAAGAAAAGTCAAGATGAAATTCTTGATTATATTTTTGATATGGATACTCTTATTCCATATCGTAATGAACAAAATCAACTTATTTATTTAAGTCATGCGGGTTTCACTCCTAATCAGAATTGGACGAGTAAAGACTGGGCTGAACTTAGTGATTCATGGAAAATTTTTTGGGATCGAGAGCATGTAGATGATCCATGGCCCGCAGGTTTTGATAATGTCTATATCGTTCATGGACATACGCCTGTTCCTTATTTAACTGGTTCAATGCCAAAAACGCAAAAAGAATTTCAAATTTATAATTATTGCGACAATCACAAAGTAGATATAGATTTAATGAGCTTTGAATCTGGGGTTGCCGCACTTTTAAATCTTGACACATGGATGGTGACTTATTTTTATGATTCAGCTATTGACTGCGACTGAGATAACTGATATTTTTAATGCAGCTTATCATGCTGCTATTGATTAGGAACCACGTTTGTTCCTGTTATCTATAATTGGTAATGCTAATTATGGATTTGCTCAATCTTATAAGGAAATCTTCTTTTCTGGTTATTATCTTCCTACTTTTGAAGATTTATGCAAAAGAGACAAAGATGTAAAACAAGAAAAGACTTTATATTTTACTTATAATGATTATCAATTTAATATTGTTCTTTCATCAATTAAAGAACTTCCTTATGATTTAATGAATGGATATTCATTCCAATTAGAGACTTTTTATTCTTCATATCAAAAGGTAAATGAAAGATATAAAGGTCTTTATAATAAATGTTTTAATAATCAATTCTTTCAAGATTCCATTAAAAATTCTCTTTATATTAAGAAACACTTTATTTCAGATATTTATGGACGAATGCCACAAGGAAATCCAGAGACAACTGCAGAATATTTTGAACTAATGAAACTATTTACTATTACTAAAATGGTTTCACAAGGTTCTACTTATAAAGATGCCTTTCATCCAACAGATGATTATGTAAAGTATTTTTTAACAGATTGTCTTAGCACTGATCCTAATGTATTAGATATTCCCGTTATCGTTCAAAATACAAAAGACCAAGTTAAAAACTTTTATCGTCAAATACCTGATAGTAAACCTAATACAAATATTAGCTATTTAGCAGAGAAGGGCGTTGTAGCATTATTGCGCGATTCTTTTCAAAGTACGGTGGAAGGAGTTGACATCTTAGAATTTTTGACTTCAACAGAGAAAATGGCATATAATGAGATCTGTGCGCGGTTGAAGGATAATGAATGCATCATATCTATATCTAAAATTATTACTGAAACTGGCATCAGCCGCACAGTTTATAAATCAGTAATGGAAAAAATGGAAAAGTATCATGTTGCTACTGTAACTAATATGGGAGTAAAAGGTACTAAAATTGTAATGAATAATAGCTAATTGAAAAAATTAGCTATTTATTTTTTATAAAAATTATGGTATAATATATACATAAGGAAAGGAGAAAAAGTAGATGAGCTATATTGATTCTTTAATGGTTGATGTTAGATTTATTGAAGACAAGTATCCTAATTATGATGTACTTGGGGCTTTTCTTTATGGTTCTCAAAATTATAATTTGGATACAGATGATAGTGATGTAGATTCTATTATTGTTCTTGTTCCAAGTATTAAGGCTCTTCTCTGTGAGAAAGAAGTTAGTACTACCTATGAAATGGAAGATCATCATATTGTAGTTAAAGATTTGAAAGCCTTTAATAAAAATCTTTTAACTCTTTCTCCTCCTGCAATTGAACCTCTATTTTCTCAATGGAAATGGATTAATGATAAATATAAGTATATTTATCAGAACTTTTATCAAGATAATGCACAAGAAATTGTAAATTCTTGTTGTACTGTTTTTTACGACAAGACTCGAGCAATGATTAAAGCTATGACTCGAAAAGAGTCTTTAACTGGAAAACAGTATATTCATTGCCGTCGGCTTATTCGACTACTCCAGCGGCTTGCTGAAGATGAAGATTATGATGAAGCCATGTGGATTCCTGATAATGAAGTTTGCGTATGGATTGATACTAAGTATAGCGATAAAACATTTTCTGGTACAGATTTGACTCTACTTGAGTGCGAAAGTACTAATCCTACATTGGTAAAATATTTTACTGAAGATAATATGGATGATCGTGAGTACTGGCGAAAATATCTAGCGCAAGCTGCAAGCCGCATGGTAAAAATTAAGGAGTTTATTTGATGAAAAAATTTAAGATTATTGGCAGTATTGTTGCTATTGTTCTAATTCTTGTTCTTGCAATTACAAATATTACTATTATTCCTACTGGTTATACTGGTGTTAAAACCAGCTTTGGTCAGGTTCAGGAGACAGAAATTAAGAGTGGACAGCTTAATTTTACTATTCCTTTTGTCCAGTCTATCGCTAAGGTAAATAATAAGCAACAGGATAAAAAGATCGAGTCTCAGATTTGGGGTGAAACCAATGATAAGACTCCTATCTATGCGGCTGACCTCACTGTTACTTATCAGATTCAGCCGGAAAAGTCGGTTTGGATCTATACTAATGTAACTGATATTAAAAATTTGGTTAGTGATGCACTTGTTGCTTCAGCGGTAAAGTCTGCTATGGGTGAGTTGTCTCCGCAGGATGTTACTAACCGCACTAAAATTGAACCTCTTGTTCAGACTAAATTGGCAGAATCTCTGAATCAAAAATATGGTGAAGATGTTGTTTTTGTCAATAAAGTTGTAATTAATAATATGGACTTTGAGGACGCATATAATACTGCTATTCAGGAGAAGTCTATTGCTCAGCAGAATGCTGCGAAGCAGAAGATTGAGAATGAAGCAGCCATCGCTAAAGCAGAAGCAGAAAAGCAGGTTGCTATTACTAATGCTGAAGCTGAAGCACAGAAAACTGCAATTGAAGCAGAAGCACAGGCCAATGCTAATAAGATGCTTGCAGAAAGCCTCTCTGATACTTTGATTCGTTATCAGGAAATGCAGAAGTGGAATGGAGCTCTGCCGCAGTATGTAGGCGGGAATCCCGCAATTCCTGTGTTAAACAATAATAAGTAATTAACTATAAGAGGTATTTTTCTCAAAAGAAAAATTACCTCTTTATTTTTTATTAAAAAAATGATATAATATATATACAGTAAAGGAAAAGTAAACAAAAGAAAGGGTTGTTGCTTGATGATGCTTTTTGGAATTATGCTTCCTAGTTTTACTTTGAATATTGAGCGGTGGCGTTGGAATGAAGAATTTCAGCTCTGGGTATCTAATCAAGGACATTTTAAAGATAAAAAAGGTAAAGTTGTTCCTATTAAGATTGACCCTAATCGAGGTTATTGCAAAGTAAATTTTCATTTTGCTCATCGAGTAGTTGCAATGACTTGGATTCCTTGCGACAATCCTAAAGATATGACTGTTGACCACCTTAATCACAATAAAAGAGATAACTCTGTAAAAAATCTTGAATGGGTTACTAAAGAAGAAAATGCTCGTAGAGCTATTGAAGATTTATGTAATGTTTCAGATGTATCAAAAGCAAAAATGGTAGCTTCTTTGCAGCATAAAAAAGAACTTCCTTATAATGTTTGTTATACTGCAAAAAGTGGTGAAGTTGAAACTTTTTCTTCCTATGAAGATGCTGCAGCTTTTGTCTTTTATAATTTTGGTCATGCAGAAAAGGCTGAAACTATTATTACTAAGATTAAAAAGAAAATGGTCAATGGCGGTAAAGTGTATGGCGGTTATTGGACTAAGGAGACTTGTGCATGAATGTAATTTTTGAAAGTATGTTTTTTATTGCAGCGTATCTTAAAATTCTAGGTTTTATCAATCCGTCTTGGAATTTAATTTTTATTCCTATCGTATGGGAAATTCTTTATGAAATTATTGGTGATATTTTTGTCGCATTGATTCAGGCTTACTATGGAGAGGATGGTACTGATGGTAACAAACAGTGAGTTTTATATCATTATTGAAAATGGTCATTATCTTCATTCTGAATGGGATGGTTATAATTTTGCTTTTATCTGGTATTTATATCCTGAATTAGCAGATACTTTTGATTCTTATGAAGATGCAAAATCTTTTATTAAAGAAAATGAAGCTGATTTAGGTTCTGAAGCTAAGATTCAGAAGTGTAAAGCAACTTATGTTTTGGAGGATTGCTAATGGCATCTGTATATTTTAGCGATAACTTAGGTACATTGCGACAGATAGGTGATGCCGCGCAATGGCAAGATTGCATGAAAATTATTATGGATTTTCTTGCAGAACATAATTATCATTCTTATTATCAACGACTCTATTCAACAAAAAAGAATTGTATTACTATTGATGTTGGTTCTCATACTGAACATTTTGAAGTATGGGGCATGAAAATTGAGGAGGTTATTCATAATGGGTGAGTTCATTTATTCTTTTATCCAGATTATTTTTATCGCAGTAGAGCTTTCTTTGATGTATATGAGATATAAAACTAGAAATGATCCTGATATGGATGTTTCTATAAATATGTATAACGTATTGCTTGTTGACACTTGTCTAATTTATTTTATTATGCGTTCTCTGTTTGGCTAAGGAGGTTAAATGTTAAATCATATTATTTTCCTTATTGGTTGTATTTTTTATTTAATCGTGCAGAAATTAGCAACTAATTTCTGTTCAAGCTACCATCCTGATGCGCCTGTATTTTCTCTTATTATTGGCACTATTTTTGCCATTCTTTTTGACCTTCTTTATTGGGTAACTATGGCACGATTTCATCTTTACTCAATTTAAAAATTACTTCTTTATTTTTTATTAAAAAAATGATATAATATATATAAAGAAAGGGGAAATAAAATGACAAAAGAAATCTTTATTGCAATTGTTGAAAATCTTAAAAAGAGTGTAGCTCAAGATTTGCATATTGATAATGCACTTGATTCAATAGGTATCTTTATTAGTAGAGATAATTATATTGATTATTTCTGGGAAGCCGCGAATGATATTTTTTGTAATTACTTTGATGACGCTTCTGTTGAAATGATTTTTAATTATTGCGTTGGAGAAGCTATTCATATTAAGACTGCAGAGGGTAATGAAATTACTATTGAATCTGCGGATCAGCTTTATGAGTACTGCGGATCTCGTGAAGAGCAGGAACGCCACGAGTACGAAGAAGAGACTTATTACAGTTCTATGATTTAACTTATTGGAGGGATGTCTATATGTTGAATAAGAATGGTCAGCGTGAGCTTGCTTATTTAGTTACTGTTGATGAGATTAAACCTATTCCTAATTATGATCGAGTTGAATATGCTCGTACTAATGGCTGGTGGTGTGTGGTAAAGAAAGATCAGTTTAAGGTCGGTGATATTGCTATCTATTTTGAGGTGGATAGTCAGGTTCCTGCTACTGAAGAGTTTGCATTTCTTGAGTCTAAGAAGTATAAGATTAAGACTCAGAGAATGTGTAAAGTTTTGTCTCAGGGCCTGTTGATGCATCCTCTAGATTTTAATGGCTGGACTGTTGTTACTCCTATTGGTGGTGAGCCTACTATTAAGACTGATAAGGGTATTGAATTGCATTTGGGCGATGGAGTCACTGAGATTCTGGGCGTGACTTATGCGGATGCCGCAGATAATGCACGAAAGGCTAATGTTATTGCAGACCCGAATCAGAAGTATAAGGCAATGGCACAGCGTCATGCTAAGCTGTTTAAGAAGCCTGTTTTTCGTAAGCTGATGAAAACTTCTTGGGGTCGAAAGATTCTGTTTGTTTTTTTCGGTAAGAAGCGTGATAAGATTCCTACCCATTTCCCGACTCATTTTGAGTATATTCATAAGACCGATGAAGAGCGCGTTGAGAATATGCCTTTTGTGCTGAAGGATAAGCGTAAGCTGATTGCTAGCGAGAAGCTGGATGGTACTTCTAGTACTTATATTCTGGAGCGTAAGCCCTTCAATAAGTTCGAGTTTTATGTGCTTTCCCGCAATGTTCGTCAGTTGACCCCTGAGCAGGAGTGTTATCACGATGATAACATTTATTGGGAAATGGCATTTAAGTATGATATTGAGAATCATTTAAAGCAGTATTTGAAGGATAATCCTGAGCTGAAGTACGTTTGTGTGCAGGGCGAGTCTGTTGGCAATGTACAAGGTAATCCGCTGAAACTGAATGAGAATGATTTCTACGGTTTTAATTTTATTCGTTCTGATGTGGGTCGTATTTCTTCTCTTGAAGGTCGAGAGATTCTGAAGAGTTGGGGTATGAAGTGGGTTCCTATCTTGTCTACCGAGTGGGTTAATCCTGATACCATGGAAGAGATGAAGGCTCTAGCAGATGGTAAGTCTGTTGTAAATCCTGCGGTTCTGCGTGAGGGTATTGTTTATCGAGATCCGAATGATGGTAGCTTTAGTTTCAAGAACGTATCTAACAAGTTCTTGGAGAAGAAAAAGGTATAAATAATAAATCAACGATGGATAACTAAAAATCCATCGTTGATTTTTTTTATAAATTATGATATAATTATAATATAAGAAATAGAAAGGATATGTAAAAATATGATGATTACAGCAGAGATTGCAAGAGCAAAAACAATGCTTGTCAATTCTATTGAAAAAGAAATTACCAATGCTGCAGAAAATGGTTATCTTGATATTACTACAAAAGATTTTTACACTGATAGCGAATATGAAACTTTATCTGCAATTCTTATTAAAGCTGGTTTTCATGTAGAAAAAGTTGTTACTCCAAAAGGAGCAATTACTATGAAGTATGGAATGCCTGCTTATGGTATCTTTATTTCTTGGGAGAAGAAGCAGGTGACTCCTCGATGAATAATCAATTTTATATGAGTGATTTTTATTGTACTAAATGCGGGAATTTAAGTATGTCGCTCCCAAGGGCTAAGAAAAAGCAGCGAGAAGCTGGACATCTTAAAAATCTTTATTGTCCGCATTGTCGTGAAGAGCATAATCATGTAGAGATTCGTCCATTTGGTGCATATCGACTTGAAGATTTTCGTTTTGAATTTGAAAATGGAAACTTTGATGCAGATGGCAATAGAAAAAATCCTTATGGACAATTCAAAATGATTGTAAGAAAGGAAAATACAAATGCCTAATATTTGGTTTTCTTCCGATCTACATTTTAATCATAACAGACAGTTTATTTATCAAGCGCGCGGTTTTGAGACTTTGGAAGAAATGAATCAAACTATTATTGAACGATTCAATTCTCTAGTCAAACCAGAAGATGATCTCTATCTGTTAGGCGATACTATGCTTGGTAAACTAGAAGATAGTAAACCGCTGGTAGCCGCACTTAACGGAAAAAAGCATTTTATTATCGGTAATCACGACAATAGCAATAGAGTTAAGTTTTATAAAACTCTTTCTAATGATGTGACTTATGCTAATATTCTAGATGCAGCAAAGCATAGATTTTATCTTTCTCATTATCCTACTGAAACTAGCAATCTAGAAGCAGACCCCAAAACCGCAGTCATTAATCTTTATGGTCATACCCATCAAACTTCCAATTTTTATAATGATAAGCCTTATATGTATCATGTAGGCGTTGATTCTCATAATTGCTATCCTGTTTCTCTTGAAGAGATTTTGATTGATTTTGATAAGAAAGTTGAGGAATGTTATTCATGTTTGTAAAACCTAAATATACTGTTATTAATTCTCGATATGATGAAAATACTCATATGGCTTTTGTCACTATTAGTACTGATTGTGGGCTGTTTGCGGGAACTGCTACCTGTCATAAGCGAGATTATGAATGGGAGTCTAAGATTTTTGGTTGTGAAATCGCTGAAATTCGAGCAGGTATTAAATATATGAAAGAAAAGCGTCGTCATGCAGTTGATAAGTACAAGATGATGAAGGAATATTATCATATTGTCTCAGGTATGACAGGCTTCGATGCTAAGGTTCCCGCAATGTCTAAAGCACGAAAAATGATTTATGCTTGTAATGATGAAATTATGGAGTATGATAAGCTGATTAAGGCGGCTTATGAAACTATCACTCTAAAATGTCAGCTTATGGAAAAGACCATGAAGAAACTTAAGCCACGGGCAAATTAAATTAAATTATTATCTTTGTTTTTTATAATATATTGTAATATAAAAATATATTTATATTAAACAAAGATTATTTTATTAACAAAGGAGAGACCTAATACCAAATGTATTATTATGATACTTGTGCACTCCTGACTTTACAGCAGAAGGCTTTTGAAGATTTTTTTGTAATTAGTTCTATTACTCTTCAAGAACTTGAACATATTAAAACTTCTGCTACAAAAGATGAAGCAACTAAATATAAAGCGCGAAAGCTAATCCATCTTTTGGATGAAAATGAAGATAAATATAAAGTTGATCTGTTCCAGGCGGAGGATCTAAATACTATGCGGTATTTAGATATGCTCCCTGAAGGAACTAATGATAGTAAAATCATTGCTCAAGCGCAATCTTATGCTATGGAAAATTTTGAGCAGGGTGTAATCTTTGTAACTCAGGATTTGTGCTGTAAAGAGCTGGCAGCTGCAATCGGACTTTCTACTATTTATCTTTCTGCTTCTGACGAAGATAATTATACTGGATATAAAGAAGTAGATATGAATGATAAGGAACTTGCAGATTTTTATTCTGATTTTGATTCGATTCAAGAAGATAATATTTTTGAATTAAATCTTAATGAATATTTGCTTATCCGCCATAATGGAGAACTTCTAAATGAAGCCTATAAGTGGACTGAAAATGGACTTGCTCATGTTCATTATCTAACTTTTGAAAGTCAAATGTTTGGTGATATTAAACCTCTTGATATTGAACAAGTTTGTGCAATGGATTCTCTTTATCGAAATCAGATTACAATGTTGCGAGGTAAAGCAGGTAGTGGTAAATCTTTCCTTGCTTTTAGTTATCTATTTTCTCAGTTGGATAAAGGCAGAATTGACAAGATTGTTGTATTTTGTAATACAGTTGCAACAGCAGGTTCAGCAAGATTAGGTTTCTACCCTGGCACTAAAGATGAAAAGCTAATTGATGCACAAATTGGTAATTTGTTTGCTAGTAAATTAGGAGACAAAGAAGCTGTTCAAGCATTAATTGATGGACATAAGCTAATTTTTCTTCCTATGTCTGATATCCGCGGATATGATACATCTGGTATGAAAGCTGGCGTATATATTACAGAAGCTCAAAACATGGATATTGAACTTATGAAACTTGCTCTTGAGCGAGTAGGTGATGATTGTCTTATGATTCTTGATGGTGATTCTGATGCTCAGGTTGACTTAGCTCAATATGCTGGTATTAATAATGGTATGCGGCGAGTGAGTGAAGTTTTCCGTGGTGAAAACCTATATGGCGAAGTTACTCTTCGTAAGGTACATAGAAGCCGCATCGCTGAATTGGCACAACTTTTGTAATTGAAATGATAAAATAATCATAAAATAGTTTTTAAAGAGCTGTAAGTTAATTACAGCTCTTTTATTATATACAATTTTTCAAAAGGAGAGAACTTAAAAATGGATGAAAAACAGTTACTTGAAGAACTTTCTCATGGTAACATTCATTTAATGAAAATTGTTACTTAGGGAATGTTACTTTATTTAAAGAGCAATGCTACTGATTTGCAATATGTTTATGATTTAGTTACTAAAAATGCTAGTTGGTTACGTTTTATTTTTCCATTAAAATCATTTAAAAATATTTTAACCAATGTTCTAAATAACATTGAATCTGAACTAGAAAGAAGAGACCCTTGTGGTAAATAAATATTCTTATAAAACTTAGGGAAATTTAAAACTATCAACTAATTTTACAGTAAAAGAATTTAGATGTAAAAATGGTGCAGATGAAGTTCTAATTGATAATGAGTTAATTCAAGTTCTTTAGACTATTCGTAACCATTATAAAAAACCTATTTTAATTAATAGCGCATATAGAACAGTAGCATATAATAAAAGAATCGGCGGTAGTTCATAGAGCCAACATTGTAAAGGAACTGCCGCAGATATTAGAATCGAAGGAGTAGAACCTTTATAGCTTGCTCTTTATATTAAATCTCTGCCTTTCTTTAAGAATCGTGGCGGCATTGGCTTATATGATAGAAGTGCTGGTATCTATGCAGGTTTTGTTCATGTCGATGTACGAAATTACAAGAGCAGATGGATTAGTAAAGTAGGAACTACATATATCTCAACACCTAATTTAATGCCAACTTTAAAGAGAGGTATGCGGGATGGAAGTACTACGAGCTATGCGGTTACTGTTTTATAGCGTCATTTAGGGATTAAAAATCCAGATGGCGTATTTGGAGCTGCAACTGAAGCTGCAGTTATAGCTTGGTAGAAGAATCATGGCTTAACCGCAGATGGTATTGTTGGAGAAAAAACTTGGTTAACTCTATAAGGAGGAAATGATTTATGGATATTCTTAATTTTATTGCTCATAACTTTTTGCCATTAGTAGCTATTATTGGAGCTATTGTTTTGGTAGTATTAAAAGTTATTGATTTTGTAAAAAAGCCAACAGACGAGCAAATTCAAGGTTTGCAGGAATGGCTAAAGGGTCAGGTTGCCGAAGCTGAAAAAGCACTTGGCGGTGGCACTGGTGAACTAAAACTTCGTGTAGTCTATAATGCAGCAATTTCCAAATTTCCTTGGGTTGCTACCTATTTGACTTTTGATCAGTTTAATAATCTAGTAAAGATTGCATTGGATTGGATGCAAGAGCAAATGGATGACAATATTGCAATTAAAGATTATATTAAGAATAAAGAATAATAATAAAGAGCAGGTTAATTATTTAACCTGCTCTTATTTTTTTATGTTATAATATATTATAAAGGAGGAATATAATTATGATTCATATTTATACAGATGGAAGCAGTCGCGGGAATCCAGGTCTTGGCGGATTTGGAGTTGTAGTCTATCAATGCGATGGAGCTAAAGAAACCGCAATTATTCACTGTTATCAAGAACAATTTAAGCACGCTACTAATAATCAAATGGAATTAAGAGCAATTCTTTATGCTTTTGAATATGCTACTAAATATCATCCAAATGAACCTTGTATTATTTATTCTGATTCTGCTTATTGTGTAAATATTTGTAATGATTGGATTTATACATGGGTAAGAAATAATTGGAAAAATAGCAAGAAGAAAGAAGTAGAAAATATTAATTATGTAAAAGCCTTATATAAATATCTTAGCACAGATTTTTTTATGTGTCAAGTTAATAAATGCAAAGGACATAAGGATTTAATTGGTAATGAACTTGCGGATGCTCTTGCAACACATAATTCAGCAAAATTTGAAGAGATTATTTTAGTAAACAATATAGATTTATCTTTAAAATTAAATATTGACGTACAATTAAAAATATGATATAATATATATAGTAATAAAAAGAAAGAAGGAAAATAATGAGCGATAAGTTATACACAGAAGATTCTATTGCTTCACTTAGCCCATTAGAGTTCACAAGACTTCGTCCGGGAGTTTATTGTGGTAGCACTGAATATAGTACTCAGCTTTTAATTGAGATTGTTTCTAATGCTATTGATGAATTTTCCGCAGGTCATGGCAATGTAATTAATGTTGATTATAAAGATTCTGGCGAATGTACTGTTGAAGACTTTGCACAGGGATTTCCAGTTAATGTGATGCGTGAAGATGGAGAAACCGTTCTTCAGGCATCTTTTGATGTTTTAAATACTTCTGGTAAATTTACTGACGATGGTGTTTATGAAGGTACTGCTCTTGGTCTGAATGGTATCGGTAGTAAATTAACAAACTATCTTTCTCATTGGTTGGAAGTTTCTACTTATCGAGATGGTAAGATGGAATCAGTATCTTTTAAAGAAGGCATTTTTAATTCTCGAAAGACAGGAGAACAAGGTTCTAATCATACTGGTACTATTGTTCATTGGCTTCCTAGTGAAGAGTTTTTCACTAATGCAGGAATTGAAATTAATCGAATTAAAGAATTGTTTAAAGTTCTTGTATGTTTGTGCCCAGGTCTAACAATAAATCTATCTCATAATGGAAAAGATATTATTTCTTTTGTATCAAAAGATGGTCTGAATGATTTGGTTACAGACATTGCTAAGGATAATGAAATTCTAAGTAATAGACTTAAGATTCAATATGAGCAAGGTCGTAATAAGTTAGATTTCATTCTTACTTATACTGATAAGTATGCTTTAAATATGGTTTCTTATGTCAATACTGGTGAGACTGATAGTGGTCCGCACATCACTCAGATCAAAACTCTTATTACTCGTGAGTTCAATAAATTTTTCCGAGATAAGAAGTGGCTAAAAGAAAAAGATGAAAATTTAAGTGGCGATGATATTCAGGAAGGTATGTTAATTGTATTTAATATTACCGCACCGAATATTTCTTATGATGCTCAGACCAAGAGTCGAATTGTTAAGATTGATATGACTCCTTTTACTTCTGTTTTGACTGAGCATATTCAGTATTGGTTAAATAACAATGAAAAAGAAATCAAAGTAATTGCGGATAAGGCGATTAATGCGCGTAAAGCTAGAGATGCGGCAAAGAAAGCTAGAGAAGCAGTTCGTGAAAATCAAAAGAAGAAAAAGGAAAAAGTCCTTAAGTTTGATAGTAAATTGGCAGACTGTAATGGAAAAGATCGGTCTAAATGTGAGATTTATGTGACTGAGGGCGATTCGGCATCAGGCAACCTCAAGATGGCAAGAGATAATGCCTATCAAGCAATTATGCCAGTTCGAGGAAAAATTCTTAATGTTCGTAAAGCAAGTCTCGATAAGATTCAAAAGAATGCAGAAATTATGACAATGATTGAAGCATTTGGTCTTTCGGTAGATATGAAAACTATGAAACTTACTTATCGACCTGAAGATCTTCGTTATGGCAAGATCATTATTGAGAGTGATGCTGATGTCGATGGCGCGCATATCAAGAACTTGTTTTATACTTTCATCTGGACATTCTGTCCGCAACTTATCAAAGATGGATATGTATATGCAGGTGTTCCACCACTGTATAAAGTAACTGAGGGTAAAGATAAATTTATTTACTTAAAAGATGATGCGGCTTTGGAAGAATATCGGACTAAAAATATTGGTAAGAAATATGTTGTGAAACATTTAAAGGGACTCGGTGAGATGGATGTAGATGAGACCGATGTTCTTGTTAATCCAGAACTCCGTAATATTCGACAGATTACTGTCGAGGATGCAATAGCCGCAGATGCTTTATTTGATGACTTGATGGGTACTGCAATCGCACCTCGTAAAGAATTTATTAAACAGCATTCACAGGAGGCAACCTATGGCATTTAATGAATTAATTCACGAATTAAGCACTAACTTCATTGAATACGCGGCAGCCGTAAATTTGGATCGCGCAATACCTGATGCTCGAAGTGGACTGAAGCCTGTCGCTCGCCGCATTCTTTGGGGTGCTTATGATGGCGGTTATGCTTCAAATAAAGAGTACGCAAAATGTGCAAAAATTGTTGGTGATGTCATGGGTAATTGGCATCCTCATGGTGATAGTTCAATTTATGGTGCTCTTGTTCATCTTTCTCAGCCTTGGGTAATGCGTTATCCGCTGATTGATTTTCATGGTAACATGGGCAATATTGGTGGTGATGGGCCTGCAGCTTATCGTTATACCAATGCAAGATTAGCAAAAATTTCTGAAGATGGAATGTTGAATGGTCTAAAGAAAAAAATTGTTGATTTTGTCCCTAATTATGACGAAAATGATGAAGAGCCTGTAACGTTGCCTTCTGTATTTCCTAATCTTTTGTGCAATCCTAACACAGGCATTGGCGTTGCAATGGCTTGTAGCTGGCTCCCACACAATTTGAACGAAGTCGGAACCGCAATTATTGATTACATGGATGGAAAAGAACCAATCCTACCTGGACCTGACTTTCCAACGGGCGGTATTATTATCAACAAAAATGACATTCCCGCGATTATGAAGACAGGTCATGGTAGCGTAAAAGTTCGTGGTAAGTATAACATTGAAAAACAGAAAATTATCTTTTATGAAATTCCTTATGGACTGACTCTTGAAGGTCTTATGACTGAAATTGGAGAGGTTTGTGATTCTAAGGAAGTAGAAGGAATTTCTGAGATTCGAGATGAAAGTAATAAAAAGGGAATCCGCATTGTTATTGAATGCCAAAAGGATGCTAATCCTGATGCAGTTGTAAAAAAACTTTTTGCAAAGACTGATTTACAGACTTCTATTTCTTATAATCAGGTAGCTCTTGTAGATAAGGCTCCTGTTGAATTAGGCTTAGTAGATTGTATTAAGATTTATATTAAACATAATCTTGAGTGTATCAAGAGAGAAGCAGAATTTGATATTAATAAAGCAAAAGCTAGATTAGAGATTGTTATTGGTCTTTTGAAGGCTCTTGAAGATATTGATAATATTATTGCTTTAATTAAGAAATCTAAAAGTTCTGCGGATGCTGTGATTAATTTAACTTCAACCTATGGTTTCACTATCAATCAAGCTAAAGCCATTGTTGATATGAAACTTGGTAAATTGGCTGGTTTGGAAAAAATTGAGCTACAAAATGAAAAAGCTGAATTGGATGAATCTATTAAAAATTTGACTGTTTTGATTAATAGTGAAGATAAACAAAAAAATGTTCTTAAAAATAGATTAACAGCATTAATGGCTAAGTATGGTGATGCTCGCCGCACAGAGCTTACTCAAATTAATATTGCTCCTGAAGAAAAAGAAATTGCGACAGTAACTCCTGAAGATGTTGTTGTTGTTCTTACTCAGAATGGAGATATTAAACGAGTTCCTACTAAGAGTTTTAAAGTTCAAAAGCGTAATGGTAAAGGTGTAAAAACTTTGGATGATGCGATTCTTGATACTATTTCTACTAATACAGTTGATACTTTGATGTTCTTTACTAATAAAGGTAAGATGTATCGATTGCTTGTAGATAATGTTCCTGTTGGAACTAATACGGTTAAGGGTTCAAGAATTAGCTCTTTAATTAGTATGGATGATGATGAAAAAGTTATTGCAATGACATCTCTTTATCGCCAGTCAACAGCAAAGTATGTTGTATTCTTTACTAAAAAGGGTTTGTTAAAGAAAACTGAGCTTTCTGAATATATGAAGGTAAAGAAGAGTACTGGTATTCAGGCAATTAAACTGAATGATGGCGATTCTATTGCAAATGTAACTTTTCTTGAGGATGAAGAAGTTGTAGTTATTACTCGAAAAGGTATGAGTATTCATTTTGATACAGTTTCTATTAATTCTATTGGTAGAGTAACTGCAGGCGTAAAAACTATTAAGTTAGATGAAGATGATGAAGTCTTAGTCGGATTGCCAATTCATAATGAGAATGATTATATTGCATTCTTTACTTCAAAAGGCTATGCAAAGAAAACTGCATTAAGTGAATTCCCATATCAGGGTCGTGCGGGAAAAGGTGTAGTTTGCTATAAAGCAGTTGCTTCTACGGGAGAATTAGTTGGAGCCGCAATGGTTTCTAAGGAAGATAACATTCTATTGATCGGTAAACCTAATTCAATTTGTATTTCTTCCACTGATATTCCTGAATTGGTAAGAACTAGTTTAGGTAATATTATGACTAAGAGTGAAGTTAATTATATTGTAAAACTCTAATTAATAGGTCAATATAGGATAATCCTATATTGACTTTTTTTATTTATTATGGTATAATTTATTTATAGAAAATAAATGATAGGAGAAATAGTATGATAGAATTGAAAGCAGATGACTTTGAAAATACTATTGAACAAATTATTAAAGTGACTAAAGAACTTAATGATGCTACGGTTGCATATGATGCAGGCCATCCTATTATGACTGATATAGAATGGGATGAAAAGTATTTTTGGCTTAAACAAGCTGAAGATGCTTGCCATTATTGGTGTGAAGATTCTCCTACTCAAATTATTCATTTTGAAAAAGTAAGTAAGCTAGAAAAAGTTAAACATAATCATCTTATGCTATCTTTAGATAAAACTAAAGACATTAATGCGGTTAAGTCTTTTGTTGGAGACAAGCCTTGGATTGCTATGGCAAAGATGGATGGTCTTACTTGTTCTTTAAAGTATGAGCATGGCAAACTCGTAGGAGCTGAAACTCGCGGCAATGGAGAAGTTGGAGAAAATATTCTTCATAATGCTATGGTTATTGATTCTATTCCTAAGCGTTTAGGCATGGATATTGATTTGGTTGTCGATGGAGAAATTATTTGTACTTATCAAGATTTTGAAAGTTTTAAAAAAGCTGGTTTACGAGATGCAAATGGTTATATGAATCCTCGAAACTTTGCCGCAGGTAGTATTAGACTTTTAGATTCTAAAGAATGCGTAACTCGTGATTTAACTTTTATTGCTTGGGACATTATTACATCTTCAATTAGTAATTTTAAAACTCTTTCTCAAAAGTTAAATTGGTTAGTAACAAGAGGATTTTTCCCTGTTCCTTATTATGTTAATGATGAAAATTTTTCAATAGAAGAAGCTATTAATGGATTAAAGAAAGATACTCAACTTCTTTCTTATCCTATTGATGGTATTGTTTTTAAATATAATGATTGTGAATATTATCAATCTCTTGGCGCAACTAATCATCATTTTCGTGGCGGTTTAGCTTATAAGTTTTATGATGAAACTTATGAAACAACTTTAAAAGATATTGAATGGACTATGGGAAGAACAGGTGTTCTTACTCCTGTTGCAATTTTTGATCCATTGGATATTGAAGGTTCTGAAGTATCAAGAGCCAGTTTACATAATATTAATACTATGAAGGCTTTAGGTATTAGAGAAAAAGATTGTACTATTTCTATTTTTAAAGCCAATATGATAATTCCTCAAGTTAGTGGTGTTGTAGAAGAATTTTATGGAGAAAAAATTGAGATTCCTTCTATCTGTCCTATTTGCGGTGGAGCTACTAAAGTAATCATTTCTGATACAGGTACAGAGCAGCTTTATTGCGATAATCCTAATTGTCAAGGCAAATTAATTAATATTATTGATCATTATTGTAGTAAGAAAGGTCTTGATATTAAGGGCTTGTCAAAAGCTACATTGGAGAAATTGATTGATTGGGGATGGATTAATAAAACATCAGATATTTATACTCTTAATACCTTTGCCGCAGATTGGAAAAAGAAAGCAGGTTTTGGTGAAAAATCTGTAACTAAGATTCTTGATGCTATTGAAGCAAGTAAAAATTGTGAATTGTGGCAATTTATTTCTGCTATTGGTATTCCTGAAATTGGTCCAAATGTAGCTAAGATTTTGGCTAAAGAATTTAATGATTGGGCTTCTTTTAGAGATGCAGTAGAAGATGACACTTATCATTTCTTCACTCTTGATGGTTTTGGAGAAGAGATGCATAATTATATTAAAACTTTTGATTTTACAGAAGCAGATAAATGTGCTCATTGTCTTTCTTTCAAAACAGAAAATAATCAAGAGAATAATAATACTATGAAAGATATGATTTTTGTTATTACTGGCAAATTAAAACATTATAAAAATAGAGATGCTTTAGTTGGTGAAATTGAATCTCATGGCGGCAAAGTTGTAGGTTCTATTTCTAAGAAAGTTAATTATCTTATTAATAATGACATCAATAGCAATAGTGCTAAGAATAATGCGGCTAAGGCAGCTAATATTCCAATTATATCTGAAGAAGATTTTATGAATCAATTTGATTTATAAAAATTTTTATGGTAAAATAATAATATGAAAAAAAGATTAAAAAAGATTGCTGAACAGATTGTCCAGCTTGAAGGTTTAAAAACATCCAAAGATGATAAAGAGTATCAAATGATGGAGCTCATTAAAAATCTTTCTGTGGATGAAATGTTAGAAATTGATGACTATATCATAAGAAATAAGATGTTGAATAAATAAAAATTTTATGATATAATTATAATACAATAAAGATATTAAAAAGGTTTAAGGAGATTTATATATTATGAAGGAAAATTCTATTCTTGTTTATGATTTTGTGAAGCAGCATGATGGTGAGCAGTTTACTGCACAGGATATTGCTGATGGTGTTGGCTTGGGTGTTCGTTCTGTTAATGGTATTGTGACTTCTTCTTTCCAGCGTCACAAGAATACTGAGGGTCAGCCTGAGCCTCTGATGGAGCGTATTCCCGCAGAAATCGAGCTAGCTGATGGTACTCATAAGCCTGTAAAGTTTATTCGTCTGACTGATGCAGGTCGTGCTTTCGATCCTCGCGTTGCACAGTAAGTAAAAGCATTTTATAAGGGCTAATCTTAATTGATTAGCCCTTTTTTCGGAGATAGATATGGAAATATTTATTATTTGTCTTGTTGTATTTAGTTTAATTTTTCTTTCAGGAATTATTATTTATTTAGTCTATTAGCATAATTAGCAATGTGATAAAATTAATTCTTTATAGGAAGAATTAAAAAAGAAACAAGAGTTAGACATTTCAGAAAAATAGAGGTTACAATGTTCAATTCTTGATTTAGCAACAGAATTAGATGATCTTGGAAATGAATATGCGGCTTTAGCCAATTAGAAGAAACAAGCTGAAACTGAAGTAAAAAAAGCCTTAGACTATAAACGCACAGCAGAGGACGCCGCGCACTTTTATATGGAGACTCTTGATAATGAATATGCTAAAAAAGAATCTGATTTTGATAAATATATTTTGAATTTACAAGTTCAAAAGAAGCAAGCTGAATCAGATTTAAATAAAATTAGAGCATCTCTTGCCGCAGGAGTCGAAGCATAGTTAAGAGAAGAAGAAAAGAAAAAGAAACTTGACTTCTATAAGATCACTTTGAGTGAAAATGAACTGAATGATATTAACTTATTGTTTAATTTAAGAAGTAGTTTTAGAAATGTTACTGTTTTAAATAAACTTATTTGGTCTGAATATTTACAAAAGAAAGTTTCTGAGATGAGTGCTAGAGTTGTAGGCAAAACAGATAAAACTGGTATTTATAAAATTACTAATCTAAAAACACAATAGTGCTATATTGGTTAGAGTGTTTCTATTGGTGAACGTTTTAAGTAGCATTGTAAATGCGGTTGTGGTATCGGAGCTTCAGCATCTAATAAACTTTATGCTTCAATGCAACAAGATGGTATCTGGAATTTTACATTTGAGGTTCTTGAAGAATGTCCAAGAGACTAGTTAAATGAAAAAGAAAAACTATGGATTGAATTATATTAGAGTAATATTTATGGTATGAATAGTACCAAAGGAGGAAGTTAATTTGGGCACTGTTACGATTTTAAATGAAACTACTTTAAAGCCTTATACTCTTATGGGTAAAACCGCAGGTATTTGTTATGGTACTCCTATTGATAGTGAAGAGAAAAATTATAAACGTGGTAAAACCATTGCGGCGGATGGCCATGGCCGCGTAATGGAGTATCCTCAAGTCTATATGATTCTTGATGGATATTCTGCACGAGTTATGCGTGAATTTTATACTCATATTGGTGGAGCTCCTACTCGTCTTCAGTCTTCAACTCGTTATATCCAGTATGGCGATTTTGATTATATTACTCCACTAGGCTTAACCGCAGAACAGAAAGTAAAATATGATTATGCAATGTATCAGATTTCTGAAGCCTATAAAGATATGCTAGCTATGGGTGTTAAGAAAGAAGATGTTGCAAATATTCTTCCTCTTGGTATGACTACTAAAGTTGTTGTTCGTACCAATATGCGTAATTTGATTGATATGTCACATCAGCGTCTTTGCTCTCGTGCTTATTGGGAGTTTAGACAGCTAATGAATGATATTAAAAATGCACTTGCCGCATATTCAGATGAATGGAATGAAATTACTGAAGAATATTTTGTTCCTAAATGTGAAGTTTGTGGTTTCTGCATTGAGCATCAGTCTTGTGGCAGGAAGCCTAAGAAAGAAAACTCTTAATTGACATTTTATTAAAAATATGATATAATAAAATATCAAAAGAAAAAGAGGTTTTATTAAACGTGACAAAAAGAGAAAAATTTATTCAATGTGTTCAAAAAGAAATTTTTGATAATGATGACATTTATATGGAACAGTATGATGCAGAAGACTGGGAAGATATTGTAAGTTATTGGAATGAATTTAATAAAACCGACAAGAGTAAGAATACTGGAGAAATGACTGAACTTGGTCAGAAGATTCTCCAGTTTATGCAGACTTGTGAAAATGCAATGACTGCTAAAGAAATTGGTGAAGGACTTTTTATGAGTTCACGATCGGTATCTGGTGCAATGCGTAAACTTATTACTTGTGGTTATGTTGTAAGACAAAATGCAAATCCTGTGATGTATGCTCTAACTGATTCAGGTAAGAGTTATAATAGTTGATATTTTATTAAAAATAGTGTATAATAATTAAGTAACATAAATTAAAGGAGAAAATAATATATGCGTAAATGTGTAAATGCAGAGCATCTGGAAGGTTATGTTTATCAGCATAGCTTGACAGTAAAGCAGGTTAAGAATGAGCAGTCTAAGAATTTTGGCCATGATTTTATTTCTGGTGATTTGGAGATTGCAGTTGATGAGGAAGCTCTGAATGTTATTACAGTTCATTTTACTTATGTAACTGCAACCACTTCTCAGGGTAAAAAGAATACAACTTATACAGTTCTGGAAAAGCTGATTGCAGAGCCTGATAAGACTTGGGTTGCAGGTGGTAAGGATGTAGCTTTTAAAGTTAAAGTTGATACCGCATTAGCTTTGAATGATTTTATCGCCAGTGATGGTAGTCAAGTTTCTACAAAGCGCAATGAGGGCGGTTTTGTTAGTTTCGTAACTGAGCTGTGTCCTGAGAATGAGCGGAATACTTTCCAGATGGATATGTTGATTAATAAAGTTCGTCTTATTGAAGCAAATCCTGAGAAGCACATTGAAGAGGATTATTGTACTATTAGTGGTATTGTATTTAATTTCCGTAATGAAATTCTTCCTGTGGAATTTGTAATTCGTAATAAGGGTGGTATGGAGTATTTCATGGATATGGATGCTTCTGAAGCTAATCCTACTTTTACTAAGCTGTGGGGCCGCATTAATTGTAAGACTATTAAGCGTGAGTACCGTGAAGATTCTGCTTGGGGTGAAGCTCAGGTACGAACTGCAGAAACCAAATCTCGTGAGTGGCTGGTAACTGGTACTGCTAAAGTTCCTTATGAGTATGGTGATGAAAAGGTTCTTACCGCAGAAGAGGTCATGAAGGGCAGTCAGGATCGTGAGATTCATTGGGCAGAAATTAAGAAACGTAATGATGAATATAAGGCTTCTCAGGTACTTGCTAAGAGCGGTGCAATGAATTTTACTGACAATAAGCCATCTGCTGTGTCTCCGGCAAAAGCCGCATCTTTTACTTTTTAATTTTGGAGGTTTATATTAATGGCTGGAATTGATTTGCTTAATTTGGCTCCACATCAGGTCAGCCGTGACCTTCGTGGATATTCGGTCTTTCTTTATGGAGATCCTAAGAGCGGTAAGACAACTACCGCAACTAAGTTCCCGCATCATCTACTTCTTGCCTTTGAGAAAGGCTATTCAGCAATTCCGGGTGTAATGGCTCAGCCCATTAACTCATGGAGCGATTTCCGCAAGGTTCTTCGTCAGTTGAAAGATCCTGCAGTTAAGGAGCGATTTGAAACTATCATTATTGATACCGCAGATATTGCATATGACTATTGTGAAAAATATGTTTGTGCAAATGCTCCTCGTACTAAGGAGTAGGGTAACGGTTTTGGTGTTGATTCTATCGCAGATATTCCTTTTGGTAAGGGTTATGGAATGGTTGCAAAAGAGTTTGATGAATGTCTTCGTGCAATTGTTCAGCTTAATTATGGTCTGGTTTTGATTAGTCATGCTGTTGATAAGACCTTTACTGATGAGACTGGTAAAGAGTTTAATCAGATTGTTCCTACTCTTGATAAGCGTGCTCGTAATATTGTATCTCGTCTGTGTGATATTATTGGTTATTCAAGAGCAATTCAGAATGATGATGGCTCTGTTTCTACTAAGCTCTTTATTCGTGGTACTCCTCGATATATGGCAGGTTCTCGTTTTAAGTATACTCCTGAAGTAATTGATTTTAATTATCCAAGTCTTGTTGCGGCTATTGGAGATGCTATTGATAAGCAGATGGCTGAAGATGGCACAGAGTATTTTACTGATGCTCGAATCAATACTTATGAAGAGCCTGATACCCCTGATTTTGATGAATTGATTAATTCTTTTAACAATATTGTTAATGATATGATTAATAATATGCCAGAAGATAAGTTTACTTCTTATTATCAGCCGCGTATCGTGCAGATTACTGAAAAGTATCTCGGTAAAGGACAGAAAGTTAATCAGTGTTCTCGTGACCAGACAGAAGCACTTGATTTGATTGTTACTGAACTAAAAGACCTCGCAAAGTCTAAGTCTGAATCTTAATTTTAAAAGTCAAGAGGAGAAATACCTCTTGACTTTTTTTATATTTTATGTTATAATATATAAGAATTATAAGAAAGAGAAGTTGTTGATATGGCACATTTAGTAACTTGTCTTTATTGCGGGAAAAAAGTTGATAGAGATAAAATCCCTATGATAAAAGTTAGTGCCCGCAGGTATGCTCATCCAGAATGTGCTGAGCATAAAGAAGAAGTACAAACTCAAGAGCAAAAAGATCTTGAAGCCCTTGAACAATATGTAATGAAAATATTTGATGAACCATTTGTAAATGCAAGAGTAAGAAAACAAATTAATGAATATAAGGAAAAATATAATTATACTTATAGTGGAATGCTTAAGACATTAGTTTGGTGGTATGAAGTAAAAAATAATTCAATAGAAAAAGCTAATGGCGGTGTAGGTATCATTCCTTTTGCTTATAAGCAGGCTTGTGATTATTATTATGCTTTATATCTTGCACAAATGAGCAACATTGACAAAAAGGTAACTACTTTTAAAACAAAAGAAATAGAAATTGGGTCTCCGCGGGTCTACGTAAAACCGCCACGACTCTTTGATTTAGGAGATGACGAAGATGAGTAAATATGTAGACACGCCCTCAATCGTTCAGGTAATTGGTGGTATTTATACAAATCCATCATTGCTTGATATGGAAGATAAATATACTTTTTATGAGGAAGATTTTCCAGAAGAATTTCATAAGATTCTTTTTGGTTCAATTTTTAATCTTCATCAGTTAGGTGCGAAAGATATTACTCCCGCAGTAATTGAAGATTATTTGGAACAGCGTCCAAAAAAATATGCAGTATATAAAATCAATAAAGGTTCTGAGTATCTTCAGAATCTTGTAGATAGTGTCCAAATAACTGCTTTTGATTATTATTATCAAAAGATGAAGAAAATGACACTTTTAAGAATGTATCAATCCATTGGTATGGACTTAAAGTGGCTTTATGATATTGATAATATTCTTGACTTAAAGAAAAAACAAAAGCAGGAAGAATGGTTAGATAATACTCCTATTGATGAAATTGCAGACTTAATTGATAAAAAGATTACAGATATTCGTCTTAAGTATGTAGATAATTCTGATGATGATTTTTGTCAGGCGGGTGAGGGTATTAAAGATCTTATCCAAAGATTGAAAGATACTCCAGAAATTGGGTATCCTCTTTATGGGCCTCTTGTTAATACAATTCATCGAGGAGCTCGTCTTAAAAAGTTTTATTTGCGGTCTGCTGCGACTGGCGTTGGCAAAACTCGTGCAATGATTGCAGATGTTTGTAATATTGCTTGTGATGAAATTTATGATATTAATAAAAGAGATTGGATTCTTAATGGAACTAAAGAGCCAGCTTTGTTTATTGGAACAGAGCAGGATGAAGAAGAGATTCAAACCATGATGTTGGCTTTTCTTTCTGCAGTAAATGAAGAGCATATTTTAACTGGTGAATATGGAGAAGGTGAAGAAGAAAGAGTTCTTAAAGCTGCAGATTTGATTGAAAAGAGCCCTTTATATATTAAAAAGTTACCTGACTTTTCACTTCAGGATATTGAAAATTGCATCAAATATGCAATCCGTGAATGGGGAGTTAGATATATCTTTTTTGATTATATCCATAGTTCTTTGAAGATACTGTCTGAAATCAGTTCAAAAGCAGGTGTTAAAAATCTGCGTGAAGATAATATCCTATTTATGATTAGTGTGCGGTTAAAAGATTTATGTAATGAATATGGTGTATTTATTATGACTGCGACCCAATTGAATAGTGATTATCAAACTAGTTCTACTCCTGACCAAAATCTTCTGCGAGGAGCAAAATCTATTGCTGATAAAATTGACGTTGGTATGATTATGTTACAAACTACACCTGATGATGAAAAAGCATTAGAAACTGTATTAGGTTCTGATATTCCAATGCCTGAAATTAAAATTTCAGTATATAAAAATCGTCGTGGTAGATGGAAGAATGTTCTTCTTTGGTGTAGGGCGGATAGAGGTACTTGCCGCATTGAGCCTATTTTTATGACTGATTTTCAGTATAAGTTAATTGAAATTGAAGATTTGAAGATTAATGTTAACCCTAAAATTCAAGCGAGTGCATTTTAATTATGATTGATAAAGATACATTAAAAAATGAATTAACAATAGACCAAGTATTTGGATTAGTTGCTGAATTAGGTGGAGATCCGCGTATGAGCAATGGTTCTTTTGTTTCACGAACTATCTGTCATGGCGGAGATTCGCATAAATTATATTATTATAATAATACTCATCTTTTTAAGTGTTATACTCAATGTCCAGAAGATTCATTTGATATTTATCAGCTTGTAATGAAAGTCAAATCTCGTGAGTCAAATGAAGAATGGCTTTTGCCTAGAGCTATTAATTATGTAGCGAGATATTTTGGTTATGAACTGTATAATGATGATTTTTCTGATTTACAAGAAAAACTTCCTGATTGGGAAATTTTTAATAATTACAATCGAATCAATTCCATCAATGATAAACAAATTGTTGAGTTGAAAACGTATCCAGAAAAAATTCTTCAATATTTGCCTACTCCACGAATTACTCCTTGGGAGCAGGAGCATATTGATACTGAAGTGATGAAATATCATGGTATTAAATATGACCCAGTAGCGCAAGGTATCGTGATTCCTCATTATGATATTGATGGAAATCTTATTGGAATCCGCGAGAGAACTATGGTAAAAGAAGAAGAAGCCGATGGCAAATATCGTCCTGCAATTATCAATGGCATAATGTATAATCATCCTCTTGGTTTTAATCTTTACAATTTAAATAATAGTAAAGAAGCAATTAAGATTATTCATAAAGCAATAGTATTTGAAAGTGAAAAATCTACTTTATTATATGCTTCTTATTTTGGCAAAGATAATGATATCAGTGTAGCTTGTTGTGGAAGTAATTTTATTTCTTATCAAGCTAATTTATTATTGTCTTTAGGTGTTACTGAAATTATTATTGCTTTTGATAGACAGTATCAAGAGATTGGAGATAAAGATTTTAAGAGATGGACTCATAAACTTGAAACTATCAATGAAAAATATAAGGGATTATGTCAAATGTCTTTTATTTTTGATACTCAACATCGACTTGAGTATAAAGCTAGTCCAATAGATCAAGGTCCAGAACTTTTCTTAGAACTTTTTCAAGAAAGGATTTTTTTATAAATGAAATATACTTTAATTAATGAATATATTAGCCCTAATTTGAGTCCACTTGAATAGATTCTAGTTAATAGAGGACTTAAAATGAGTGACTTAGAAAATTATATCAATGCGGATGATAGTTGTATTAATCCGCCAGAGAGCTTAGGTGAAGAGAATCTTAAAGCTGGGTTTATCGCAATTCTTCAAACTGTAAATAAAAATGGAACTGTATTAGTTGTAGTTGATTGCGACTGTGATGGTTACACTTCTGGTGCTCTTATTGTAAATTATCTTTATGATATTTTTCCATCTTGGGTTTCTAATAATTTAAGTGTTTATTTGCATGATGGTAAACAACATGGCTTAAATGATTGCGTTGATTATATTAAATAGAATAGATTTGATTTAGTTATTTGTCCTGATTCATCTTCTAATGATTTTAAAGAACATTAGATTATTAAAGAATATGGTGGACAAACGCTTATTTTAGATCATCACCTTGTAGATAAAATTAGTACAGATGCTATTATAATTAATAATCAATTAAGCAATTATCCAAATAAAGAATTATCTGGTGTTGGCGTTACTTGGCAATTTTGTCGATATTTTGATAAAATGATTCATTAGCATTATGCAGATAATTATATTGACTTAGTGGCGCTTGGAAATGATGCAGATATGATGAGCCTATTATCTATTGAAACAAAGTATCTTATTAATAAAGGTTTTAGAAAAGAAAATATTAAAAACCCTTTTATTGAATATATGCTTGATAAAAATAGTTTTCCTCTTTCTAAAACTGATTATATTCCTTATGAAAAAGAGTTAGCTTGTACTTCATATGGAGCTGCATTCTTCATTGTTCCTTTTGTTAATGCAATGACTCGAAGTGGCGCTCCTGAAGATAAACAACTTTTGTTTAATTCAATGCTTAATTTTAAAGCATTTAATAAAGTTCCTTCAAACAAGAGAGGAGCTAAAGGGCAAGAAGATTTACTTGTACTTAATGCGATGAGAGCGGTTAATAATACTAAAAATCATCAAGATAGGGCGGTTGAAGCAGGTATGGAGCATCTTAAGAAAAAGATTGAGGAAGAAGATATGCTTAATAAACATAATTTCTTACTTTTCTTGCTTGAGGATGCTAATGAACTTCCTTCTGAAATTCGTGGTTTGATTGCTAATAAATTTATTAATATTTATCAGCGACCATGTTGTATTTTAACTAAAAATACTTATACGACAGAAGATGGTAAGAAGATTCCTTCATATGAAGGCTCAATGCGTGGATATACTAAATTTGGTTTAATGAGCTTTAAAGAAGTACTAGATCAGTGCGCAGGAACATTATATTGTCAAGGACATGAAAATGCTGCAGGCCTAGGTGTTCGTGCAGACAGTATAGATGAGTTTATAGCAACAGTTGATGCTATTATTGATGAATATCCCCACGAGCCTATGTATCAAGTTGATTATCTTTTTGATGAAAAGACTGTTAAAAATAATGTAATCTTTGATATTGCTGAAATGAATAGCTACTGGGGTCAAGATGTTGAACGTCCTTATGTAGTAATGAAATTTAAAGTAACTAATTCTAATTTTGCAGTCATGGCAAAACAAACTCTTAAGATTACTTTAAATAATGGTTTGTCTCTTATTAAGTTTGCTGGTACAGAAGAAGACATTGAAACATTTACTACTACTGGATGGAAGGAAATTGAAGCTGTATGTAAATGTTGTGAAAATAATTGGAATGGTAGAAAATATCCTCAGTTGATTATTAGTGATTATCAAGTAGTTGATAGCAGTAAATATTTCTTTTAATGAGATGCTTGTAGCGCACTCTATCGTATATTAAAATCAAAAGTCAGTTTAGAGTTTTTCAATTCAAAAATTGACCTTTGATTTTTTTATTATTTTATAGTATAATAATATAGAGGTAATAAAAAATGGATAAAAATGAATATGAAATTAAAAGAAACGCTATTAAAGCGGTAATTCAAAATATTGAAAAAGAAAATGAATTTTGCATAGGTGGGAATTGTGATCATTGTCTTTATGGATATAGAAATGATAAACTTTCAAAAGAAAAATGTAATGAATTAAAAATTGAAACTTATGCAAGGAATAAAACAAAAAAGACTAGACTGCGGCGATGGCAAAAAAAGTTAGCAGATTTAGATAAAGAGTTTCGAGGTGAAGAATAATGGTACTTACAGCAAAACAAGAAGAAGGATTGCGAATTGCTCTAGATAGATACCATGCAGGAGAGAAGTTCACTGTCATTAGTGGGTATGCAGGTACAGGAAAGTCCACGCTAGTTCGTTTTATTATTGAAGCCTTGAACATTGATGAAGAGGATGTAGTTTATACGGCATTTACAGGCAAAGCCGCAGAAGTTTTACATAAAAAGGGAAATAAAAATGCAATGACTTTACATAAGCTCTTGTATGATAGCTTCCCAAAAGGTGATGGTACTTTCTTTAAAAAGCCAAAAGCATTGATTGATTATAAATTTATTGTTGTAGATGAAGTATCTATGGCAAGCAAAGATTTAATTGATTTGCTTTTTAGCTATAAGAATATTTATGTTATTTGTCTAGGAGATCCTTTTCAGCTTCCTACTATTGACCCCAATAGTGATAATCACTTGCTTGACCATCCTCATGTTTTTTTGGACGAAATTATGCGGCAAGCTGCAGAATCAGAAATTATTAGAGCTAGTATGGATATTCGTGCGATGAAACCTTTGGTGGAAATGCATGGCAATGAGGTACAAGTTTTTAATAAAGCAGATTTGAATACAGGTATGCTTATGTGGGCAGATCAGGTACTTGTTGGAACTAATGCTACTCGCATTGCTATTAATAACCAGATGCGATCGCTACTTGGTAGAGGAAATATGCCTGAAGATGGTGATAAAGTTATTTGTCTTAGAAATTATTGGAATAATTTTTCTAATACAGGTGGAGCATTAACCAATGGTACCATTGGTTATTTACATGATACTGTTAATGCTCCAAAATATTTACCTTATTGGTGCGGTGGAGATGTCATTCCCGCAATTAATACTCGGTTTATTTCTGATAGTAATGAAGATTTTGGTAGGCTATCAATGGATAAAACTATGATTCTTACTGGTGAAAAAGGTATTGATTCTAAATTAGCTTTTAAACTAAGTAAGAATGAAAAAACTAAAGGACTCGTTCCAATGGAATTTACATTTGGATATGCTATTACAACACATAAGGCTCAAGGCAGTGAATGGCCTAAAGTCTTGGTAATTGAAGAGAGATTTCCTTTTAATATTGTAGAACATGCTCGATGGCTCTATACAGCTGTAACTCGCGCAAGCGATAAAGTTGTTATTGTTAAGAAATGAGGCTTCTATGTATTATTATTTATCTTATGTAATTTAGACTGCAGAAACAGGAACAGAAGGATTTGAAAATTATATCTTATATGTCGTTTCTGAATTTGACCATAAACCAACAGCTAAAGAATTAGCCTATGACTGGGCAAAACAAAATGGTTTTAAAGAATCTGATTTGTATGAAACTTCTGAAGGATGGTATTGTAGATATTTAATTCAATCCTTAAGACTTCCTCAGACAGGATTTAATCTAAAACCTATTTCTGTAATTATTTAAAAAATATGTTATAATATATTATATAAAGTAAGGGGGCATAAGATTGCTGAAAGTTTTAAACCAAAGGTTTGAAATTCATTCGCATACAGAATATTCAAATATACGACTCTTGGATTGTATTAATCGAGCAGAGTATCTTATCAATAGAGCGATTGAATTAGGCTTGGCGGGTATTGCTATTACTGACCATGATGCACTTTGTGCTCATATGGAAGTTAATATTTATGCTCAAAAAATTGCTGAGAAGTATCCTAATTTTAAGGTAGCTCTTGGTAATGAAATTTATCTTTGTCCTTCTCGTGAAATGGGACAAAAGTATTACCATTTTATTTTGATTGCAAAAAATAAAATTGGTCATAGAGCTTTGCGAGAATTATCTAGTCGTGCTTGGATGAATAGCTTTTATGATCGTGGTATGGAACGTGTTGTAACTCTTTATGATGATTTGAAAGAAATTGTTCATAAATATCCTAATAGTTTGATTGCAACTACTGCTTGTTTAGGCGGCGAAGTATCTAGTCAAACTATGAATTTAATTAAAGCAGAAGAGCATAATGATGAAAATTCAAAAGCTGAAGCACATAATGATATTGTAAATTTTATTCTTATGTGTAAAGAGCTTTTTGGAGAAGATTTTTATATCGAGTGCGCTCCCGGTTGTTCTACTGACCAGATTAAAGTTAATCAGAGACTTGTTTCTATTGCTCATTGTTTCGGTCTTAAGATGGTTATTGGTACCGATGCTCACTATTTGAAGAAAGAAGATAGATATGTTCATAAGGCATATCTTAATTCTAAAGGCGGTGAGCGTGAAGTAGATGATTTCTATGAATATGCTTATCTTCAGAGCAATGAAGAAATCTTTCAAAATTTAAGTCAATCTAATTTTGATTCTCTGTTTATTAGTCAGATGTTCCAAAATTCTATGGAGATTTGGAATAAAATTGAAAATTATAGTTTGCTTCATAAACAGACTATTCCTAAAGTTGAAGTTCGTGATTATCCTAAACGTTCTTTTGGCGTAAATAATCCTGATAGAGATGAAATTGAAAATTATCCAATTCTTAAATCTATGTTTGCTTCTGATGATAAAATTGAACGTTATTGGGTCAATGAATGCTGGAATTCTTTAACTAAAAATATTGGTGCGCCTTTTGACCATCTTGATTACGTTGCAAGATTGGAAGAAGAAGCTGATATTAAAAGAACTATTGGACAAAAGCTCGAAACTAATATGTTTGCTTATCCTGTAACTCTTCAGCATTATGTTGATTTGTTTTGGAATTGTGGCAGTATTGTTGGTGCGGGTCGTGGTTCAAGCTGTTCTGGTCTAAATCATTATCTTCTTGGTATTACTCAGTTGGATCCTATTAAATATGAACTTCCTTTCTGGCGTTATCTGAATAAAGAGCGCACAGAATTAGGTGATATTGACTTGGATCTTTGTCCTAGTAAGCGTCCTCTGATTCTTAAGAAGATTAAAGAAGAGCGTGGTCAGAAGTTCAATCAAAATATTGATGAATTATCTCGTAAGAATTTAGGTTGTACTTTGATTGCAACTTTCGGTACTGAAGGTACTCGAAGCACAATTCTTACTGCTTGCCGCGGTTATCGTAGTGAAGAATTTCCTGAAGGTATTGATAGTGATACTGCTCAGTATATCTCTTCTTTGATTCCTAGTGAACGTGGTTTTTTGTGGCCTCTGAAAGATGTTATTAATGGTAATCCTGATAAAGATAGAAAGCCAAATCAGCTTTTCTTAAAAGAAGTAAATCAGTATCCAGGTCTAATGGATATTATGATTGCTATTGAAGGTCTGGTTAATAAGCGTAGTTCTCATGCATCTGGTGTTATTCTTTTTGATGAAGATCCTTATGAATTTGGATGCTTTATGAAAACTCCAAAAGGCGAGATTATTACTCAGTACGATCTTCATATGTGCGAAGCCGCGGGTATGACTAAATATGATTTTCTTGTTACCGAAGTTCAAGATAAATTAGTTGAAGCCATTCATCTTTTACAAGAGCATGGAGAAATTGAGCCTGAACTTTCTTTGAAAGAAGTTTATAATAAGTATTTCCATCCTGCGGTTTTGCCTATTAATGACCAGAAATATTGGAATGTTCTGCATGATAACTCTGTTTTAAATATTTTTCAGTTTGATTCTGATGTTGGAAGTCAGGCGGCGAAAAAAATTAAGCCGAACAGCATCTTTGAGATGGCAGATGCCAATGGATTGATGAGACTAATGACCTCAGAAAAAGGCGAAGAAACACCTATGGAAAAATATATTCGTTTTAAGAATAACATCAATCTGTGGTATCGAGAAATGAATGAGTATGGTTTGACTAAAGAAGAGCAAAAGATAGTTGAACCTTATTTTAAACAATCTTATGGAGTTCCGCCAAGCCAAGAGCAGTTAATGAAGATGTTGATGGATGAGAAGATTTGCGGCTTTACACTTGCTGAAGCTAATGCAGCCCGCAAGATTGTTGGTAAAAAGCAAATGTCTAAAATTCCTGAACTTCGAGATAAAGTTCTTAAGCAAGCAAAAAGTCCTTGTTTGGGTAATTATATTTGGAAGTGCGGTGTTGCACCTCAGTTAGGGTATTCTTTCTCCGTTATTCATGCATTGGCTTATAGTTTCATTGGTTTTCAGACTATTTATATTGCAACTCGTTGGAATCCAATTTATTGGAACACCGCCTGTTTGATTATTAATAGTGCATCTCTTGAATCTGAAGAGGACGATGAAGATGCGACTGATAAAAAAGATAAAACTACTGACTATGGTAAATTAGCTAAAGCTATTGGAGATATTCGTTCTCGTGGTATTAAAATCTCCTTAGTTGATATTAATAAATCTAGTTATAGTTTTGAACCTGATCCTGAAAATAATGAGATTTTGTTTGGTATGAAGGGTGTTAATAAAGTTGGTGGACCAATTATTGACGCAATTATTGCTGGACGTCCTTATTCTGGAATTGTAGATTTTATGAGACGTTGCCCGCTTAATAAAACTGTTATGGTTTCTTTGATTAAAGCAGGAGCTTTTGATAAAATTGATGAACATTGGGCAAAAGAAATCTGTGCAGAACCGCGTTTTGCAATTATGGCTTTTTATATTTTATCTGTATATGAAGGCAAGACTAAGTTAAATCTGCAAAATTTTAGTACTCTAATGCAAAAAGGATTAGTTCCTGATGAATTAGATTTGCAGAAAAGAGTTTTTGCTTTTAATAAGTATTTAAAAGAGAAGAAAGTAGATAAATATTATCTCCTTGACGATAATTGCTTGGCTTTTTATAATAATTATTTTAGTGAAGAAAATCTATCTGTAATTAATGGCCATACTTGTATTCTTCAATCTGCATGGGATAAAATTTATAAAAAGGTTATGGATGATGCTAGAAATTGGCTAAAAAATAATCAGAATGAAGTTCTTAATCAATTAAATACTATGCTTTTCATGGAAAGTTGGAATAAATATGCTTCAGGTAATATCTCTGATTGGGAAATGGAAAGTTTGTGTTTTTATTACCATAAACATGTATTAGCTTCTGTTAATACTACAAAATATGGTTTAAGTAATTTTTTTGAACTTCCTACAACTCCTGTTATTGAAACAACTTTCAAAAGAAATGGCAAAGATATTCCTATTTATAAGACTTATAAAATTGTAGGTACTGTAATTGGAAAAAATGATACTCGATCTTCTATTTCTTTACTAACTCTTGATGGTGTTGTAAATGTTAAATTTACAAAAGAATACTTTGCAATGTACAATAGACAATTATCTAAAGTTCAGCCGGATGGCAGTAAGAAAGTTGTTGAAAAAAGCTGGTTTACACGAGGAACTAAAATTATGGTAACTGGCTTTCGACGTGATGATATGTTCCAAACTAAAACTTATAAACATACAAAAACTCATCAATTATATCAAATTATGGCTATCCATGATGGAGATATTGAACTTGAGCATGAACGCTATTCAGTAAATTAATTTAAGTAAAACGTCATTTATTGATAAATGACGTTTTTTATGTTATAATATAATAGTAAAAATATAAAGGAGCTTAATATATGGCAATTAAAATTCTTGCGCTTATTGGTAAGAGTGGTGCGGGTAAGGATACCATTGTCAATTGGATGGTATCTAATCTTCCTGAATATCACTTTAATAAGATTATTCTAACTACTACTCGTCCTATGCGTAGCTATGAAAAGAATCATATTAATTATCATTTTATTTCCGACCAAGTTTTCTTTTCTAAAATGGGTAATGACCAAATTGTAGGAGCATCTCAATTCAATAATTGGAACTATGGTATTGATATTGCAACTTTGAAAAAAAATCAAATTAATATTGGTGCTTTTAATCTTGCTATGCTAGAAGTTATGAAGCAGGATCCTCGTTTTGAAATTCTACCTATCTATATCTATGCTTCTCCTAAAACTAGATTGCTTCGTAGTATTATGAGAGAGCAGAATCCTAGCTATACAGAGATTTGCCGTAGATTTCTTGCTGATGAGCATGATTTCTTTGAATATGAAGACCCAAAAGACAATATGAAAAATGATTTTAGCATTCCTTATTATATTAATAATGGGGATGGAGATTTTTTTAATGTTCATAATATTCCAGCTGTAAAGAATTTTATTACTGGTCTAAATTAATTAATTTTATAAAGTAAATAATCATATAAATTAAGAATCCTTAAAAATATTTAACTACTTAGGAGGTTTTATATGAAAATTATTAAGCGTGATGGTCGAATTGTACCATTTGAGAAAGGCAAAATTATTGATGCTGTTTGTGCTGCTTTTTAGGAAGTAGACGGAAGTATCTCTGATTATGCTATTTTAAAAGCTAATAATATTGCAGATTACGTTCTTGAAAAAGCTAAAGAGCATAAACGTCAGGTTTATTCTCATTGGGAAGAAATTCCTGAAGGAGATAGATTTCCTCTTAATCACGATGATATGTACTTCACGGTCGAGGATATACAGGATTTAGTCGAAAAAGGCTTAATGGCAACTAAGCGAAAAGATGTTGCAAAAGCCTATATTCTATATCGAAATGAACGTAATCAAAAGCGTGGTAATTTAACTGATAAAACTGTTCTTGAATTACTTGCGGGAACCAATGAGTACTGGAAGCGAGAGAACTCAAATAAAGATGCTGATACTGTAACTGTTCAACGCGATTATATGGCAGGTATTGTCAGTACAGATATTAGCCGCAGATTTTTGCTTGATGAAGATGTTCGAGAAGCGCATGATGAAGGTATTATTCATATGCATGATCTTGATTATCTTGCTCAAAATGCACTAACTAACTGTTGTCTTATTAACTTAGAAGACATGCTAATGAATGGCACTGTTATTAATGGCATTCGTATTGATCCTCAGCATCGGCTTTTAACTGCTACTACTGTTTCTACTCAAATTATTACTGCCGTAGCAAGTTCTCAATATGGTGGTTGCACTATTTCTTTAACTCATCTTGCACCTTTTGTTCGTATGAGTTACGATTTCTATGTAAATGATGTCACCAATGAATTAAAAGAACTTGGTATTGAAGACAAAGAAATGGTAGAGAAATTTGCTATGAAGCGTCTAAAGAAAGAAGTCCGTGATGCTGTTCAGACATTTAATTATCAAATCAATTCTATGTCTACAACTAATGGTCAAGCACCTTTTGTTTCTGTTTGTATGTATTTAAACGAAACGGATGAATATAAAAAAGAACTTGCTATGTTAATTGAAGAATTTCTTGAACAACGTAAGCAAGGCATGAAGAATGAAGTTGGAGTATATATTACTCAAGCCTTCCCTAAACTTCTTTATGTGCTTGAAGAAGATAATATTTATCCTCAATCTAAATATTATTATTTAACATGGAAAGCTGCAGAATGTACTGCCAAAAGAATGGTTCCTGATTATATTTCTGAAAAGAAAATGAAGGAACTTAAGATTAATCCTTCTACCAATAAAGGTGAGACTTATCCTTGTATGGGATGTAGATCTTTCCTAACTCCAGACCGCACTACAAAGAACTGGGCAAGAGCACTCAACTATGATGGGACAAAAGGCAAATACTATGGTAGATTTAATGCGGGTGTTACTACTATTAATCTTCCTGATATTGCTTTTTCTTCTGAAGGTAATTTTGATACTTTCTGGAAACTTTTTGAAGAAAGAACTGAATTGTGCCATAAGGGACTAAAAACCCGCATTAAACGACTTGAAGGTATTACTTCAGATGTAGCTCCTATTCTGTGGCAAAATGGCGCATTTGCACGTCTTGACCGCCATGAATCTATTACTGAATTACTTCATCATGGTTATGCCACAATTAGCCTTGGATATGCAGGCTTGTATGAATGTGTAAAGTATATGACTGGACATTCTCATACTGACGGCGGTGAAGGTGAAAAGTTCGGGTTACAAGTTATGCAGGCTCTTAATGATAAATGCGCACAATGGAAAGCCGCAGAAGATATTGATTATAGTTTATATGGCTCTCCTATTGAATCTACTACTTATAAATTTGCTAAATGTTTGAAAAAACGTTTTGGTGATGATATTTTTGTAAAGCTAGATGGCAAAGATAGGAACTATATTACTAATAGTTATCATGTACCTGTATTTGAAAAAATTGATGCTTTTTCTAAATTGGCTATTGAATCTAAATTCCAGAGATTGAGTCCTGGTGGAGCTATTAGCTATATTGAAACTCCTAATCTCCAAAATAATATTGAAGCTGTATATGAAGTTATTAAATTTATTTATAACAATATTATGTATGCAGAATTAAATACTAAATCTGATTATTGCCAAAATTGTGGTTATGACGGAGAGATGCAATTAACTCCAGATATGGAATGGTATTGTCCTCAGTGTGGATGCAAAGATCATACTAAGCTAAATATTGCAAGACGCACATGTGGGTATATCGGAACAAATCAATGGAACTTTGGTCGCACTCAAGAAATTGCAGATCGCGTAGTTCATCTTGATGAATGAGGTAATATAGAAATGAATGAGCTATATCATTATGCCGCTATTAAGAAGAATGATATTGTAGATGGCGAAGGAGTTTGTGTAAGTTTTTGGACACAAGGATGCCCTCATCATTGCCAAGGATGTCATAATCCTGAAACTTGGGATTTTATAAAAGGTAAAACCGCAACAATAGATGAAATAGTTAATGAAATAATTGCGGCTATTGGAGCTAATGGAGTCCATAGAAATTTCTCTATTTTAGGTGGTGAACCTATGGCTCCTCAAAATAGTGCTTTAACTATGAAAGTTATTCAAAAAATTCGCTTTAAATATCCTAATATTAAAATCTTTCTTTGGTCTGGATATACATTAGAAGAACTTAAATCTATTAAAAGTATTTACATAGGTTCTATTCTTCGTGATATAGATGTTCTTATTGATGGGCGGTTTGAACAAGATAAACGAGATTTAACTCTTCATCTTCGTGGTTCATCAAATCAAAGAATTCTTTATAAAGGAATAGATTTTTAAAATAAAATATGTTATACTTTTATACAAGGAGAGTGAAAAAATGGATGCAAAATTAACTATGTATGAAGCTAATAAGAACCTATATGCTCAACTTCCACCTCTAACCAAAGAACAAATTTAGAGAGGAATTAATGAAGTTTTAGCTCCTTACATTAATGCAGGCGGAGATTACTTTATGTTACTTTGCCGTGAATATAATTATTATACTTTATATCATCTTTCTCATAAACTACTTCACACTAACATTGGTCTAAAGACCGCAGAAGACATCGTGGATTTGGTTAAGACTGATTTAGGTTGTATCTATGATATTACTAAAAATGAAGATGATGTAGTTGAAATCTGGGTTAAGAATTATGATGACCATGAAATGCACGCATATTTCTTCTTTCCCTATGACAAAGGAGTGATTGAAATTTAATGCGTAAGATTGTATGTGTTATGGCTCCTTTCGATGCTAAGCAAAAGCTAGATATTGTTGAAGATCATGAAGTTGTAGATACTTTTACTTTAGATACTTTTACTTTTATTTCTACCCTACCAGAAAAAGCAAAAGAATATTCAATTAATGAAGTAGCTTTTGCTGGACCTCAAGTTTATCTTCAGGGTTTGATTAAACGACTACAAGAGCATGAATTAAAGACTTATTCAACTAATATTATTAATTATACTATTTTGTGAGGATTATATGAAATTTCTTATTAGTACAACTGAAGTACATCGTGTAGACACTGAAAATGAAGCAGTAATGCTAATTGAGGATGCTAAGAAAGATGGCAATTTTATTTTGACTAAGTATTCTACTGAACATAAAGAGAAAAAGGCAAAAGGCGAAATTATTGAAGAGTATTATAAAGTTACTTTAACTAAGAGCTTTACCGATATTAAAGAGCCTTCTGTTCAGACTACTGTTACTTATGACGCGGAGGACATTTAATGGAACTTGGAATTAAAGCATTGAACGGTTATGCAGTTTTGCCTACTAGAGGAACCGCAGATTCTGCTGGCATGGATTTATATGCTGCTATTCAAGACACTCTGACCATTGCTCCGCATGAAACAAAAATGATTCCTACTGGATTAGCAATGGAAATTCCTGATGGATACTTTGGAGCAATTTATCCGCGGTCTGGTCTTTCCACTAAGCGTGGTTTGCGCCTTGCTAATTGTGTTGCAGTAATTGATTCTGATTATCGTGGCGAAGTTGGAGTTCCACTTCATAATGATTCTAATGATTATCAGGATATTTATCCTAGAGACCGCATTGCTCAGCTAGTAATTCAACCTTATTTAAACGTGGTTCCTACTTATGTAGCTTCTTTTGATAAAGAAAATACTGAACGCGGGACTGGCGGTTTTGGTCATACTGGAACTTAATAAATAATATATAAGAGAGTGATTATAAAAATCACTCTCTTATTTTTTTTGACAAAATACTTTTTTTATGATATACTAGAATAAGAGGTGAAATAATGAGAACTTTAGCATTGGATTTATCTACTAAGAGCAGTGGTTGGAGTATCTTTAATGATAAGGGATTAGAAGCACATGGCTGTATCACTGCTTCTTCCACGGATGTCATTTCCCGCATTTATAAGATTACTGAAGAAGTTAAAAATATCTTTTTAAAATATACAGATATTTCTGCTGTTGTCTTAGAAGAAGTTAGACCCGAAAATGGTTAGACTGGACCTGGCAATATTCATACACATAAAGTATTAATGTGGCTTCAAGCAAGTATTATATTTATGTTACATGACAATAGTAAAAATACTAAAATCGAATATTTATATCCCAGCTCTTGGCGATAGACTTGCGGTATTAAGACTGGTAGAGGAACTTATCGTGAATCTCTCAAGCAAGCAGATATTGATTTTGTAAAAAATACTTATGGTATTACTGTTAATGATGATGAAGCAGATGCTATTGGAATTGGCTATGCTTATTGGTCTAAACAAAATAATGAAATTAATTGGGAATAACAAAAAAAAATGGGATTCTTATAATTAAATAAGAATCCCATTATTATTAAGATTTAGTTGACTGAGTATGTGAATCAGTTCCAGTCTCTTTTGTCATAGAACAATAGTAAATAGCTTCAGACAAATCCTTAATCATATCAATAACTTCCCCAAGTTCATGAGTATCAAGGTGTCTTAAATTAGTTGCTTCATTTGCTTCTATCTCTTTATAAACTAAATCTTCTAAATCACATTTAATATGTTTTAATCTTTCCATGATTTATCTCCTTATGCTACTCGTTCAACTATCAAATTTGCATTTTTAACTTGAATTGCTGTTGTGCCAACATTTCTAACAGCAATCTAAGAGCAACAACCTTTAGGAACATCAATGTAAATCATATCAGAAACATTATTAAAAGCAGATACTGCGGTTGGCGTAGTAGTCATTGTTGTGCTAGCAATTGGCTCCCCATTCAAGGAAAAAGCCAATGATACTGGACCTGCCGTTCCATCAGCTGGAACCGCAACATTACCAGAAAAATATGCTTTAAAACGAGCTCGGCATTGAGAAGTTAATCCTCTCAATGTTACTAACCCGCTGCCCTATCTGTGTAAAATGGAACAGTTATTTCCAGTTACAGCAGTTTCAGTATAAAGAACATCCTAATTAGATAAAACCGTCTAAACGGCATTTGCTGTAATTTCCATTATTTTACTCCTTTATTAATAATTTGCTCCGCAGCAAGGAGATGGATTACCAATAAAAGGTGCATATCCTGCTGTATAAGTTGTTGCCTGCGGATATCTTACAACACCGCATAAAGCAGCTTGTAGCTGTAAAGTATTAATCTGATTCTGCATATCAGCAATTCTATTACCAGCAATAGCATCAAGAATTTTCTGAGTATTCTGGCAATCATTATGCATAATATTCTGAGTATTTAGCAAGCTATCATACTTTACTCCATCAATAGCCTGTGCCATATTGCAGAATCCTTTTCCTAGCTCATAGCCATTTGCCTGAACCATAGATTCTACATCACGGATACTATTGTTATTTGCGTAACCCATATCCTTTACTGCACCAGTAGTATCATAGACACCCTGACGAATTGCTTCAATAATTTCATTATTTTGGCGCTCTAATGCAGCAAAATTGAACTGATTCTGTACTTCACCTGCGGTAGCTGGTGCACCTGCTGGATTCATAGGTGGCATATTTCCTCGATTAAAACCATTGCCGCCCCAGCCCATAAAACAGAATAGGAATAAGATAATAATCCACCAAGCACCTCCATTACCATTGAAACCATTTTCTCCGGTAACTGCTGCGATATCACTTAAACTATAACCATCATTATTAAACATAAAGTACCTCCATATATTATATGTTTATTTTTAGAGTTTATAATCCCATCATTTGTTTAAAATTATTAAACTCTTTATCAAAGTCATAGCCTTGCTCAGTCATAATATTGCGGGCAACTTTTTCTATTTCTTGTCCATTATTATCCTTAGCAAGAGCTAAAAGATTAGCAAACAAGGGATTCTAGCCCATACTTTCTTGAACCATATTATAAACGAATTGAGAAGGATTTGGGTTCTTTTTGATAAAACTCAAAAGCTACATTGGATTGTTAATATTTGCTTGCATTGTTACTATCCTTTCTTGCGGGTTCTGCTTTTTTTACTTCAGTCTAGGTCTAAGATTTTGAAGCTAAAACCGCATCTAACTTATTTTCTAATAAATTAATCTTCTCTATAATAGTGTTCATATCGGTATTTAGAGAGTTTTCTTCTTTTTGCTATTGTGAGAAGCAAGGCTTAAATGTTGTAATACTTGTGGTTCCATTCTAATTCCACGATTTAATATATACTTCACTTAAATCTGCTTTTGGAAAAATTCCATATCCACCGATAGGAACTTCAGTTACTCTAGCCATATCTTCACTATCTACTAATTTACCATTTAATCCATTTGCCGATGGATTATTCATTACCTGTTGAGGTTGCTAATTGAAATAGTATTGAGATGGCGGCATCTAAATATTTCCATTATAAGAAGGATAAAAACTTGGATTATAATAATTCATAAAATTTTAATTAAAACTCCTTTCTTTTGTCCCTTGCATAAGTATATAAATTTTAATTAAAATTTCTAAAAAGTCCTTGTCCAAATTTTAATTAAAATTTAAAAATTTAACAGGAAATATCTGATTATTTTTAAAATGAAAACTTCTCCACAAAAACAAAAAAATGGGGTTTATGATAGATTTTAGTTCCATCATAAACCCCAATTTATTTATTCACAGATGCAATCAATGATTGTAAATTCATCTTCATCTTGCTATACAATACAGGTGTTAATATTAACACCCTTCTAAGTTTCATAAATTCCAGTAGATCCAATTACAAAAGTTTTACCATTAATAACAAAAGAATGATTTTCTTTGGATTGAATGCCTAATTTAGTAATAGCGTTAAAATTACTGATATCCGCACTTAGTAATGAACAAATATTAGTACCTTTAGCTATTGGACCTACTATTTGTTTATAGTAATTATTCATAATTAATCCTCAATAATAAAACAAATACCACCATTAGTTAATCGTTTTTTCTTTAGCTCATAATCAACATCAGTCTCTCTCGCCGCGCACATATAAATAGTAGCTTTATCAAAAGAACCTAAATACTTCCATTTATTTGCATCATAGTCAAAGCCATAAAAAGTATGCATGGTATCATTATCTTGTGAGATAGTTAATATTTTTCCCTAATTATTACCAGTCAATCCAGTTGGATATGCAGTATTTAAATAAGTAATACATGTAGCAACAGTAGCATTTTTTAAACTAGTGATAGTAGTGTCATCTAAAATAGGCCCAATAAGCACTCCATCATAATTTTTAATAGCTCCATAATCAACCCAACCTGCAATGCTATCATAAGTTATTGTGCCACGTTTAGCAGGATTAGTAAATAAAACCAATAAATGATAATTAACAGGATTTACTTCCATTCGCATAATTGAGTTAAGCGGTTGACCAATAGTTTCAATAGTACCATTATTATAAGTAACTTTAATTACTTGTGTGCCAGGATCAGCTTCATTGTCTTTAGAATCAAATTCAATTCTTACAGGCCAGATCAAACTTTTGGTGAAGGCTGGCGTATCATTATTATAATTAATAGTTAAAATGCCTTCATCAGTTAAAGTAATATTTGTAATCCACTAAATCTTTTTATCAAAAACCTCTTTAGTACCATCATTATAATTAATAGTTAATGTGCCATTAGTTTCTAATTCAGTGGTAGTAATCCATTTAATTTTATTTTCTAATGCCTCAGAATCACCAGTAGTATAAGTAAAAGTAATAGTACCATTATCTGCAAGAGAAATTCCATTAATCCATTTTAATGTAGTTTCATAGTTAGTACCATCATTGTAATCAATATGAAATACACCAGTAGCACTATTCAATGTTGTAGAAGTAATCCATTTAATTTTCTTTGTATAAGTAACAGTATTGTCATGGGTATAAGTAATAGTGAAAGTACCATCATCAGCAAGATCAATAGTATCAATCATATTAAAATCACCAAGATATAAAGTTTTTGGTTCACCATTCTCTTTTGTATCATAACAATAGTAATCATAAACTAAAATTTTACGATGATTGTTAATATCATCAGTTTTTCCTTCATAATCTTGGATTGCATCACTAGCTTCAACAACTCTAAAATTCTTTAGAGCATCGCCTTTAATACCTCTAGGAATCCGTACAGACCAATGTGAATAAAATGGATGCGCTTGGTCATCATCTCGCTCAACTAAATTTGTATTCTTAAAATCTGCAGTTTCATTGTCTCTATTATAATATGCAGATACACTCTAAGCATCCATTTCAATAACATGATATGGAATTTTAATACCAACCCAAGCGGTTGTATCAGTTCCATGCTAATCACGAATAGTAATATAGCTCCAAGCAATATCATCATTAAATTCAGAATCAGCTTTACCTGGAACTAAACTTTTATTAGAAATATTCCAGGCTCCTTCTCCTTGTCTTACCTCATCAGAATCTTTAAAGGTAATTTCTTTGATATTTTCAATAGTAGTAAGCTCAAACATAGGAGCTTTGCCTGAAGGCCCAACAATAGTACCAACATAAATAGCGCCACCCATACTATTATTATAATCATATCCGCGGCGATATAATGCACCATTATTACTATTGTTTTTATCTTCAGTATTGATAATAACATGCTCGCCATACTGAACTGCTGTTAATGCGGGGCCTTTAGCGAAATCCGCAATCATAGCATTAACACTATTATAAGATTTTGCAATTACGAAAGGGGTTCCTGCCTTTCCGCCATAAAAACTTTCTGACATTTTAATCCTCCTTCTTAATATTCAAAATCTAAAATAAAATTATCATAACCATCCACGTTTAAAGCATTTTCTTTTAGTGCAAAACCTAGATAAGTTATTTTAATATTAACATCATTTAATTCATAGATACCAGTTTTACCAACTTTAATTTGTTCTCCATTAATGCTCATCATCAAACCTGTTGGTCCTTGAACTCCAATACGAATAAGTCTAGTTAATTCATAAGTAGAAGCAAGAGTATTAATGATATTTGTCATTAAATAGATATCATTTTTATTAACTGTAATATCCATAATTCGACCATACTGAGAATCTTCAGTTATGTTATAATCCTCTGTTGTTCTTGCAAGTACAAAAACAATTAAATTATAAGTTGAATTTGGAGTAAACACAATATCAAAAGTTATTGAACCAGTACCTGCGGGAACTGTATAGTTTTCAATAGTCTAAGAATCATTGGAATTCTATAACTATAAAGAAAAATTCTATACAGAGTTCTTTTGTTTAACAGTAAATTGTAAATAATAAGAATGTTTATTATCTAATACAGAATCGCTAGTTAAAGAGATCGCCGTATCTAAAAAAGTAACATTAGTATTATTATTTGTTACTGTTGTAATATTGTACTTCAATAGAGTACGATAATTAGCAATGCTTAACTAAGCACGTCTAAATTGTCCAATCTGAAACAATTTATTCACCTCCTATATAACAAAAATGTAATCCTCTAGTAGTCTTTTGTGTTCCTCTACAACATCTTCCTATTAAACTACTAGAACTTCCTATTTTATTTGCAGCTTCAATACAAGAGGAGAAAATTTCTTCTGTTTCAATACATTTAACCTTTCTTGTATTACCTACACCTCTGGCTAAAGGAGGAACTGTTATAGTATAGTCTTTATTTTCATCATAATCTTCCCAGTGAAAACCGCCTGCTGACTATCGTTCTCTTTTACAAACTTTTCTAATACAAGATTCATCAATTTTTAATTCTTGACTAGCTATTCTTGCAGATGGATATATTTTTTTAGTTTCTAAACAAATAATTTTTTTATTTAATTTATTATTTTTCCCAGCTATTGAACCTTTATTATTCCCGCCTAAAGAAAGATTATATCCAAAATTATTATCAGTACTATTATATTGTTTAATATAATATTCTTCCCAATAGTTAGCTTCTTCTAAAGAAAGACTATCTTTTAATATAATATGTTCAAAATTATCCCAACCATATTTTTGAATAGCATTATAAAAATAAGTACAACCTTTATAACAAGTTCCTTTTCTACTCCATCTTTCTTTTATATTAGAACTTTGTCCTATGTAAACTTTACCATTTATTTTATTAGTATGTTTATACACACAATAGCTCATCATTTTATCTCCTTTTTATTAGAATCTCTCTAATGCTTTTGTTGCTTGAATATTCATTGTACCAGAAATATCAAGAGGTAAAGTAATAGTTTTAATTACATAGTCACCATAAATTTTACTTGAATCATCTCTTACTGTAATTCTAGTATTAGGTTCAAGATAATATACTGGAATGGCAGACATAGAAATACTTTCATTATAATTGGTGTACTAATACAATAACTCTCTAACTTGTGAATATGCGGGATATGACTATCCACCGCCACTAAGCTAAGCATAAATTGTACTAGAAACCTAAATGAAATCTTGGCCTGCGGCTTGGCATTCCTAGACTTTTTCTGCTGTATCTTCTTTTCCTTTTTCAATCAAGACTAAATTAGGAATTTCTGATGCAAAGATGCAATTAATATCATTATTAGAAATAACTTTACTTCTTTTACCAATATTATTAATACTTAATTCGCTAATTGCAGCAGTTGAATCAATAAAATCTAAGAAATAATTAATACTAGTTGGATCATTTAATGCTGATTCTTTAAATTCTTGCTTCTCTAAATCATATAATCTAGGCCATTCATTTTGAAGCTCACTATAATAGTCATTAGAATCTAATCCTAAATTACTAGCATTAGTTCCCGCAAGATATAATTCAGTGCGCCAATCTTTGGTTACTATTGTCTTAATTTTACCTTTTGTCTATTCTATATAGCCATTAATCCAAGTATAAACTTTCTAAGTAGCTTTATCTAAATAATATAATCCATAAGTTCCTTTTAAAGGAAAATCATTCAAATTATCATATTCAATTAACTTCTTAGCTTTTGTTACTTCATCATCCTCATATAAATATACAGTATAAGTATTGCCAATTTGAGGCTTTTTATCTATTGCTAAATGATATCGAATAGGAATTTTAGTTTTATCAGAAGTTGTTTTGATTCCCCAAACAATATAATCATTTTTAATCATATTATATTGAGGGTTCATAGTAAAAGATGTATTTAATTTACTTTCATCAAAAGTATAAACAGATTTGCCATTAGAGAAATCTGTTAAGTAATCTGAATTAGATAGATTCTAAATATCTACCGTTGCTTTTGAAGTATTTAAATAATTCTTTATTTCCTAAAAAATAAAGTTTCCATTTATATCATAAAAATATTCATAATTACCTAAATAACTTTTAACCTTATCTAAAATAGTACATACCGAATCGCCAGCATTACCAATTAAATCATCAGTATAAACAAAATCAGTATAAATATAACCTACATCCTACTAAGTCTCATAAGTTTTAAATGCAGTTCCCCATTGCTATTTTGCAGTTTCTAAATTAGTAGTTACATCATACTAAATTTCATTTCCAGAAGTAATAGTTCCCATATATAATGGAGTAGAACCTTTCCATTTCATTACTTTTTTAATACGAGTATCTATATCACTAATAATAATTTTACCAAGCTGTTCTTTGCCCCAATGATTTACTAGCTCTTGAATTAAATTATAAACTTTAATTCTTTCAATAATAGTATTACCTTTATCATCTTCATAAGAAGTTTCATGGAAAGTAATTGATGCAGGTAATGTACCTCCACATTCTCCATTTAATAAACACATCTTATCTTTAAGCTAAAGTGAAATATTAATACCAGTATTATTATGTACAATAGATGGAGTAATAATAACATAAACGCCTAAAGGAAACCAGATAATAGGATATTGCTAATAATCAGATGTCATATTAGTGAATCCTATTTCTAACTTAATTTTTTTATTAATAGAAAGAAGATTATTTATGCTTCTTACATCATTATTAGCATCATCTGCTACCATATTTAAATTTGCGGTTCGACGTACGGCAGAAGATCCATTAAGATTAATGCTACCTGACGTAACTTTGCCTTGAATTTCTGTAATAGGATTTTCTAAGAAATCAAGAATAATTATTTTAACAAACTATTCCTTTAATGGAATTTCATCCATTTTTTTTAAGAAAGCAGAATTTTTTAGATATTCATATATCATAAATATTCTCCTTTCAAAATTTCACAATGATAATTAATTAATACTTCAACAGGTATATTTAAAATATTATCTGCAGGAAAACTTAGCCACTAGCCACGATAATAAATCATACGCTGAGAGTCAATAGTATAAACACCCCTATCAATAGGATTCAATACTTCTTCAATATTTGCTGCAATTATCTAAGTATTATGATATTGATCTAATCTCATTTTATTCAAATTCTCGCCTAAAAATGGCAATAAATGAATTCCACAAATGTGCATTTTAGAAATTGCAATGTCTGTGTTGTATAAAGTTAAAATACCTGTATCTCCAATTTCATGTTTATATTCCTAAGAATCAAAAGCATCCTAAATATATAAGACTGTATGCGGATCGGCTTCGATTGAAATTCCATTAACGGCAACTAATCTCTAATAGAAACTCTTTTGATTCTATAAATATTTAGTATAAATTTTTTGAATAATGTCCTGAGTGGAATTGTAGATACCTTGTAATTGTCCTACTCTATTAATATATTCGATTCTCATAGCTTTTTGATTATCTTCTTTTGCAGTTTCAGTATAATTATATACATAATCTAAAGTAATTTTGCAATCACATAGAACTGAAAAAGAAGTAATTTCAACATTACTTAATTCATAATAACCTTTTTGATTAATAATAATAGGATTGCTATTTAAAGAAATTAAATATCCAGACATACTATTAGCTGGATTAGAACCATTTTTTACTACTTCAGGACCCGCAATACCTTCAGTCAATAGAACAGGATCAGATTCAAAACTAATTTTGATATGATTTAAATAATTAAGTTTTTCATCAAAACCTGTATTAGCTTTTTTATTTAACTGATTTTGAATCATTTGAATAATATCAGTTCCTGCTTTTGTGGATGTCTAAAGCTATCCAAGTCCGAAGAGAACTGAAGAAATAGTATGACTTTCTTGTCCTTGAGAAAATATCTTATAAGTAAATAAATTGTCAAGAGTGACAGTATCTATTTCATAAGCATTTGCAGAAAATGTATATAGCATTCGTCCTAATTCTTCTTTTGGAGAAAGAGAAATATTCATTAACTTAATTAAAATATTTCCTTCAGTTGGAGATCTAAATAATTTCACGGTATTATCATTTAAAAATGATAATACTTTATTTCTAAATGCTGCTTCTAAAATATAATCATATTGTTCGTTAATATTATTATTACTATTATAGTCATCATAATCTTGTTTACTTTTACCATATAACTCATCTTTTGTGGTAAAAGTACCAAATTCATCTTGATAGCTAGAAATCAGTCCAGATAAGGTAAATTGTTTATAATTAGTTTTACCATTACGACGAATAATAGGATACTAACCACCTAAAGTGTCTGTTTTTGATTCTAATACTGTTGGCTTAAAAGAACTAACAGCCGCATCAAACTTTAATTTTAGCTATCTATCAGTTCCATTTAAAAAACTATACTCAAAAGTAGCTAAAATAGCATTTTGCATTTTTACCAATGGACTTTTAGCATCATTAAAAATTTTCTAAAATCCATATTTATACCAAACTCCACTCTCAATAGAAAAATCATTCCAAGTTACATCAAGAGTAGAAGTATCTTTAACATTGATAATATGAATATCTTCCCATTCAGCAAAATTGCTTAAATTACTTGTTCGACGAATCAATAAATTACCATAGAACTTAATAATTTCATCATTTTTAATATTGATTGAAATATATCCCTCTTCTTCATTAAGCTCTGCAGTAATAGTAGCATCAAGTTTTTCAATACTATAAGCATTAATAATAAATTTATAAGTATTAGTTGCTGTATAATTATTTTTAGTAATATAAGTAAAAGTTAAAATATAAGGCTAATCTTCTTTAAGCTCATATTTTAAAGGATAATTAATTTCATTTGGATTGAAACTATCTGTATATACAGTTCCACTATTTACCACATATGTGCTTGGCGCGTCTGCGGTCGCTATTAAGATTGAATAAGCCTTTAGAGTTTCTGTTTCTACATTTGCATTTGCGGAATAGCTCATAGAACCCACAATAGCCTAAAACTTAGTGGTAAAAATAATCTAAGAGCTAGAATTCTCTAAACCATGCAAATTAATTACTGGCTATTCAATACCTTTAATTAAACAAACAGTTGACCATTCAGAAAAATATTTCTGATTATTAAGAAGCCAGGCGGCAATCTTAGTTTCTGGCGGCTATTCAGCTCCGACCGCAGTAAATCTTAATTGTACTTTATAAAATTGATTTAATTCAAATGCAGATGTTCCATCTGCTGACTATTGTACATCTCCAGGATTAATTACAATGTAATATTTCTCATCTGTCTAAACCGCAGTATCAATATTAAGCTAACTAATTTTAATATCAGAAGGATATAAACTCTTTCTTAATACACTTTCGTTAGTATTAATATTAGATACTGTAATCTAAACATTCATAATATCTTCTGGTGAATTAAAAGAAGATAAAGAAAAATATACTTTACAAGGAGATGTTCTAATGAAAGCTGGCATATAAGTTGCTATAATTGGTGGGTATAAATTGTTTCCTACTGCCATATCCTTCTCTCCTTTTATCTCTTAATTTTTATTTTCTAGGTTGCTACTGTTCTTTATTCTATTGAATTGGTAGTTTAGGTAATGCACGCATTTCTTTCATAAAGTCTTCAATATAAGAATTACCATCTTCTGCACGATAATGCTCAAATCTACGTTCACAACATTCCAAACTATAATCATCAATCCAACCTTGCTAATAACAAAAATAATGATGCTCTCTTGTCAAAAAAGATTTTATATCATCTTTATCAGAATCAATTAACATTTCAATTTTTTTGGTTAATTCATTAATTAACTCCATCATCTTTTGCTAATTTTCTTTCAGCTCTTGATTTTCTTTTCTATTTTTATCAATCTATTCTTGAATAGATTCTTCTTTTTTCTCAGCTTTTTTTCGCTTTGAAATAGCTATATCCATTTCATTCTATATCCAATCCATATAGCCAATAAAACCTTTAATAGCGAATGCAATTAGGACAATCCAAATTAGAATATTAACAAATGACTCTCCTTCTAATTTTTCTAATAGTTCTAGCATTAGACCCCTCCTTTTGATATATTACTAAAAATATATCAAAAAAAAAGTGGACAAATGGTCCAAAACAGACCATCTGCCCACTGAAGTCTTAATCGCCAGAATCTTTTTGAGTATCTTCGTTTTTTTCTTTTCTATCCCATAATTTAGTTAATGCAGGATAGGCTTTAGCCATTTCATTAAAAGCATCAGTCTAAAAACGATTATAGATACCTTCCATAATTATTTTCTAAGTAATAACAGGTATCTAATGATTATCCATATAAACCTTTGCTGCTCTATATACATCTTCTTGAATAGTGCTTAATTCAAAATCATTCATTTACTGTTGTCTCTCCATCAATATCTTTAACTCCAATTAAACCACCCTAAGTAAATTTTAGTTCTTTAAGATGCGTTTTAATTCCAGTTATCTAATTTGTTTCTTTATTTGTTTCAATAGTTATAGAATCAATAATCTATATAGTAGATGTTTGACCTTTATTTGCTTCATAATAGGCATTTTCAATATTAACTTTTCCTGATAATATCATATCAAAAATTTCACTTGTTGTCAAGTGACCATTCTTTCCAACTTGGATGTTATCAGATTGGATTGAGCCACTAATATTAACGTTATCTGCGGTTAGGATACCTTTTTTATCAATAGATAAATGTTTACCAATAGATAGCCCATTTGTGCCTAAGAAGAATCCATCTGTAATTTCAGTAAATGTATTATGAGAATTGCTATAAATACCAATAGTCTTATCTAAAGTAATATCTCCAATTGTGCCTGATTCAATAGTAAAATTACCTGTTAAATTGGCACCATTTGCGGTTAAAATACCTTTATTATCAATATTTAATTTAGAACCTACAGAAAAACCATCTGTACCTAAATATATGCCATCTTCGATGCTGGTTAGTTTAGTATGTGTCTAAGTATATAGATTACTTATATCTGCGGCTCCCGCAATATTAATTTTTTTAAAGCCAGAACCTAAAGTACCAGAATTGACATCAATATTACCTGACATGTCAACCTAGTCTGCAATGAGTGAACCTGCCGCATTAACACTAAAATTCTTACCAATAGATAAGCCATCTATACCAAGATAGAATCCATCTTCTTTACTATCTAAACTATTATGTGCTTGTCCATATAAAAAACTCTTATCTGCGGTTGAGCCTACATGTAACTATCTAATTCCAGTTCCAAGCGTACCACTTTTGATATCAAAATTACCACTTAAATCGGCATCTTTAATAGTTACATTTTCAGTTCTACCATCTTCACTTAATGTAATATTAAATTTACTACCTATTGATAAACCTAAAGGTCCAAGGAAGAAGCCTGGAGTTGTATTATCTAAAGTATTATGATTATTACTATATAAATAACTATAAGCATTATCATTACTAGTTCCAATCTTAATCTGTTGAGTTCCTTTGCCAAGGCTACCTTCTTGAGCGTAAATTTTACCTTTAATATCAGCATCAGCAGTAATTTTTACTGTACCATGCGGATCTACACTAAATTTACGCCCAATAGATAATCCATCTGCACCTAAAAAGAATCCATCAGCAGTAGAACCAAATGTGTTATGCTATCCACTATAAATATTATCGCCCACGTTAATTTTATCAGTTTCGATAGTAACGCCACCTGTAATATTAACATCTTGAGCGGTTAGGATACCATTTTTATCAACATGAAATTTTCCTGAACCAAATCGAATTTCAGGGGTAGATAAATTAATCTACATACCAGAACCAGCATGGGTTGCATCTTTTTCTTGAAAATCTCCAGATTCAATAACAGCTTCGCCAGTGCTAGGATCAATTCTAATCTAGCCACCACCAATAATACCAAATTCTGCGGTACCAGTTTCAGCATCTAAGAAAATACTTCTTAAACCGTTGATGAAGCCGAATAAACCTACTTCAGATTTAGTAGTTCCACTCTCTTTTACTTCACCCATTAAAAGTCCAGTAAATCTATTATTAGCATCCTTTTTACCTGCACCTACTTGCGGCGTTAGAATATAGCCACCATCACTATTAAGTTCAATGCCATTACCATTCCAGTCATTAAGATTAGCAAAACCATGGCGATTTAGATAAAAATGCACAGGAATATGAAAGTGAATAATATCAACATTATTCTTTTTAACAATACACCAAATTGCATTATTAAGAGTCTCATCTTGATAAGTTAAACTAGGTTTAACTAATTTCTTATTTTTATCTAGTTTAGCCGCACTTAATGCTAAATGTCTTTGAGCTATCCAATTTCCATTATTATAATAAGAACCTACTACTCCATAAGTATAAGTCATATCGTCTGCTAAACTAATATCTTTATTATTATCTGAGACAGTAAATTTAAAAGGAGTAGAACTATCATATTTAGCATTATTACCACTATTATTATATTCAGCATAATAGAAACCATTGCTCAAAACTGCGTCATAATTACTTTTTAATTCAATAGTAATAAGAGGTAAAGTTGCATAATAAATATTATTTTTGTATGTTACTTTTGCTTGTAAAATATTTGCAGGTTCTTCATCTGAAGTTAAACGGCATGAGACCTTACCTGTTGAATCAACAGAATAGAATGTTGGATCTTCAATTTTAACTCCTGCAGAAGTACGACCATAATTATTAGTTAAAAAACTCCATTCTACTTTATCATAGGTTATTTCTTCGCCATTTTCAAAAAGAAGTGCTTTAAATTTAGGAATGTCACCACTGATACTATTAAAGTTAGGATAAATATGCTAATCTTTAAAATAAATACAAACAGGAAATGAGTAATTATTATCAATAGTGTCAGGAATAATACGGCAAACAATATTTGTACCATTTGAGCCAATTTCTCCTTCTTTAATAAAGATAAAATTTGTAGATGCAGTTAATCTAATTCCATTGTAAACTAATCTAGCTTCAATATTATTATTAGTATTATTATAATTATAAATACTAGCAATACCCATTTTTAAACTAACATTATTCTTATATAAATCATAATTTTCATTCTTTTCTATTGTAATGTCAGAATTAATATTAGCTACATTTAACATAGAGTTAGTAGTAGGTACTTTCCACTCAATAGGGTATTGGCTAACGATAGAGTCACCAATTTGATTACCTAAGTTATCATATAAGATGATTTTTAAATCTTTCAATTTTTGCGGCTAAGCTAATGAGGAACTAGCTGGCGATACTCCATCTTCATTATATTTGAAAACTTGAGTACCGTTCTCAATTTCAATATGATAGCTACCTTCCATAGTTAAGCTATTATATAAAGTAATAGCGGCAGTACCATATAATTCATCTTCATAATAAACAGTACATTCATATTTTGCAGATTCTACAATATCACTAGCATTAACTTGAATGGAATTAGTATGAGCATCTATAACAGTTGAGCTACCATCTAATTCATATTTTACCCAATGATAGGTTAAAACAAGTCCTTCGGCATTAGTTACATTGCAAGTTAATTTAGTTGAACCATTATCAAAATAAAACTAAGTCGTATCTGAATTAATAGAAACCTAATGCTTTGCCGCATAATTTTTAATACTAATTGTATTAGATAAAGTAATGTCATTATATAAAATAACAACTTTAAGTTGATTATCATATAACTTAGCATTATCAAAAGATAATACATATTCTGCACTTGCGGGAAGCCATTCTCTAGTAATGGGATCATTAGATAAAGTATTATATTGATTTAAACATTTCCAACCACGACCACCATATAAGCAATAATCAGGACTATCTAATCCAATACTATTGTCTTGAATAAACCAGTAATAAGACATATTTGCAGACTCTGCAGTTAAAGCAGTATTTTTAGCTTTAACTATTGCTGTAATATGTTTATCATTAGTCTACTTTTCATTAAAATATAATCCTTGTGGTACAGAAAAAGATACTGAATAACCATTACTATCTGCTTCATTTTTCTTAGCTGCATAAATCCCAATATTGGAAATAATAATATCATAATCTTCTGGTAAAATTTCTTCAGATTTTTTCTATTCTGGAAAATCCTTCACAAACAGCGAAATTTTAGTAAATCGTTTAAAATTAGCTCCATTAGCAATATAAAAATTGTATTGCGGAGAAGTTTGAATATATTTATAGGGATTACCAGTCATTACATTAACGTCTAAGATATAGCTCTTAGAAACAATAGTATCAGTACCTGTATTGTCTTTAAACTCTGCCTCAACTAATAATCCATAATTACCTAAATAACGTTGCGATGCAGCAATGTTTGTTTTAATAGAAGCGGTTAGCATTAGATATGTGGCGCTTGATAGATACTCTCCCGCATCAAATTCACTCAGTCCCAGTTCATCAACTGAGGCCTCCGCATCATATAGCACCTTAACCGCAGTTTCATAAGTGCTTAATTTAAATTCTTTATCCTATTGGCAAATATTATTACCAATAATCTCATACTAATCTTTTTCATCTGTAACATCAATATAATCAGAGCCTATTTTAGTTACAGAACCTAAAATAGTTTTATTATTATCAAAATTACTATTAGGAATTAAAATATATACTAAATTACCTTTAGTATACTTTACTTTAGTATCTGCTGAATAAGCAAGAAAAATATTATCCTAATACTAAACTTTATAGCAACCTGTTGTCTTATCTTCACAACTAATTATTGTTGCCTAAATGGTTTTATCATAGCCAGCATTTCTAACTGCATTTTCAGCAATTAACTACATAGCTTGACAGAATGTTTCTTCATAAGACGCCATTTGCATTTTCTCCTTTTCTCTCATTTTATATTATATAAAAATTGGGTAACATTAATTAATGATATTATACCAAATAAAAAAATGGGGAGACATAAGTCTCCCCATAGATTAGGTTGAAAGTTTACCAATATTTACATTATCAATATTTTTTTCCATAACTTTCTAAGAAGCGGTATTAATTAGATTATTCATGGCTAGCTCAATTTCATTATGGTCAGTTACATTAGGGAATGTAGCATCAATATGAACATCTTGCTATACAGATTGAGTAATTGGCTGAGTAACTATTGGTGTTGCAGTGTCTAAATCTGATGTGTAACTATTTGCGGTTTCCAAAGCCTATCCACGCAAAGAATCTGAGATAAATCGCACTGTATCGACAGCCGCCAAAATATTTTTAGTATCTTCAGCATTTAAGACTAATTCTTTTTCATGCAGAATGGCTAATTTACCATTATTAGTAGAACCTTTATCAGTCCATTGGCCTGTATAACCGCCGCTATCAAATCCTAATAATCCGCCAATCAAGCCTATACCGCCGCCAATTAATCCACCAACAATAGCTCCAGGAATACCGCCAACAGCACCGCCTATTGCTGCGCCAGCACCAACTCCAACAGTAGTGGTGCCAGCAGCTGCACCCGCTTTAGCGTTAGCATATTTTTGATTTAAGTCTTCTTCTTTAGTCTTATTAGCATTCAACGCGGCAGTTTGCTGAGCCGCAGATAGAGTCTCTTCAGCATCTTTTTTTATTTTATCATAGGTTTCTTTAGTTTCTTTTAATTTATTATTTACTTCAATTAATTTAGTAGCTAAGATTTCATTACTATTAATAATTTCTTTATTTTTATCTCGAATATCAGTAATATATTTTTGCCATTTTTCAGAACCTTCATTGATTTTAGTAAAATCAATTCCTCCAATGGCTGTTTTAGTAGCTTCAATTTCTTTATTATAATCAATCTAAGCCTATTTAATTTCATTAAGAGCTTTAATAGACATATTTTTTAAACTATTTTCATCTGAATTTATTCTACCAATCATAGACTACATTGAAGAATTCCATAATGGAACATTAGTGTTCATACAATCACTAAATTTTTGCTTGTTATCATCTGTCATATTTTTCCAATTAACTTTTAATGTATTTGTTTGTTCATCAAAAGTAAGGCCAAAATCTTTTAATCTATTTTTAGATTCTTCTGACAGACTAGAAATATCAGTAGTCATTTTACCTGTTGTAGCGTCGAAAGATAAACCAGCATTTTCACAATAATTCATAAATTCTTGATAATTAGAAGAAGTTATGTCTCGTGCAATTTCCTAATTAGCAAAATAATTTTGGAAAGTAGAATCTGAAAGGTTCTAACGAATATATTCATTATCTTGAGTTAAATTAGTAATATATTCAATATATTTCTATCGCGCTTCTGCTAATTGTCTTTCTTTTTCTTCTTGTGTTAAAGAAGAATTATTAGCAATTTCAATCATTTTCTACTAATATTCTTCATACATAGAATAAATTTCAGAAAGATTCTAAGAATACTAATCTTTATCAAAGTTGTAAAGATTATTTTGAGCATCTGCTAATTTCTAATTAGCTTCATTAATAGCATCTTCATCCGCTACATAAGAATAAGAATAATTACCTTGCGAATCACGCGTTAATCGCATTTTAGAATTATTGTTTTGTGCATCTTTAAGAGCTTGCCGCGCAGTTTCAATATCAAGCAACTTTTCAGCACGTTCAACATCGTATTTAGTCAGTTTATCTCTTGACTTTAAATCAGCTAACTATTCATCCATTAATTTCTTAATGCGTTCTTGTGCAGTAACATTACCTTCAGCATTATTAATAGCATCCATGAATTTATTCTATAAACTAGTAATCTAATAAATAGAATTGACACCATCAAGATAATGGTCTGAATATTTATTCATTAAATTCATTTCCGTTTGCAACCAAGACAAGCCTGCACCATTAGTTAGTTGCTTAGTCATATTTGCAAAAATTTTATTAACTGCATTAGAATATTTATTAATAATATTCTATACAGCATTTTCAAGAATAGAATTAAAAGAACTTAATGCAGATTGCCATTGAGATTCAGCTTCTTTCCAAGCCTCAGACCCTTCTTCAAGTTCCTTTGTTCTCTTTTCCCAATAATCAACCTATTGTTTTTCAAATTCAAGCTATCCCTAATTAACTTGATTCTATAAACTATACCAAGATTCAAGCTCACTATATGCTTCATCTCCATATAAGAGAGTCATCATATTTTTCTTATGCTCAATTTCATTGGTCATAGTTTCATAACGTTTGACTTGTCTTCCTAGCTAATCTCCAATCTCGCTCCAAGCATTAATAAAATTAGACTAAAAATCAGTAATTAAGTTTTCTATTTTCTCTAAAGAATCTTCTAATGATCCAGAATAATTATTTAAATCATCAATAGCTTTAGATAAGCCATCATCATACCACCAAAGAATTCCACTTGCATAATCTTTTTTATAAGAACCATCTTCAATATTAGAATTTAATCTATTAACTTGATTAATTAAAACCTAAATACCACTTGAAGCAGTATCAATTTTAGCTTTAAAAGAATCAACATCTAAATCCTTAATATGAGTTAGGTCAAAAGAATCATCACCAGTTAATAGCTCAATGATATCTCTTAAATCTTGTTTTAATTTTCCAAGATAATCATTGTCTTTGATGTGCTCCATAACTTTTCTAAAATCTTGCCATTTAGAAATCATGTTATCAATTTCAATAGCAGAATCAGCCTAAATATTTGCTCTTGCAATTCTAATTTCAGACATTTGCTATGAATAAGTATTAATTACATTAATAAAATTAATTAATGCATTAACTATGGTACTCGCGGCAGAGGTAATAGAACCCGCTAAAGTTCCAACTGTTGAAGATAGCTAAGATGAAAGTCCTTGTAACTATTCATATGCTGATGTATCACCGGCGGCAATGGTCTAATTTTCAATATCCCTAAATTGCTCAATTAAGCTAGAAATCTACTTAAAACTTTCAACCCAAGTCTTTGCATTATTTGGATCAAAATTAATATTATTTAATCCATTAATTAAAGAAGAAATACCATATTTGTCATCTTTAAAAACATCTGATTTTGCTAATGAATCTAATGATTTTTTAGTTCCAGATAGCACGCTTGCTAAATCAAGCATATTATCTTTAGTGTCATCAATATCATTTTTAGCGTTCCATATTGCTTTACCTAACTGCAAAACACCAACTAATAATTTGGTATTTAATGCGGCAACAGCTTTATTAGTAGCAGCAATAAAATCATCACCAAACAAGCCATCAGACACAGATTCTAAATTTTCAAATTGAGATTGTAGAGAAGATAATGCACTTTCAGCTTCATCTAAAGCAGAATCAACAATAGATGTATCTTTTTTAACTCTATCTGCAATATGATAAGTGCTAATATCACCTAAAGTCTTATAAATTTCTGCCAACTGATTTTTTAACTCTTCCATCTACTTTTCAGCTTCTGGACCAGTTTCATTTAATGCAGTATTATAGGCATCCATATAAGTCTATAATAATTCATAAGTTTTCTTTTCCTGTTCAATATTAGACTTTAAAGTTTTTCCAGCTTCAGTATTTTGATTTTCATAATCTTTCTTATTATAAGTTTCTACATCTGCATTATATTTTTCTTTTAAAGATTCTAATATTTCATTATAATTAGAGATTTGACCATCTTCACCATATTGAACAGTTAAAGCGTTACCATTTTTATCTGTTAAACTCATATTGCTCATTAAATCTTTAGTATGAGCCAAAACTTGTTCATTAATTTTTAGTTTTTCTTTTTGCTTATCATATTGAGTATTAATATTAGTAATCTAATCAGCATAATTCTATAATAAATCAGAACCATATAGATTTTTTTGTTTACTCTATAATAAATCTAAAGAATTTCCTAAACGAGAAATTTCAATATTAATGTCATGGTAAGCATCTAATTCATCAGTTAGCTTATCAATAATATCAGCAATATGAGCGGTAGTGCTACCACTATGAGAGCCACCACCCTTACCTTGGAAGTCTCCTAAAGCTACGTCAGCCGCATCAATCTAAGCGATTAAACCAACCAAAGTAGCCTTACTTGCTTTTAAAGAAGTTAAGTAAGTTTCTAATTTATCTCTAGTTGCTCTTGCACTTACAATATCATTAACTTTAGTTAAGGCTGCATTATCAATACCGTCTGAAGTAATTTCTTCATTGGTTAAATCTCCGCCAGAAGTCTTAGATTTTTTATGATAATTAGATGGATCAATAGCACTTAAATTAGGAGTATATGCTTCATTATTAGCAATAGCCTATTGACCACGAGAAATCTCTTCAAGATTTTTAGTAACATCTTTAGCATAAGAATTCCATAAAGCTGCCTAATCCTCAAGAGATAATCCTAAGTCTTCAGCAACCTAATCAAGCATTTCTTTATTATTATCAAGAATCTAATTATCAGATTGAGTAGCTAACTCAACTGCATTGTTATACATTTGAGTATTTAAGTCATCAATAGCTTCATTAGCAGCTTGCTTTAAATCAGTCTCATCAGTGCCACTTTGCTCACAAGCATCAATATAAGTATCTAGTGCGGCAATAGCATTTTCAGTTTTCTCAATCTCAGCATCATACTCAGTAATTTGATTTTCGATTTTCTGCTTAGTAACTTGAGAATTTGTTGCCATTTCCTGCATGGCCGCAGTCTTAAATGCTTCAAATCCAGCTTTGGTAAATTGAATAGAACCATCAGATGCTCTTGAAGAATTTTCAAGAATAACATCTGCTAATTGCGGGAATGTCTGCATTAAATCAACAACACTCTCGCCAGACATCTTTAAATTCTTATCAATTTTATTGAATGCTTTTTGTAATACATCATAAGAATCTAAAATTTCATTAGTAGATTCCTGCATATCAGTATTAACTTGGATATTTAACTCATATTTCTCATTGAGTAATTCATCCATATCAGCGCGGAAATCTTTATCATCAAAATTAACACCAACAGTAATTTGCTATTGACCTTTATTATTACCAGAAATAAAGGAGCTATTTCCATGCGCTGCGGCAGACCGACCTTCAGTAATTTTCTAAGCTGATTCTTGAATGGTCTATTGACGTAACTATTCACGGCCTTCTTTTAAAAGTTTAATATACTCTTGTTCATTAGTTTTTCTTAAAGTAGCTAAAGTAGCATATCTAGTACTAACTTTACCTAACTAAGTTTCAAGAGATTCAAGACTTGTTAATTCTTTATCTGTTAAAGAATCCTAGCCTTTAGTCTAAATCTTACTAATTAATTCAGAAAGAGCTGTAACATTTTCATCAGTAACAGTTGTTCCTACTTTAAGTTTTTCAACAGATTCTTGAACCTTATTGTTAAAAGCATCAAAAGACTAAGTACCATCACCTAATGCGGTTGTTAATACATCTTCAACTGATAAGCCAGTATCTTTAATAATATCATTAAACTGTTTAAAAGTACTCGCGGGAAGTATCTATTCCCAAGTCTAATCAGAACCTTTTTCCTTAGCTTTTTCAGTTAAATCATCCCAAAGAGATTCATTATCGCCAACAATCTATTGCACTAAAGAATTTGCAGTAGTTTCATAAGTTCCTGCAACCTCCATAGATTTTTTCATATCTTCATTTAGAGATTCAGGAATTTCTTTACCTTTAGCAATATAAGCAGCAACGACTTGCTACAAAGTTTCAAAGTTATCAGAATAAAATTGAGTATAATCTTGCTAAGCCTTAATAAATAATTGTCTATCTTTTTCAAGATTAGCTAACATTAATTGCTACTAATCTTCATTTAATGTTACCGCATCGCCTTGCACTTTTGTTGCATAATTAGTCCAAGCATTAGGATCATTTAAATCTAAAGTTGCAGAATGAGCATAATCTGCAGCCTAAGTTTTAAAGGTACTATCTTTACTATAGACACCATTAGCAGAATCTTCTTCATACTAATCAATAGTATCATCCATTGCGGCTTGGCGTTTACGCTCTTCTAATGCAATTTGAGTTTCAAGTAATGCATTTTGTGCCTATAAATTAGTAATTTCTTCTTTTTGAGAATTAGTTAAATCTGCAGATTTAATTTTAGCTAATTCTTCTAATCTTTCTTTATTAGTTTTTAACTCATCATTATAAGTTTTTAAATTAGAAGTTGCTTCTTCAAATTCTTTACTACTATTAGCAATTTTTTCTCTTGCTTTTTCTGCAGCTTTGTTATGCTCTTCAATTGCTTGAGTCACTATTCCTATTACAGCACCTACAGCCATAACTGCAACAGCTATACCCATTGCTGCTTTAGAACCCAAACCTAATACAGCCAATCCTTTTGATAAGCTATTAATACCCATAACTACACCAGAAAGTGCAGTTCCAGTAGAAGTAAGTCCTTGAGTAATTTTTTCAGTACCAGTTAAAGTTTTATCGTTTAAAACTTCCCAAGCATTTTTTGCATTAGAAACAGTTGCGGCAAAAGAAGTCATTCCACCAGCAATCTAAATAATACCTTGAATATTTTTAGGATTAGAAATAGTTTTTACTAATTCATCAAACTTGGCTTTGTTTTCACTAATTTTAGTATTAAGAACATCTCCTGCTCCAGTTGCCGCATTAGAAACTGCGGCTGCCGCAGTATTAGCTTCATTAGCCATTTCTCCAACCATTCGAGAGAAAGAGCTAGAAACATTATCAAATACAGTTTGTAGTTGGTCATCAACAGTTAATAGATAAGTTAACTAACCTTGAGAATCACCATTTAAAGACTAAAAACCAATATCATTTGAATGTCTATTTGTCGCATCAGATAACGCGGTTTGCCATTCATTGACTCGACTTGCAAATAAAGTATCATCACCCTATTTGAAGCTACCAGCATTGGTTTTCATTTCATTCTAAAGTGCCTTATATGTCTCCAAGAAAGCCTAAACAGTCTTCTTGTTTTCAACATAAGCAGCACCCATAGTTTTGGTATTTTGAAGCTCATCATCATAAGCCAAATCAGTATCTTTTAGAGCAGCTTTTAATCTGCTATAGTTCTCAGCCTCTTCAACTAACTAAACATTTAAATCTTCTAGCTAATCTTCTAACTTCTTAGAAGTTTCAAGATGCTAATCATTATCATCTAATCCTAAATTCTAAGTAGATTGATGATTCTTCAAATATTCAACCGCAGATGCACTAGCTTTATCATAAGCAGCCTTCTGATTCAATAACTAAGTCTAAGTTTCAATTAAACTATTAGAATATTCTTGCTGAGATTGAGACATAACACTAGTATATTTAATACTATCATTTGCCATCTAAGCAATAGCACGAGACTCCTCATCATAAGTCTTATTATTTCTTACTTCATCAGTAAGTTTTAATCTAGCTTGAATTTCTTCAATCTCTTGTCTTTCAGACTTTAAATTGTTAATACTAATAGCAATACTACTTGCAATCTATTTACTAAACACATTGGTAGCAATAGCTCCAAGATTTAATAAAACACCCTTACCGCCACCAATACTTTGAATCCAATTATCAGTCAATTTAACTAATACTTTTAATCCATCTGTAACAGTATTAATAGTATCGGCATCAAGAGTAGAATGATATAGACTATCCCATGCAGTATTCAGTTCATTAATATGCGCGGTTGTAGACTCAAGATAGACATTCTACTACTTCTGTAAAGTGCCAGCAGCTTTCTGAGATACGTTTAATGCAGATTGATACTCTTTCCAGTTATCAAATAGAGCAATTAAGTTATTGTACTGACGAGTACCAGCCATGGTCTGTGCTAGATAAATCTGTTGTTCACGACTTAGATTCTTCCAGTTATTACCAATTTCTTCCATGACTACGCCTAGGTCACGCATTTTTCCTTCAGAATCTAGAACATTGAATCCTAATTCTGCCATTTTGCCAGAATAATTACCTAGAGTAGTTTCTGCATCATCGGCACCAGCCTTGATATCAGCAATACGAGAATAGATAGTCTTTAATGCAGTACCAACAGATGATGCATCTTGACGAGTAGTAGATACGATTGTTGCTAGACTTGCGGTTAATTGGTCAATATTAACACCCATACTAGCAGCACCAGATGCAACCTTAGCCATGCCAGAAGATAGTTCTTTCAAATCAGATGCAGTTGCGGCACCAACAGCAGCAAGTTTATCAACATATTCTTCAGTATCTTCTGCAGCTACTTTAAAGCCATTCCAAACTGCGGTTAACTGCTCTGCCACGTCATCAGTGCTTTGTCCAGTAACATTAGAAGCCTTCATTGTAACTTCTGTACGAGCAGCAACTTCATCATCGGATAGACCTTGCTGATAATAAGTTAATGCGGCTTTAGTATAATCTAAAGTAGACTTGCCTAAATTTTCTGCCGCTTTATTAGCTTTAACTGCAAATTTATCCATCTCATCCGCAGACTAGCCAGTAACAATGCGGATATCATTTAAAGAACTATCAAGTCTTTCAATATAGGAAACCGCACCAGAAATCTTAGCTGTAAGAGTATTTACAGCTCCACTAGCCGCATTCCATTTAATAGTATTACTTAATGTTGTAGCAATATTATCTAAAAAAGTATGAGTTTGTTTTAATTCTTTATTTGTAGTTAGCAAAGAGGTCTATAAGTTTCTAAAAGCATTTTGACCTGTTGTGCCAACTTTATTAAAATTATCATAAATCTATTTAACTGTTAAATTAGACTTAGCTAATTCAGCATTAAATTTAGTAATATTAACACTATTAATTTTAGGATTATAAGCCTTATTAATAGCATTACTTACTTCTGTGGCAATAGAACGAATCTTCTACATTTCGTCTGTTGAAAAAATACCATTCTATTTAAATTTAGTATTAGTTAGCTTAGAAATTTCTTGTAACTATTTTTTAACTTCATCAAGTTGCTTAGTGTCGGTATTAAAGCCAACATCATACTAAATTCTTTTTCTAGTATTATTTGCCATAAACTCCTTTTCCTCCTTGCATTAGTTTAAACATAAAAAAATGCTTCTACTATTTTTATATAATAGTAGAAGCATGAATTTTAATCTATTTTACCCAGTTACTCTCTATTCCCAGTAGCAGCAGCCAATTTCAATACATTCTAATACTTTTCTTTATCGAATCCATCTACCATTTTTGCGGCGGCTTCTGCATTGCGAGGAAGATCAGATACGATTTTCTGTACAAGAGCTGAAACACTATGATGATGTGCGGTTAGTCGCTCTACCATGACATTAACCTAAGTTTGAAGCATTTCATATTCTGCTGCAGGCATATGCTCAATAACAGCATCAATTAAGCCATTACTTTGCATAGCATCATAGAGTTTATATTCATCTTCCCGCTGTTTCTCAGTAAAAGAAATATTAGTATACATATAAATTAGATGCAAATGAAAATACATATCCAATTTATTTTCATTATAAATACCATCCTCTTCTGACTTCTAAAGAGTTAGCATAATAAAATCATACTTATCTGCGGCAGGCAGATACTGAAGAACTTCAATCTCATTACCCTTAAAATCAAAATGATTCACGGTGGTATCAACCTTAAGGTTCATTTTAGCGTAACTAATTTTATTTGTTGCCATAATTATATTATTAACTCCTTTTATCTTAACTATCTTCTTTTTTATATTATACTTTAATTTTTTATATTTGTCAAGTTACTTGAAAATAATATTTGTTACATTTTCTAAATTTTCTTGTAAAGCCTAATCAGTAATTTCAGCTAAAGTTTGTGCCATTTCTCTTGCGTTACGAGTAGTACCTGCATATCTAGGATATTCTTTTTTAATCTATTTTACTAACTATTCTGCTGTAATATTTTCCATAGAAATAATAATTTTAGCAGTATTATAATATTGTGAAAGAGAAGGCGGACGAGAACCTGCAGTTTTAATAGCATACTAAATTCCATTACCCGCATCAATATCTGCTCCAAGAATAGCCGCCATACTATCAACTTTAGTTATATAGTAATTATAGAAATTTTTAATTTGAGTTTCTAATTGAGACTTCCGTTTAATATATTTTTCTTCATTAACTAAAGCTCCTACAAATGCTTCTCCAATATCACCTTTATTATAGACTCGACCAATACCCCATTTAGCGCCTTTAGCGTCAGTATAAGCATCTTTTGCATTAGAGCGCTCTTTCCATAAAACCGCATGGAAATTAGCATTTTTCTTTTGTCCAATATAATAACGTTTTAAAGTTTCTTCATAAATTGGAGATAAATAAGTAATATTTGTATTTAACTAATTTAATTGTTCTTCAACCTATGACTGTTCTACTCTTGCAGCGCGTCTACTTGGTAAACGACCTTCATTAGTTAATTTAGAATATGCTTTTGTTTCATCTAATTCATAAATAAGCTACTAATTAGATAAATTTTTACCACTAGTTTTAACCCATAAAGTAGTAACACTGCGTCCAAAAAAATTATCTAACTATTCAGCAAAAGTTGCCATTAATTTATACTATTCTCGTACCTTTTTTATATTTTGTTTAACTATGCTTCTATTTATACTAGATAAATCTCTTAAAGCAATATTATCTAATCCATAACTATCAATTTTATCTACAAATAACTAAGCAACTTTTTTTAATGCTTTAAAATCATTAGGTTTAACAAAATATTCATCTGGATTTTCCGCCATTATATCAAGAATAGTATCAACAGTTTCTTGATATAAAGCATCTTCATCTATTTCTATCCCTTTATAAATCATAATATTTCTCCATATAAACAAAAAATAGGGGATACTAATATTAGTATCCCCTATAATTAATCATTTAAGATTATTAGCCCTCATCAGCTTCGCCTTTGGCGGTAGTAGAATCATTTACAGATTCTTCAATTTCAAAGCCAGTCTTATGTGGCATTACACTCTCCTCAGAATCAGTTCCGCTAACAGCTTCATCAATCATCTGCATTACACATAGAACCTTATGTTTTCTATCAAACATAGTATAACCAGGGAATGCATCCATAGTGAAGTCGAAAGTAGATGGATCTCCAGTAGGAGCCATACTAAAGGTGAAGTTAGACTGAATCTTTACATTAGGTAGAGTCAATACAACAGGCATATCCTGGTTATCAGATTCACGACGGAAGAAGGTGTTACCTTCTACATAGAAACTGCATCCAAAAGCATCTGCTTTAATCTGAAGTTCAGAAACAATGGATGCTTTCTTTAATACATAGAAATCAACATAAACAGTTTTACCAGCTTCAGTATCAAGAGTAGCTTCATCAGTCTTAGTCAACTTCTTACCAGTAGCATCAACAGCATAACCAGTTGCAATCTCACCAGTAATAGAATCATCAGTCTCAGTATAGCAAATAAAGATAGGTGCAGTTGCATCAATCTTTTCATCAGCATCAAGAGCATCAGTCAAATCAATCTCTAAAGTATTTGCAGGAGTTGCAGCTTTAGAAATATATGCATTAGCATGAGAGTGAACATGGACTTCATCTGCACCTTCAGCACCCTTAAATAGACCTGCACCAGATAGAATAGCAAAGCCAATAGGAGAAAGCAGAGCATCAGTAACAGTAAAGGTTAGAGTTTTATCGCCTTCCCATGCGATCAAACGAGCATTACCACGTCCACCTTGAGCGTAAACAGTGGTAACAGCCTGCTCCAGACTTGAAGCGGTTGCTGAGTCAATGAACAAGACAGGCTGACCTTTTGCAAATGTACGACTACCAATCTTAACACTAGATTTAGCCTTAAATACGACATCAGTAATATCGCGTACACCAAATTTCATAGGTATATATCCTCCTTGAAAAAATTATACATGAATATCTTTTTTCCAGTTTTCAGGCTGTTCTTGACTATCAGGCTTACCGCCAGCTAGGATTATCGAAACATGAGAATCCCATTCATCTTTTAAGATAAATCTATCATATTCATCAAAAAGCTAATAAACAGTATAATTAAATAGTTGATTCATATCTTTACTTTCGCCAACAGCTAAAATAGAGATAAACCTTGAAAAGACTGCTATTTTCTCATTTGCGGGTTTCAGCTCTTTCAAGCGCTTATTGCGTTCTTTTAGCTTATCCGCAATCTATTGAGACATTTTACCTTTACCAAAATTATACTCTTTTTCTTTTGATTTTAGACAGAACATATCAGTCAAAATTCTCTAAAAATCTGAAAAATTATCATTGTTTAAGAAATGGGGTTTTTGCTCTTCATCAATTAGCATAATTGCCTATTTAGAGAACTAAATTTGATATTTCGGAAAAATCATTGTAAGTATTAAAAAAGCACTTTCACCATTTTCCCGCCCCATCTATTTGTCTAACATTATTGACATAATAATATCAAAATTAGATTGTGAAGATAAATTATTTCTGTCCTTTGTCGTTAATTGTTCTTTATCAAAACAAAGTAACGAACAACCTATAAAGAAATTTTCTTCATTAATATATGCAATTTCTCTTATTGTTGGTTGATGAATGTTGACCTCTGCTTTCATAAAAGGTATGTCATTTCCTGATAAAAGCAAGAGATCATCATGCGTAATCAAGGTTTTTTATCCTCACTTCCATGAATTGCTTTATAAGTTAAACTATATCCAGCAAAATTTTCATCAAGGATTAATTCTTTCATAGTAACTTTCTAAAGCTAGCCAATACCAGATAGGCGGCTGCCATTAAGAATTCCATCAATATAGCCTGCAATCATTAAAGGTCTTAATCTAAAATTACCAATGTCCCAATAATCAAGATTAGATATAATATCAAAACTAATAGTATAATCAAGATAATAAGGATTATTGGTATTAGGCATGAAATTATCAACAGAAATAATAATATAACTTTTTACTTCTTCATGCTCAGGAATCTTAATTTTAGGTTCTAGCTTAATGTATCCGTCCTATCGTAATTTAGCGAGAGACATTGCATTTATTTTTTGGTTATATAAAGGTTCAGTTTTATTATCTAAACAATCTTTAGTATTAATAACAAGTAAACGTTTTAAATCATCACTAAAAGGTTTACTTGATAAAAATAATTTTCTAAGGATTTCTTCAATATCCTTAGGGCAAGAGAGGAAAGAAGACTGAAAATCTTTAGCTTTCATAATTAAATTAGTTTCTTTTACGGGCATTATTTATCTCCTCTCTTTAGAATGCGGCGATCTAAACGTCTAGAGTCACATCATCTACGGCATAATTGCGGTATATAACCTAGAAACTGCCGCACTTTTTATTTGTAATATCTAGTGAAATAGAAGTATCTGTAATTTTAAGAGCTTTTTCTTCACTGCCATTTTCTTTTATGAACCATTCACCACCAGCTAGATTTACAATAGTATAAGTAACGGTATCATATAATGTAGCTCTTGTAGGGCCATTGATATATGGCTTATCTTTCTCAATTTCTATTTCAGAATCTTTATTTTTTACAGCATCTTCGATTTCATTATTAAAGGTTTCATTTAAACAAACCTATATCATTCCAGTTCCGTAATAAGGGTTCTAACTGGCAACTTCCCATTTTTGTGTTTTACCAAATTCATCAGTAATATCTACTTTTGTAAATCTATGAAAATACTCTGCGGTTTCTTTATTTTTAGTTACAAACATAATTAAGGAATAGTTTCCATCATTCCAGTTAATTCCACCTTTTTGATTCCATGGAATATCTGTTTCTACTGGGCCCCTAATGTAAACCCAATATTTATGACCATTAATTTTAATAGTCTATTCACATAAACGTGCATTTCCATTAAAATACGCGGCTTCATTTAAATTCTAGCTATAAATAATCCAATGAGTATTATTTTCAATCCAAGTAAAAGTATCTCCTACTTTAATGCCAGTCTCTTCTTGTCCTTCAGAAGTCTTTTCATGGCGGCTAACTTCAGGATTAAGACATATATCTTTATATGGAATAGAAAGAATCTAATCATAATAATCCATAGTTTCTTTGTTCTTATTCATAAGAGCTCTAAATCTGCGTCCATCCGCAAGTTCTGCAGTCATACTTTGATATGAATAAATAAGCGGTTTTGATAAAGAATTTCTTTTATCTTGAATTAATCGATTTTGAGCAGAGCCGCCACGATAATTCAATCTTTTATTTAATGTTTCTATTGACATAGCGACTCCTTTATTCCATTTAGTAAAGACAAACATTCAAAGATAATGCGTCTATATAATGCAAAATCTTCATCACAAGAAAGAGATTTAAGTCCTTTCAATTTACATAATAACTAAAAGAAACTATTCTATTCAGAATTTAATAAATCTCCCATTCCCGCAAGTTCTTCAATAATATTATCTAAAGGTTTTATCCAATCTAAACCTTCTTCTCTATTTGGTAATAGTTTATATATCTAATTAATTAATCTAGTTAAATTATTACTAAGAGTTTTTTCAGAAATTTCTATTCCATTTTTCAGGTAAAGCATCTTTCAACTCATCTTCAGTAAACATAATTGAGCCAAAAGTAGACTTATATACATTAGTTTCAGAATCTTTTTGGCGTCTCTTATAAAGTCTCTAAAGATGAAAACCTTCTCTTTCATAATCTTTTTTTAACTAGAGTAATTTCTGCATATGGTTAGCTTGAGAAGTAAATTTAAAATCATTACCAGAATACTTCATTCTAGTATTTTCAACACTAGCAAGCTATTGTCCTAGCCACTCAACTACCATATATGTTGCAAGAATATTAATTTCTTCTGCGGTTAAGGCACTTGTAAAAGACCCACCTTCGTATAGAATTGCAGGAACCTCTTCCTAACCGCTCTCTGCGCCAGTATATTTAACTTCATCAGTAATGGATACTAACTCATATTCAGTTAAATCTACTCTTGGAAATTCAAATTTCTAAATAGAAGATAATAATAATTCTTCCAATAACTGATATGTATCTAGTTCGGTTAATTCCATATACATATCATCTGTAATTTTAGATAAAAAACTATCATAAATATAAGAAAAAGGTGTACTAGTTACATTCGACATAATACACCTCCACTTAATTACTTTACTACATTATATTTTTGAATAGGAGTTGTCTTACGAGTTGGGACTGTATTTTCTGACTTCTGCACAGGGGCAGCACGACGAGTAGAAGTCTTTTCTTTAGCATCTTCTTCTTCAGTTTCATGCTTAATCATAATAGCAGAATTTACGTTAAAACCAGTTTTATCATAAATAGCTTTACGCTTAGAAAGATCGTTAATTTCTTCTTTTACAGCAATATCCTTAATCATATCAATAACTCCTGCGGGAGCAAAATCAAGACAGTCCTGTAATTGAGCGAGAGTGCCAGAGCCAACTAGCAATTCACGAACTTCATTTTCAGTATAATAATACTCTGGTTCAACATCGCCCAATAGCTCATTTACTGCATCACTGTTATCAATCTGCAGACAATTTCTAATAATATAATCGCCGCCAGGCAGATAAGATAACTTACGAAGTTCTTCCATAGTAACTTCTTTAGTTTCTCCCTTCTGGTACTAACGTTCAATGCGTAAATCTGGCACAGTATATCCAACGCTGCCAGCATCTCTATTTGTGACTTTAATCACAGTACTTTTATCCAACATATTCAATTTATCTCCTTTTATCTCATATAAAAAAAATGGGGAGATAATAACCTTATTAAATTATTATCTCCCCATACAAGTTATCTATATTTAATTAGCGAGTTAAGCTAGAGTTCTTATAGACACAGATGTTATTGGTTACGATAGTACCAACACCAAACTTCTTGTACATCTGGATTTCCATAGACTGATCACGGTTAGTGATATTCTGAACGATAGTCTGACCCTCAAAAGCGATCTTAACAGGCTTCTGAGCACCAGTAGGAATAATCCAAGCATAAGCAGGATCAATAACCTTCTTACTGTTGGTCTCATCCTCATAAGACTGATTCAGAACAATAACCTGATGACCCTTATAGTTGCCAAGATAACCATTGTTCCACTTCTGATCCTTCATAGCGTCAGAAACCCAACCAGTTGCAGGAACCATAGTAGCAGCAAATTCATAAGTGCAGTAAATAACTGACTTGCCATAAGAATCACCAATACTAAGTAGTCTATCCATTTCAGCTTCCTTAAAAGCAGTATCGGTATGAACGTTAGCGGCAGGCAAATTAGTAACAGTAGCCTTCAAAGCACGTTCAATCTCCAGATAAACTGCCTCATCTAGACCCTCATAAACGATATCTAGAACATCAGACATCTGAACACGACCATCTAGGAACTCTTCAAATGCAATCTGAGCAGCTCCACCGAATGCACTGGTCTTTACTTCGAAACTTTTGCCATCCAGCTTGAAGACTTCATAAATACCATTCAGACCAACCTTAGTAATAAACTGCTTTGCACGACGCTTAGCCGCAACAGTAATCTTCTGAGTGAAGATAGGACGATCGCCCTGAGCAAAATTCTGAACCTCAGCAAAAGCGCCATACTGCTCAAGAACCTTCTTAGGAAGAACATCATCAATAGTCTGAGCCATCAGAGAGAAAATAGTGTTCTGATTAGCCTGGAACTGGTAATAATTACCATTGCCACATAGCTCATTCAACTCTGAGCGAAGAGTATTATTCAAATCAGCATAGCTAAAAGACTCATTCTTACCATCAATATTGAAAGAATAAGAAGTCATAGAAGTCGGATTAGCATTTGCAGTTGCCTTGGCAAGAGCCAAAAGATTTTTAATATCTAAAGCCATTATTCTTTTCCTCCTTCTTTAAATTAGCGAATACGCTGAACTTTTACTGCGGGCTGGCCATCAGGCATAGTAGTAACCTTAGCAACCTGCCATAGCATAGTCTCAGTTGCGGCAGCTTCCTTCTCAACCTTCTCCAAGAAGCCCTTTGCATTAATCTTTAGCAAATCTGCAACGGCTAGCTCAACACCAGCATACTTAGCCTTACCATCGGTATTACCAGCACCAACGCAGTTAGTAGTAAAAATATCACCAACGTTAGTCTTAAATACACGAGGAGTCATCTGACCAGAGAAAGGACCAAGACCGTCATGAGTAATTTCTTCATCACCAGGAGTGTAGTGATCCTTAATTAGAGCAAAGTCCTTATAAGTCTCTCTCCAGAAGTCATCATACAGCTTAACTTCATTGTAAACCAACATCCACTCGCCTTCGCCAGTAAAGTCACAAACGCCAGCAGCGTAATCATACTTTACAAACTGACCATTCTCAAGAATGGCAATATCAGACTTGGCAGGAAGCTGTGCATAAATCTGTGCGGTTCTCTGGGCAGACAGATGATTAGGCTCTACCTGACCAAAACCAATTCTACTAATAGTAGCCATAGTTTATATTTCCTCCTTAAATCTTATGGGCGTCGCGAGTATTCTTCAAAGCACTAAGCCAAGCCGGAACACTACTATCCCCATTATCATTTAAATTAAATGTCATTGAAGGATTTTCCTTCTTCTCTGTCCCATCTTCATTTGCGGCGAAATTAACTTTCTTCTCAAAGCAAATGACAGACAGATTCTTTTTAATATCATCATAAGAATAAGTATTAAAATGTTCATTTACATCTGCCTTATCCTCATCAGATAGCATATAAAAACTATCAATTAGCTCTTTCTTTTTAGCATCATCAATAGACTTCTTAAAAGCAGTCAACTCTGCGCACTGTGCAGTCAAAGTATTAAACTGGGTCTGCAACTCAGTGAACTTAGTCTGAAGATCTTCATGCTCAGCAACAAGTAAATCATACTTTTCTGCTTTCTTCTTATCTTTATCATCTGCGGACTTCTGATTTTTTTCGTCATCATCTTCAGAATTAGGTTTCTTATTACCTTTATCATCCGCATTCTTACTATCATCTTCGCTATTGTCATCCTTTTTCTTAGGATCATCCTTCTTAGCAAAGCTAGTATCTGCTGAGCCTTCTGTATTATTATTATTTTCTGCGGGATTTACTGAATTAGAATTGTCCCCATTTTCAGAAAAATTTGTAGCAGGCTTGCCTTCATCCATTGCTGGATTAGTGGTATTATCTAAAGCCATGTTCTATCCTCCTTCTGATACAATCTTCTTCAAATCTTGCATCATAGTAAATAATGTTTGAGTAAAACTATCATCCATCTTAGTGAAATGAGTACTTACATCAGGAGCAGTAACACTAGCACCCTCAAAGCAAGGCTCAACGTCTTCACCTAGAATACACAGTTTTGTAAAAATTGCGTCATTAATAATGAAAAAGTCTACACCTGTATTAACATTTGTTGACCATTTTCCATCAAGAGTATCATTATCTAGTTCCATAGACTGCGGGCGACCATTACCTTCAATCGCCTTTTTAGCTTCTTCGAATTGATGAGTCCAAAGATAACCAGTAGTCATAAGATACTCTCGAGTAACGCTATTGCCAAAATCATCTTTATCTTCAAATTTTTGAAACCAGACTTTTGCATCAGGGGCTACAAAGCCATAAGGTCTTGTTAAACAATTAAATTTAATACCTTCATCATCAATAACCATTTGCTGACCATGGTCTGCAAAGTCATCTTTCTCAGTCTTGAAGTATCCAACAATCGGGGCCCCACGCAAAGTTTTAGCCATATCAGTAGCTACTTCTTTTGTAATATAGCTATGATTTCTATTTTCTCCAAGATATAAAACTTTAATATCACAACTTGACATAAATGGATTAATATCCATAGGTTGTAAATTAATAAATTCTGGAGAATCTATTGTTGCTACACTAATATGCATTATTTATCTCCTTTCTCTCATTTCGCACTTTCTCTATTTTGCATTGTCTTTTCAGTAACGGCTTCTCCCTAAGATTCCTTAGTAGGTCTACCATTACCATTATCACTAGCATTATTTCCATTATTTTTATTTTCACTATTACTGCCATTTCTCTGCTTAATAGCATCAGCATTCATAGTACTAGACTACATAGGTGGAATAAAAGTGGAAACAAGGTCTAGAATATTATTTTCAAAATGAGCAGTTGCTAAAATAGAACTCTGAGATTGACCTAAAGCAATTTGTGGCAACATTTTAGAATAACCTAATTGAGTCTGTTCCTTATATAATTTAGATAAATCTTTATAATTATAAATAGTTGTGCCTAAAATTTGCACTTTATAATAAATTTTCTTAGGACTCTTATTAAAGTCTTTAATTAGGATATTAAGAAATTGTTCAAATTGCTGAACAAGATTATACATTGATGCTTCATCATTCAAAATAGATTTCTCAAGAGCAATGTTACCATCAGTGTTAAATTGCATCTAAGAGATACCAGCCTAATCATAAATAGCTGATTTTACTCTATCCATACTCTTATCATCTGCATTTGTTGCACTTGTGCTATGCATATCTGCAACTTCAACATCTGCAAAAGTAGTAAGAACATCAATGCCAATAGCACGACCAAGCATACGAACCGCATTATTATGAAGTTCTCTTGCTTCATCTACGTCAAAGATTAAATCACCATTTTTATCCATTGGCATTTTTTGAATAATAATCTTTAATAGCTATTGCTCCATTTTTTTTCTGTCTAATCCCTGTGCTTCATCAAGAGCAATAATAGAGGGAATAACAGAAATAAAAGCTGGAAAATCTTCTCCATTAATATTAAATTTTATAGCACTCTCAGCATCTAATAAATACCATCCTGAAGTATCTCCTGCAAAATCTGGTGGTAACTTATTTTGTTTATATAAAGCATAACCTTTTTTAAATTCTGGCGGGAATACCTCTAGCATCTTTTGCTTTTGAGCGGCAGTGCTAAAATAATCATCAAAGAATCTCATATTAAATTCAACAAGTGGCTATCCTGTTGCCGCAGTGAAGCGAGAGCGGCAATACTTAGGTGGAAGTTCCTAAATGGTAGCTCTATCTACATTCTTTATGATATAACCATAATAAGCACCATTTCTTAGTACTTTAAGAGCGGCTTCACCAAAGAATTTTTTTGCTCCAAAATTATCAAGATACATTAAAGTTTTATTGAAGCCATCTAATACCTTCTCATCTTTAGCTGAATCTGAATTAATATAAGGAGTAACATACCAATCATATCTATACATATATGCCATATAGCGACATAATCTATTATAGATACCACTTGTTTTATAATAGAAATTTGATATATCTCGCATTAGGTTATAATCACTACGCTAAATAGCATCAAGAACAACTTTCTTGTCGCCAAAACGTGGATTTGCTTTCTTAAAATCACCTAATTCATAAATTGCATCTTCAACTTTCTTGGTGCCAATCTGCACTTTAGAAAAGTCTACTGGAACAAAAGGATTAATATTTTCGGTGTCTGCTGGAGTCATAGAAAAACCTTTTTTCTTGATTTCTTGTATTCTATTTATCAAGTATGACACCTTACCTTTCTAAATTAGTATATCACAAAATTTCTTTCTAGTCAACTTTTATTTAAAACTAGTCTTTTTTATTTAATATCCAGCCGCACGCATAATATAATCATAATTTACGCGGGCTTCATCTGTATAAGGAATAATTACTAGCTTTAATCCGTGTTTATCACAATAAACTCGCTTCTACATATCATTATACTATTGTTTCCGCAAGCCTTCGAACCCACCAAATTTGCTACGAGGTTCATAATGCTAAATTCCTTGAAATTCAATCAAAAAATCTATATCTTTATTATCATCAAAAACACAAAAGTCAAAACGTAAAGGATGACCAGAAGAACTTACTAAGTCTGGAAAAGTGTACTCTTCCTCAAAATCAAGACCAGCCATTTTAAGAATTTCTTCAATCTTAATTTCACCTCTTGAAGCTCTCATACTCTTCCTCCTTTCTGTTTCTATTTATATATTAAAAACTCTTTCTATGAATTTTTATTTTTTGTCCTTATTAAGTAAAGAACATAAAATCTGTTAGGCGGGATGCTTTATGTTTACGACGTTTTTCTTCTTCTAATTTAATATAATACATACCATATTCAAAAGCTGAGAATTTATCTTTCTTAATACCACGAGAAGACTGCTTCAAAATAATATTAACGCCTTCATTTTCTTCTACTAGATTAAGCATCTATTCACGAAGAATCGTAGTTAAAGTAAATGGTTTTAAATGTTCTGCTCGCTTATCAGCATCCATCTATTGACCAACTTTAGTAGACATTAATTTAACTTGAGCCTAATTCTCATCAATTAAGAATTTAATACGTCCACTAGAAAGCTAAGTCTAAACATAAGTATGTGCTTCAGTATTAATTGGCGCATTAGCTTTCATTAAATACATAGCATTTTCTTCAACATCAGCACCGCGAATTTTTTTGTATAAATCGTTTGTATCTGCGGCAGTGCCTCCAGAAACACCGAAAGCTGGAAGCTCATCGCCTGTTTCATTATCAATCTATACTTTTGTCATAAAGTCAACTAAGCCAACACCTAGACCATTAGCATCAATAACAATCTATCTTGCTTTATACTTATAATAAAGTTTCTTTAAGTTAATAGCTTGAGCTTCAAAATCTTCTTCTTCCCAAGTATAAATATTAACTAAAGATTTCAATGCTGAACCTTGCGGTTGCGGAGTTACCTTGATGACACATACCTCAGTTGTGCATCCGATACGGCCAACATCAACGCCAAGAATATAATATGCATTTTTAGAAGAACGTCCGCTAGATTCATATTCAGGCTATAATAATACTCTATATTTATCAAACGTCTCAGCAGAGAAGAATGCATTTTCTGCGTCACCAGACCATTCAGATTCATATTCTCTTGAGAACGAAGAGTCATTATAAGTACCATCTAGTTTTAAGTCTTGAACGAAACTCTTACTTAATAGCTCTTCCATAACTGGAATTTTATAAGTACCACCCAAGATCATTGCTTCACCTGGATTTAGTACCTATTTGACAAGGGTCTCAATTAGCTTTTCATATGCAAATGAGTTCTTCCATCCAGCGGTCGTGACATAAATCTGAGATTTATTAGTGACTTCTTCTTTATGACGGGTACCATCTGGAAGCCGACGGTCGACGTTCATTGTAGGAATGATAACTTCGTTCAAAGTATCCTAGTCAACTAAGATACACTCCTCAATTAGTCCGCCAACTCGACGCTGACCACGAGATGCCTATGTAGCAGCTAGAATGTTAAGTTTACTTCCATTTTTAAAAATATATTCAACAGCATTCTTAGAAGCCGTAGACTGTCCTCTATCCCAATTAATTTCATTTTTTAAGCCAGGAATTAATTTACATAGTTCTTCAACTTTGCTCTTTGTAATACTTGCAGCTTGCTCTTTACCACCAGTAGTAACGAATAAATCAGAACCAGGGAACAAGATGCAACGCAACATTAAAATTAAAACAGATAGAAATGACTTAGAATAAGCACGCGGAAAAGTTGCATAAACTTGACGATGCCGCATAGCTGCTCGCAAAAATACTCTTTGATAAAAGAATAAATGCAAAGTTTCAGGACCTGCATTGTCTCCACCGCAAAGAAAGTCAACAAAGATATCAGGATACTCACGCCAAAAAGCTACATACTATCGCAAAACAGGAATACAAGCCTAAATACGTTCTTTAGTTAAATCCTATTTTTTTAACTCTTTTGAATCTGCAAGAGCTAATAAATCTGCAAGCGCCATTAGATCTCCTCCTCAATCATATTGTTATCTCTACGACGTTGAGCAAAAACACTCTTATAGAAATCTTCATGGTCTTGGTCAGTAAGCTAAGTATTACCAGTTTCTTCATCATGTTCCATTTCTTCATGGATTCTCATTTTCTTCAACTGAGTTTCAATCTATTGGCCTAAACCTAAATCTTTAGTAACTAGATTATAAACATATTTATTCATATCCGCAAGAGTCTAATCAACCTTATCTTGAGGAATATTAGTTACATAACGAGGAATGAAGCCTTGCTTCTCACACATTAATACTAATTCACCAACAGAATCAACAGCATCAGATTTGCCTTCTTTATTCTGTGCGGCTGTCCATTTAGAGCCTTTACGCAAAGAATCATAAACGCGAGATAGCTTTTGAAAAGTATCATAATCTCCTGCGTCTGCCGCTTGATTCATTTTTAAATAAGTTTTACAAATAAGAATCAAAGCGCTTTCAGAGTCAGAATCATTAATAGTAAATGATTTCTTCATATCTGTATACTTTTGTTCCAAAGTAACCCACTCATCAGGCTTATAAAGTCTACCCCATTTCATTGCAAGATAAATTTTATCCTCTTGAGTCAATTGTGCAGCAGGATCAGGAAGTTCAGACTCGTCAATATAATTCTCTTCACGGAAATAATTATTTGCTCCAACAGCATCTTGTTGAGATAAGTTATTAATATATTCATCATTCTAACTTTCTGTACTCATATAAGTAAGATATTCTGCATCTGAAATCTCACCATTTTCGTGTCGCTCTTTTAAATCTTTTTCAAATTCTTTTTTCTCTTCTTCTTTTTTAGCTGCTTTTTCTCCAGCTTCCTCTTGAAGTCTTTCAGAATCAGCCCAACCATAATCTTTCCATTGTTTTAATTTCATCTTAGAAAGATATTTACCAAAAACAGACATACCATTCATCTTTTTTGGATCTTTATTATAGGCTCTATCTCTTAATACATTCCATTCCCCAGGAATATAAGGAACATCCATTTTTTCAAGAGCCCAAAGAAAAGTGCTTGGATCAAAATTATCAATATGTGCGGTTAAGCATTCCTTACAAAGGTCTGCTCTTCCACCAGTTTTCATTGTATAGAAATTTTCTTCTTTAAGTTTGCGATTACATCTAGCACAAACTTTATATACACCAGAATATGTAGGCATAAATACTAACCTCCTTTTCTCTTATATGCTTTTAGCAAGTCTTTCCTTGTGACATTTCGTCCATAGAAAATTTAGGAATTTTAGTATTTCTACATTCTTTGCAAATACTATACCAACCATCTTTACTAGAATTATTGCGAGAGAAAAAGCGATTATGTGCAAGTTTCACTTGACCACAACGGCCACATTTCTTCCATTTACCTTTTTCTTGAGTAGTATAATACCACATGATATAATTCTCTTGTGCCTATTCCGCCAATAGCTTAGGAATCTTATTACGCCAAAGACAAGATATATATTCAACAGAATGCTTAATATGATGATCTCTAAAGAGCAAAGATTGAATTTCTGCATTAGCTTTACCATCAATTTTATAAATCAAAAGGTCATAATAAAGTGGGTATTTATCTTTTAAAGTCTATTCAATTAGGCGGTCAAGGTCTTCCATCATATAATATCCATCACTATTAAATACACCCCAAGCATTTTCTTTTAATTTAGAGTAATTACATAAAAGTGCAGAAATATGTTTAGGATTAAAGAAAGAAATAATACCATCACTTGATACAGTTCCATCATCATTAATTGTAATATGTTCATCAAAATCAATCTGATTAAAACTTTTAAATACATTCATAACATGAATAGGTTTTCTAAACTCATTTTTAAGAACATACTAATCTTGCCGCATTTCAATAATCTATTTCTTTAAAAGAAATTTACGCTTGCCGCGGGCTAACTTTTCCTATTCTTCAAGCTATTGAATATTATCACGCAATTCTTTAAGTCCTGGGATTTCATCAATATCAGCTTGAGTAATTTCATTTTTTGGCGTAAACAGAATATTTTTTCCTAAATCGGAAATCATTCCATAAATACCATCTTCTCCATTTTCTAGCTTAGCTACAAGCCCTTCATAAGAAGTTTCTCGCTTATTAATTGTAACCATTCGATTTGGAGTAAGAGTCTTTTTTCCTCTTCTCTCCTCTTTATCCATAGCAAATACAATATAATCCGCTAAAATCTCCAAATACTTAGGTGTAAGTTGTTCAGGCGGAGTCTCCGCAATAATTTTTGTCACTAAAGCATTACGTTCTTCTTTTGTCTAAAGAGAATAATCTAACTTAGTAGAAGATTTTTTAGTCTCTGTCTCTGTTAAGTCTTCAATTCTCTAGTCTACATAATCTAAATCATTTGAGGGATCTTCTTCATCATCCTCATCTTTTAGTACTAGATTTTTATTATTATAAGCGTCATCCATATAATAAAAAATCTCCTTTCTTCCTTTTTATTTCTAGTATATCATATTTTTTTCAGTAATTCAAAAATTTGCCCATTGATAACTTTATAAAAAAATGTTATAATAAATTATCAAAAGAAAAAAAGAAGGAATAAATATGACACTTACCCCACTTGGTTCAGCATCTTTACTTTCTGATTTAGCTTGGAATGATCATTGTATTTTAGCTCATATTTCAGATCCATTTAAAACAAAGACTGTTCATTCTGAAGCAGAAGCTCAAAAAGTTGAAAAGCAAGGTTGGATTGTTGAGCGTCCAAAAGAAGAGGAAGACTGGATTATTAATGGGAAACATATGTGGAAAGCATATTTTCCATATACCGAAGAACAAAAAAAAGAATATGAAGAACATAGATTTCTTTTTCGTTATTTTTGGATTGTAAATAATTACAATATTCAATTAGCTAAAGAATGGGAAAAGATGAATGGTAAGAATGATCTTACTATTCAAATTCCTTTTTGTTTAGACGATAATTGTCAATGTTCTATGGAGTGTGATTGGTTCTTTCGTGGTTGTCATTGTACTCCTATGATTATAAATTATTTTCAACAGCAAAAAGATTATTACAGAAAGGAAGAGCCTGATGAAATTTGACATTTAGCATTTTCGATTTAATCATGCGCGAACCGCAGATATGCTGCGCGCAATGAATTGGGTTAAAGATGCGTGCGAACTTTGTGGCGAAAAAATTACTGAAGTTCGTATGGGATTGCAATTTGATGCTGATATATGTCTTATCTTTTGGGATGGAAATCAATCTGGCGAAGATTGGGAAGCAATTCAATTCTGTAAAGAGCGTGCAATTAAAGTAATTTATTTTCCTGCGGCAGATGTAGAAGTCCCTGGAGAGCTAAATACTACAAAATTAGAACAATTTATTAAAAAACAGGTGTTAAAGTATTATGGTTAATATTATTATATTTTTTATTATGTATATTATTATTAGTCTAGTTGCAGCATTAGTTCTTGCAACTTTTTTAACTGGACTTTTGTATTGTATTTTCTGGATTATTGCTTTCGTTGATGAATTCATTAACAATGAATGGAAGGATAAAAATGATTAAATGGCTAATTGATAATTGGGTTTGTATCTCAATCTTTATTGGAGTTATCTTTATATATTTTTTTGTTTTTATGATGCATTCTGTTTCACATGAAGCAGACGAACAAGTTGAAAATGATGCTACAATAATGCGGAAGACCTCAGCTAGTGAGCGCGATGGAGTTACTGATCCGCATGACATAGGAGGAATTTAATGATTTACGCACGAGGTATTGATATTAGTCAGTTTCCTGATGGGACTCCGCATTTGAAAGAGAATCTATCTATTACAATGGATGGCTTTGTAAGTTGGCATTATCATGATATGGGTGAATTTCCTATCGTTTGTATGCTTGGTGAATATATTAAGAGTCGTGGTTATAAACCCGTTCTTTATATGCCTTATATTCCTAATGCTCGAATGGATAGAGTCCATAAGGATGATATTTTTACTCTTAAGTCTTTTGCTAAAATGTTAAATACAGCAGGTTTTGCAGAGATTCATGTTCTTGATGCTCATAGTGATGTTTCTGTCGGATTGCTAGATAATTGTATTAATTATCAGCCTATTGTAACAATTAAGAAAGCTATTATTCTAAGTGAACCTGATTTCATTTATTTCCCTGATGCTGGTGCAATGAAACGTTATGAATCTATTATTCATAAGTGTTGTGACAAACCTGTTCTCCATGGAAATAAAATTCGTGATTGGAATACTGGTGAAATTGAAGGACTAGAAATTGTTGGAGGAAAAATCCTCAAAACAATGATTCATCCAAAAGTCCTAATGATTGATGATATTTGTGCTTATGGCGGTACCATGTATTATAGCGCAAAGGCTCTGAAGGATGCTGGTGCAGGTGATATTGATATGTATGTTACTCATTGTGAGGATAGTATTCTTGATCGCAATAAAGGTAAAATCTTCACTGATGAACGATTGATTGAGACCGTTTATACTACTGATAGTATTCTTACTAAGAAAAATGCAAACATTTTTACATTTCCTGCAGAACAGAGCATGATTGCAGATTGCAGAATTTAAAGAGAGGTATAAATTTTATGAATATTAATCCTATGCTGATGTGCGATTTTTATAAGACTACTCATGCTCAGCAGTTTCCTGAAGGAACCACTAAGCTGGTGAGTTATTTTACTCCTCGAATGAGTCGTCTGAATGGTGTTGATAGCGTTGTTGTTTTTGGCATTCAGGCTTTTTGCAAGAATTATCTGATTGATTATTTTAATGAAAATTTCTTTAATCAGCCTGCGGATAAGGTAAAGGCAGAATATCAGCATGTGCTTGATAACACCCTTGGCTCTGCCGCATATGATATTAATAAGATTATGGCTCTGCATGATTTGGGCTATCTGCCTGTTGAAATTCGTGCTCTGCCTGAAGGTTCTCTGTGCCCTATTCATGTGCCTTTCCTTGAGATGAGCAATACTCATCCTGATTTTGCATGGGTTCCGCAGTTTTTGGAATCTTTTATGAGTTCTGAGCTGTGGCATCCTATGATTTCTGCAACTGTTGGCTCTCTGTATCGTGATATTGTTGATAAGTATTATGATATGACTGTTGAAGACGATGTCCCTCATGCAAGAGCTCTAGGTGATTTTAGCTTTCGCGGTCAAGAGTGCATGCAGTCTGCTATTAAGTCTAGTGCGGGTTGGTGTCTGAGCTTTTTGAATACTGCAACCGTTCCTGCAATTCCTTACCTTGAAAAGATGTATAATTGTGATTGCTCTGAGGAGCCTGTGGCCTTTGGCGCAATTAGTACTGAACATAGTGTTATGTGTTCTAATGCGGCCGTTGATGGAGATGAGATTTCTTTTGTTCGTCGTGCACTGACTCAGCTGTACCCGCATTCTAGTTTTTCTATGGTTTCTGATTCTTATGATTATTGGAATATGGTTGATAATATTCTGCCACAGTTGAAGGATGAAATTTTGAACCATGATGGTACTCTACTAATTCGTGGTGATTCTGGTAATCCTATTGATATTGTTACTCAGACTGTTTATCATCTGTGGGATATTTTTGGCGGAACAATTAACAGTAAGGGTTATAAGGTTCTTAATCCTCATGTGAAGGCTCTGTATGGTGATTCTATTACTATTCAGCGGTGCGAAGCTATCTATAAAGAGCTGGAAAGTAAGGGCTTTGCCGCCAATAATGTTAGCCTTGGTGTTGGTTCTTTTTCTATGCAGTGCATTGAGCAGGATGGTGTATTGAAGCCTTTTACTCGTGACACTTTTGGCATGGCGGTTAAGGCAACTTATGGAGTCATTAATGGTAAGGAAATTCCTATCTTTAAAAATCCTAAGACTAAGACTGATACTGATCATTTTAAGAAGAGTCTTAAGGGTTTGTGTAATGTAAGTTTTGATACTAAGACTCTACAATTTATTTATAAGGATGGACTAAATCAGGAACAGTGGAATGCTATTGAATCTTATAATTGGCTTGATACTGTTTATCGAGATAGTCAGATGATTGAAGAACAAAGTCTGAGTGAGATTCGAAATACATTAAATACTTTTAAAAGTATTATTAAAGGAAAGGAAACTGCATTTTAATGGTAGAAGTAAAAACTGGTAATGTTTTTGATACTGATGCAAAATATATTTGTCATCAGGTAAATTGCAAAGGTAAGATGGCAAGTGGAGTTGCCAAAGAAGTTAGAGAACGTTATCCTAATGTTTATTGGGAATATATGAATATTTGGGAACGATCTGTTGGACTTGGTACTCCTCTGCTAGGCCAAGCTCAGTTTGTTAAAGTTGAACCCAATAGAATCATTGTAAATTGCTTTGCTCAAAATAATTATGGCTATGATGGCGGGCAGTATACAAATATCAAAGCTCTAAAGCTCGCATTGTCTGCAGTTGCCGCAATCGCAAAACAAGACAATAGCAAAGTAGCTATGCCTTATAAGATTGGTTGTGTGCGGGGAGGCGCAGATTGGAGCGTCGTTGAACCTATGATTGAAGAAATCTTTAAGGATGTTCATTGTGAACTTTGGAAACTAGATTAAATAACGTAAAAGGGTAAATTATTCAATTTACCCTTTTATTTTTATAAAAAATATGGTATAATAAATTATAAGATAAATAAAGGAGATTAAGAAATATGATTAGGCCTTATAATAATTTTGATGCAAAGAAGACTAAGGATGAGATTGTAACTTGGATTCGTAATTACTTTCGGAAGAATGGTTCTGATTGTATCGCAGTTGTTGGTATGAGCGGTGGTAAGGATTCTACTATTGTTGCGGCGCTGTGCTGTGAAGCTCTTGGTAAAGATCGAGTTTTTGGCGTAATTATGCCTAATGGCACCATGAAGGATAGCGATATTGCGGTAGAAATTTGCGAGTATCTTGATATTGATTATATGGATATTAATATTGGCGAGGCTTATGATAGTTTGACTAATGAACTTGCGGCTAATGATATTGAACTTAGTTCTAATGCTGCTACTAATCTGCCTGCTCGCCTTCGTATGAGTACTCTGTTTATGGTTGCTCAGAGTGTGAACGGTCGAGTTGCTAATACCTGTAATTTTAGCGAAGATTATATTGGTTGGGCAACTTTGTTTGGTGATGGTGCAGGTCAGTTTAGTCCTCTGGGTAAGCTGACTGTTACTGAGGTAAAGCAGATTGGCTATGAGCTTGGTCTTCCTAAGAAGTTTATTGAGAAGATTCCTGCAGATGGTTTGACTGATAAGAGCGATGAAGATAACTTTGGTTTTACTTATCAGTTCCTTGATCGTTACATTCGAACTGGAGATTTTGGTAACGATACAGCTACTGCCGCCCGCATTGATAAGATGCATGATGCCAATGCCTTTAAGCTGTTGCCGATGCCTATGTATAATCCTAATTGTAATTGGGAGTAAGGAGTAAAAATGCTATTAAAAGCAAAGCCAGTAGTTGAAGCTATTGAATAGGAGAATAGTCTTATCTTAACTCCTGCAAATAAGAAGTATTTAAATCTTGCGATTGTTGAAATTGGAAGTTCTGGTAGCAATGAAGGATATTTGAATAATATTATCAAACAATGTCATAAACATAATATCGGCTATCAAATTTATTCTTTTCCTGAAGATGTTACAAAAGAAATTGTAGTAAAAGCTGTTAAAAATATTAATAGTAATTTACAAGTTGCAGGATGTATTTTTATGCAGCCCTTTCCAAAAGGTATAAGTATAGATTATATTAAACAATTTTTTAATTCTGCTATTGATATAGATGGAATTACAGAGGATTCTATTTTCTCTCTTCTTTATCCCTCTGAAGATAGCTGTGGCTATGCTCCATGTACCGCAGAAGCCTGTATTAGAATTTTAAAACATTATGAAATTCCTCTTGATGGCGCTCATGTTGTTATAGTTGGAAGAAGTATGGTTGTAGGAAAACCTGTTGCAATGCTTTTGGATAAAGAGAATGCAACAGTAACATTATGTAATTCTCATACTAAAAATCTTCAAAAGATAACCAAATCTGCGGATGTTGTAATTGCGGCTCTTGGTAAGAAGAATTTTTTAACTAAGGACTATTTTTCACCAAATCAAACTGTAATTGACGTTGGTTTTCATTGCGATGAAGATGGTATTTCAGGTGATGTTGATAAAGAAGTTGTTGATTATGTGAAGAATATTACTCCAGTTCCAGGTGGCGTTGGATCTGTGACAACCGCAGTTCTTATGAATCATCTTTATAAATCAGCTAACAAAACTTGTATTTTAAAAGGAGACGCATAATGAATATTCTTATTGTTGTAGATATGCAAAATGATTTTGTTAATGGTTGTCTTGGTACGCCAGAAGCAAGAGAGATTGTGCCTGCGGTTGTTGATAAGGTGAAGAATTGGGATGGAGCGGTTTTGTTTACTCGTGATACCCATTTTGATAATTACCTCGAGACTCAGGAAGGTAAAAATTTGCCAGTTCTGCATTGTATTCAGGGTACTCATGGTTGGGATATTATTGATGAGCTAAAGCCTTTTGTAACTGAAGATAATACTTTTGATAAACCTACTTTTGGTTCTACTCGTTTGATGGAGTATTTTAATCTTGAAACTGATTGCATTTGGAGTTATAATTCTGATTTTGGCGGACTTGATATTGAAAGTATTACTTTGATTGGTGTTTGTACTGATATTTGTGTTATCAGTAATGCAATGCTGTTGAAGGCAGAAATGCCTGAAGTCCCTATTATTGTGGATGCTTATTGTTGTGCTGGTGTTACTCCTATTAGTCATACAACTGCACTTAATGCAATGAGGGCTTGTCAGATTAGAATTGAAAATTCAATGACAAGAGCTATTAAGGCTAATCGGGAAAAAGCAAAGGAGATTTTGAAAAATGAACGAAAGAACTACTAATCCTGATTTTAGTAAACTCATTGAAAATTATGAAAAGTTTGCAGAAGTATTGAGAGAAGAAGATCCAAATGTAACTATTTCAAAAGAAGAACATCAAAAGCTAGTTGCAGAAAGATTTGCTTTTGGATTTGACAGTATCTATTTTAGATATGCTGCGGTTGTTGATGAATTGGCGCGCTATAAAGCTAAGGATCCCGCAAATAGGGGAAAAGATTTTTCAAATTGGGCTAATTGTCAGAAGATGCATTTTTATAACGTTCTCGAGCAGTTAACTGGAGCACATGATCTTGAAGATAAATTTTTGAAAGATAAGGATGGTAAATATGGAGCTTAAAAACACTATTGCGGCAATGGTTGATAGTAACTATAAAGCTAGGTTTGCCGCAGAATATTGGTAGACTAAAATCAGATATGATAAACTGCATGATATAATTACTTCTTATGATGCAGGAACTCTTAATTTTGAATTGACTTGCAATATTAGCAATCTAAGAGCACAAGCTCGTTGCATGGGTCAATATCTTTATGAACTTGAAGTTAGAGCAAAAATTGAAGATATTGATTTAAAATTTTGGGAACAAGAGATGAAAAAATATGAAGTAAGTATTGTTCATAATGAGACTCTTTATTTGCCTGATGAATATACTAAAAAAAATTTAGATTTTGAATTTATTAATTATTATAGGAGAAATAATTAAATGAAAAAAAAATAAAATCCTTGCTCTCATTTTTACTATGGCTTTTATTTTGATGTCCTTTACTTCTTGCGCTCAATTGGATAGCTGGGTTCAAAGTGTAAAAGGTAGCATTATTGGCGCTGAATACAATATTGAATTTTATGATAATTTGGGCAGTAAGTTTATGACTGCTCATGGCAAAAAGATTGATATGGAAGCTGACACTGACTCTGAAGGCAATATGTCTTCTGTAATTAATATTACTATTGATGGCCGGCAGATGGTTTCTTGTGGTAGTACAGCTATTTTTGCAGAAACTGGACTCAATAGAGAAGTTGATTTTAGTGCGGATAAGATTGAGGGAAATAATGCGGGAAGCATTACCTCTGTGGCGACACTGATCAACGGTTACCGCAATGCATTTGGCAAGCCTATGGTGCTTGTTATTCAGTCTCAGCTTGGTGTGCCTATTTGCGCTTATAGTGGAGATAATGTATATTGGGAAGTTTGTGATGATTTGCCTAAAACTACTAAGCTAATGATTGATGGCAAAGCAATTTATGTACATCGCGCCAATTTTCAGATCATTGATTTGAGTTTGCTGTAAGGAGGTTTTTATGGATTCAACAAAAGTATCACGAGCAACAAAAGATTCTTGTTATTTTATTGTTAATTCAAAAGGACAGGCATTAGCTAGAAGAGCAAAATATGCATAGTTTTATTTTACGCAAATCTGGTCTAATGAAATTGAAAGATGGCGTGATAAAAATGCAGCGAAAGAAGGTCTAATTTTTTATCAAAAGAATGCTGAAAGATTTTCTCTTTCTAATGATGAAATGCAAAAATGTAAAATTATGAAAGCAACAATAATTGAAACCATTACTGAATCAATAGTAATTGAAGATGCGGATGATGACTAATTTTTAAGTTTATTATAAGAAGATTTTTATAGATTTATCTAATCATATAATTGCATTTTCAGGAGGTATAACTGAAATGAAATTAGCACTTCATTACCAAGGCGGTTTTTATGGATATTATAGTCCTATGGTTTTAATTGATACCGATAAGCATATTATCGCAAAGAATGATGATGGACCTTTTGGTAAAACTAAAGAAGAATTATTTGATATTACTAAGTATAATCATTTAAAGTTTTTTGATGAAAATATTAACTTACTTGAATGCTTTCTTCCTACTCTTGAAGTTCAAAAAGGTGCTGGATATGGGATGGATGGATTTACTTATGATATTTTTCTATCAACAGACAAAGTACCTTTTAGATATATTAAACTGAGTGAAGATGGTGGAGAATATATTGGGAACCCAGCTCTTTTAGCTAAGTTAATGAAACTAATTTGGACTGTTTGTAATAAAACATATTTTAAGGATGCGGATGACATAGGTTCATCGCGCCAGTGAGGTAGGGAAACCGCCAAAAAGAGCTAGGAATTATAAATTTGATAGAAACAAAATGATTTTTGCTTATAGTGTTGATTATGGAAAATCTTATTATCTTAGTTACGGGGCATCTTATCAAGAATTATGGGATAATAGAATTTATATTCCATCTAAATGGACATTGCAACCATTCCATGAGACTAAGAAATATTTAGAATTTATGAATTTTCATTTTCCATATTATTTTTTCTAATTAGAGATTTTATCGTATTGCTATTTTGAAAGTACTTTTGGAGATTTTGTTCGTATTTTAAATCTAAAATAACTTTTGGAGATTTTATCTTACTGTTATTTTGAAAATTTTGTCCGTTATTTAATTTCATTTTTACTTTTGGAGATTTTGTTGACCAGCACATACCCATTTTTCATTTTCAAATATTTTTTATCCCAAAACCCTACCCCCCATACGCTGCGTAGAGAGGGCAAAGACTGCTCGTGGCGCTCTCAAGCGCCATCCCCCGTTGTTAGCATAAGCTAACGCCTTTGTAGTTTTTCGTTGCTAATTGTTTGCATTAGCTAACTCATTTTTTATCCTAATTTAATATTGAATATTTAGTAGTTAGTATAGACATACCAATAGCCTGGTTATAATTATACTAACTACTATTTATTATATTATTATATTCTGGTCATTATCCGCCGGGCTGATTATAATAAGGAAAACTCCCATCTAATAGATTCTTAGATGAAGCCCTCCCACTTCATTATACCACAAATCACCCGCCTTGTCAATACTTTTTTCGCAAATTTTTCTAAGAATATTTTCAAGAAATGCTTGACAGTATACCATGGCTATGGTATACTATAATCACAGAGAACAAGAGAAGTTAGAGAGGTAACTACTATGAAGACTTACACTTACATTACCGCAGGTCAGGTTGTTGGCACTGATAATCAGGCTTTTGGCTCTGTATGGAAGCGGACTAAAGCTCTTGCAATCAATGCGCATACTGGTATCTGGCGCGTGGTTAAAGAAGAGGGCAAGCCCGACCGCAAAGAATATTATTGCAATGCTGGCTGTTTTCTGAAGGTTTCTACCGGCGAAGCGATGAAGCCGAAAATTTTCTAAAAACCCTTGACAAGAGCCACAGCCTGTGGTATAATATAGACAGTAAGAGAGAGATACATAACAAGAGAGGTAAGACTTATGATGGACTACAATGAACTGGTCGCAATGCTGATGGCTCTGGCTGATAATGATGGTAAGACGTTCAAGGCGGGCAAGCCTGTTGCATATAAGAGCGGTTGGCAAGTCGCCACTCACGGCTATGAAACCGCAGATGCTAAGGTCGCCGCTGTGTTCATCCAGACTATGGGTGACTGTGGTGTGTGGCTGAGCAATGGCATCTACTACATCGACAGCTCCAAGAGAGTAAACACTAAGCGAGAAGCTGTGGCTATTGGCATCCAGCACAATCAGCAGTCTGTGCTTTGCTGGCGTAACATGAAGCTGACATGGCTGGCTTAAAAAAATATCAAAAAGGGGCTTGACAAAACAAGCCCCTTATGCTATAATATAATCACAGGGAAGATAAAACATAACAGAGAGAGGTAAGTAACATGATGGATGTTGTAGCAATGGAAAAGGAACTGGCTGGTTTGTATAACGAGCGTAGCAAGAACCTGCTGAATATTGAGCGATACGACTGGTACACCAAGAAGATCTATGAACTGCGGGAACAGCTGAATGAAGCCATTTTTGGTAAGGTTGAGCTGGATGACAATGCAGAGTTCTAAGCGGGAGGCGCCTATAAGGGCGCCTTTCTCTTTGTCGCGCCGCGCTCTATCAATGCGCGGCGTTTTTCTATTATACCACATCCATCGAGGTTTGTCAAGGCTTTTTGCGAAAATTTTTTTATTTATTTTTTGTCCTAAAACCTTGACACCATGGGGGTGATGTGGTATACTATAATCACAGAGAGAGATAAGAATAAAGAGAGGTTACTACTATGACGACTGTTGCTGAGTTTCTGGATAATGTCCGTTCTTCTACCACCCTTCATTTTGCTGAGTATGTCGAAATCAATCACATTGATAGGGGTTTCTCCTACTCTACCAATTGGAGAAACATAGCCTTTGCCGCAAAATGCATCATGTGCGACTTCCACGTAAATAACCAGCAGGAGATTGACTCTATTTCTATCGAGCATCAATCCCCTGCAGGGGCTTGACAAAAGCCCCTATTCTATGATACAATAAGAGTGTGGAAGAGAGGTAATTACTATGAGTACTTTTATGCAGACGTTCATTTTCTGGTTCATTGCTACTATTGTATTAGGCGGCTGGCTTATTGTTGGTGCTTTCTGGAATAACATCAAAATGACTTCTACTGTTGGCAAGGTGCTTGTTTCTATTATTCTTCTGGTTCTTTTTGGCTCTATCATTGGTGGTATGATGGGCTTGGATGCAAGCACACAAGAAGAGATCTGGAATGATGGAAAATGTAAGGTTTGTGGTGAATCGCTCCATTTTGTAAATGCTTCTCGCAGTAAAAGTGTTACACACTATTTCTACCTTTGCGACAACTGCGGAAACATTGTAGAAACTACTACAAAATTTTGAAAAAACGCTTGACAAAAGCCTTAAAGTATGATATGCTTTAATCACTGAAAGAGAGGTAACAAAAATGGAAAAGTTCATTAAGGATTACGCCCAGTTCATCAAGGATTCCCACGAAGATGACTACATTCTGTGTGAGATGGTTCAGCGAGTTGTCCGCCTGCGGTATCGCGGGGTCATCACCACCAACGAGTGCATGAAGAAGCTCGCCGAGCTGGTCAGCGGTTGAGCG